TAACATGCACATACTTTACTAGAGTTCCAGCAACTTGCAGTACTTGGGTACCAACTTGTTATATTTCTAGCAATAGACCCTTTTATTGACATATTTGGATATCTCCACTGTCCTGACTGTGCTTGTCCTGGTATGTTTCCATCTTCACCTGCATGCATCGCTGTTGCTTGATATCCTAATGAAACATACTGTCCATGAGGTATAGCATTAGATGCCTGTATATAATCTGTGTTTTGGCTGGTGTCACAAGTCCAATGTCCGTTACAAGCGTAAGTTCCTGGGCAATTTATATCGCCTCCATATGCTGTTGCTACTGCATATGTGTTTCTACATCCACATACAATTCCGCAACCAGCTCCTAATCCTGTACCTTGGTAGGCTGCAAAACAACAGTTCTGCAAACAACACATAGCTGATGTACTTGTTCTACATGCTGTCAATCCGCCATTACCACCTTGAGCACACATACAACTACATGTACTTGCTGTTCCTAAACATATTGACACACAGGTTGCTTCTGAACACCCTGAATAACAAAATCCTGCGTTAGGCATACATGGATGACCTGTCTGACCGCAAACATATCCATTTGCTGTCATTGTTACTGTTTTTTTAGCATAAGCACCTGATTGGCCTCCTATGCTGAAGTTACAACAACATTGACATCCTGTTGAACCGCCTGCACCCCATATTTCTATTTGAGCTGTACCTGCACCTGGTGAATACCAAGCAAAACAGTTGGTAAAACAACCAAAACTTCTTGCAGAACAAAATACGTAAATTTCTCCATCTTCCAAATTTTCTTCAACAAGTGGAAAGGATTTATTTAAGCGGTTTTGTACTAGATCTTTTAAATTTGCCATATTATATTCCCCGTTAAGTTGCGGCTCTCCATAAAATTCTTACTGCTCCGTGTCCACCTCTTTGTGCGTTATCTCTAACCGAGTTACATGTCATAGTCGGAGCTCCTCCATGTCCTCTTGGTGCTGTTGATTGACAGCCGTTGTTTTCGTAACATCCACATAATCTACTAAAGTAACAAAGTTGATTTGTACTCCAACCTTGTGATGGAGATCTCTTCATACCCTCTAAAGCATATTGATGATAATGATGATATCCAGCTGTACCACCTATCGCTATCTGACTGTCATTGTCTCCAGAAAAGGTTACCATACCTCCTCCGGTTGCATGTGTACCTGCTGGTACCCTAATATGATAATGCACGTAACAATGGTTTGCACTATCGCAATTATAAAAACTTGTACAACTTATTCCACCTGGGCAATTAATATCTCCACCGTATGCCTTAGCTTCTGTCGCATCTACTGTGCCGCCTCTTGTGTTACATACTAGTCCGCAACCTGCACCCCAAGCCGAACCAGCTGGATTTGTCATTGCTGTTGTACAGAAATTACTGTCTGCTACAAAACAGCAAAAAGTGCCTGAACTTGGTGAACAGTAAGTTGTACCACCTTCACCACCTTGGGCACATAAACATCCGCATATTGAACTATCACTGGCTGCGCCGAAGTAACAAACACATGTTCCTGTACTTCTGCCTCTGTAACATAATGCGTCACCATTACCACATGAGCTACCTACGCATCCACAAACTTTTGAATTAGCATCTACCAAAAAACATTTTACAACGTATGCTCCTGGATTACCTGGAACACCTTGACCACAACAACACATTTTCGCACCAGAACCACCAGCTCCCCAAATTTCAACTCTTAGACAACCAGGTCCTGGTGACTTGTATGTAAACTTGTGGCATTGGCTATGTTCTTGTGCTGGCGAAAAATAGAAAAGTCTTCCTTGTTCAAGATTTTCTTCTTGAGGCTCGTAGGTTGGATTCCTATTGGTTATAATCGATTGTAACGTTGCCATTTATTTAATCTCCATTATTAGTTACTTGTAATAACCCAACCATAAGTTGCATTTGTATAAGTCAAAGTAATCACAGCATTAGCTACGTTGATAGTTAAATCTTCTGCTGCACCTTGAATCTTGGAACTGTTGCGTCCTACGGTGATATTATTACTTGCCGCTTGTCCTGCTATGTCGTAAATCTGTACCACGTCACCTGCCATTGTATCTGCTGCTGCCGGTAGGGTGATTGTAAAAGCACCACCTGTTGCGTCTGCTAAGATACGATCATTAACTAGAGCTTGGTAGGTTGTAGAAATAGTCCTTACGGTTGAAGCCTGACCTGGAGTTGCATTAATATATCTTCCCATTTTATAATTCCTTTGTCATTGTATTTATGCCGCTGTCTCAATTCCAAACGCTACTGCACTTACGTTAGCAACATTTGTGTAGACAACTAATAGTTTTCCGGCTTGCATAACAATACCAGTTCTTTCTAGTAACGATTTTGGTGTAAGTTCTGTATCGAATTCGATAAACTCACCGTCTGTTGGCGTACTAGCATCTGCTATTGCTAATCTCACGAAGCACGAGCTGTTACCCCTATTAAGTAAGTTAATGCTCACTACAGCAAATGTAGACGCCGGACAGGTATATACAGTTGTATATGTACCTGCTGCTACATCGCTTGCTCCTAATCTTCCACTTGCCATTTTATTTCTCCATGTTTATTGTTGTAGATAGTAATTCATTGCCAACGGATGTCCGTCAACACCTTTTGCAAAGTTTACCTTCTGTAATGTATTTATTGCAACGTCAGTGGTTGTAGTAATAGTACTACCAGTAATCTGTACCACTCCTGCTGTAATGCTATTTACGTTTAGTTCACCTTGTCCTCCACCTATTTGACTAGTAATATAAGTTTTAATAGCTTTTTGTGTAGGAACAATATTATCGCTATCTGCGGTAAATGTTCCATCAGTAGAGAATTCTGTAATTGTTGCACCTGTGCCGCCTAATTCGACTGACCCTAGTTCCAACTGATTTAATCCTGATATATTAAATGCATCTGCGTTTAGAGTTGCAATACCTGTTGATTGTTCAATACTAAACAAGTCTCCTACTCTAAAGTTACCATCTTGGTCTGTTGAAGTAAAGAATACTCTTCCTCCGCCAAAATTATTTGTTTCTTTTGTTTGATCAGGATTCACAAGAGGTGTTCCTGGATAATTTGTATCTGCAAAATCACCTGTACCAATATCAAGAAAATCATGTCCAGTTAATCTTACTTGACTGTATCTAATTGTAACTGTTGTGGCTTCACCATGCTCTGGTGCTTCTGTAACTGAAATGTCAGGACTCACTTGGAATGTTGCATCAAAAGGTCCGCTTCCTGTAAGGTTTGTGGTCTTAACAAGTTTAAACCATTTACCAGGAATACCTGAGAATGCAACGTTTGCACCAGCTTGTGGTGCAGAAGCTAAGCCTGCTATTCTAATATTTGCTCCAGGTTGATATCTATCTGCGTGTCCATCTCCTGCTACTGTTGCTTCAGCTGTAGTAAATGCAGTACCTCTGTTAGTCCAAGTTGGTTGTCTAAGCACTCCGTCACCTGTTCTTACGACATGCGGTGCATCGTCAGTGTTATTTGGATCTGTAAGTGTAAATGTTGGAGTTCCGCTATAACCTGTGCCTGGATCCCATATTCTAACTTCAGAAATTTTTCCGTCTGTAACTTTTACACGACCTTTTGCAATATCTGCATAAGCAGTAACTCCGCCTCCACTAAATGTTACTCTCGGCTCAATAATATAATTTGTTGTATCATCTAAGATTGCCACAGGAGACACTCCTGTTACATGATCCCATCCGGCTGTACCATCGCTGTGTTTTTTAATTGTTGCAGTTTTAGAACCTGAATTATATGTGTCAATATAACCATATTGTCCTGCGCCTGCGCCTGCGGTGATGTATATACTCATACCTGTGTATGTTGTGTTAATTCCAGTGTCAGTATTTGAAATAACTATTTGTGTTGTGTTTCCGGATTGTGCAATTCCTGCGGCAGTTTTATATCCTGCACCACCTAAGTCGTTTGCTGGATCAGTGAGTCTTACTTCCATCACTCCACCGTCCACAACCACTGGCGTGTTTATTGCGTGTCCATAACCCTCACCAGTTACAGTAAATGTTGTGCCACCTGCTGTATAACCTGTACCTGCATTTAAGTATTCAAATGTTAAAATATTATTTCCGTCTGTCAATACATTACCAATTTCTGCTTCTGTAGATTTATTATCAACAGTTCCTGTAATTGCTGTCTCTGTTGCATCTTGTCCTTCAGCAACTGATCCAAAATCTCCGTACGAGTTATTACCGTTAGTTGCACGTATTTTTCCGCCGTTTTCTGCGAGATATCCAATGTGATTGTAGTATGTAAACACAGACACAAGTTCAGCTCTACCTAAGTTTGTAATCCACATACCTATACCATCACTTAATATTTGTGTAAAGTCGTTAGCTACAATTGAATCGTTACCTGCATCATGTAAGGCTCCATCAACTTTTAATCCAATACAAGCTGTACCAAAAGTTGACACATTTTGCACGTATGGTGATTTACTTACAATATGAACATCTGTGTCTGCAGGACCATAACCTGGATCTAAACTTACAAATGCACCAGCATCTGGACGTTTAGTCCCATATGAATTTGCAGAACCTAATGCTCCTGATAGTCCACTTATAGTACAATTTCTTAATCCTGTACCATTTCTCATGTAGAACATATCTTCTTTTGCATTACCATTTACTGAATTAGAGTAGTATCTTGCATTTAGTAATGTTTTGTAATTTCCTGTATATTTTAAATCATATATTATACCATCTAAATATCGATCAACATCTCGTCTACATGCCGCCTCATCATAGCTGTAACTTGGATACGTAGCATTTATGAAAGCTACTGCTTCCGCTTTTAAAAATTCTCTATTAGCTTCAATACATTCTTGTGCAAACAAATATCCTGTATCTGTAGTTGGTGTGTTAGTTCCTGTTGTCAAAGGAACTGTTGAATCTCCACTTGCTCCATTTACTTTAAAGTTTATGTAATCTTCTAGCTGTTGGAATAATCCATTTGCCGCTGTGCCAGCCGCACCTGAACCTGCTACTTTTGAAGTAACTTGGCTTTGAGCGTTCCCACTTGTTTTAGTAACAGAACCATTTGTACAAATATCACTGATAATTGCTTTTAATCTTTGTATAGCCGCGATACTCTTTGGAGTATCTGATGCACTTGTTACAGCCGCTGAAGCTGCAACTTTTGTGCCACGTAATTCGTCTCCAATAACTGCTGTTTCTCTTGGAACAATAATTGGTAAGTGTTCGTTGAATAGTCCTGTTTTAACAAATATACTATTGTTTGCTATTCTTTCTGCAGGAATATTTGTTGTAACACCTGCTGTTAGTGCCGCAGTTAAAATACCAATAAGAGTGTTTACTGTTGATTGTGCATCTGATTCTTCTGTGTAATTTGAATCAATAACTTGTGCGTGAGCTGGAGTAAAACTATTTGTAGTTTGATAGTTTACGGTTGGTGCTGTGTTACTTAAAACTTTGTCAATAACTTCAGTAAGCATGTAATTGATAGTCTCATTGTTTTTATCAACAACGCCTGCAACACCTAGTGTGTTAGCAACTGGTGTTGTCAAATTTGCACCTGTGAAATATCTTAGTACATCATCTCTAGTTTCTTTATTTCCATTGTGTGTAATATCATGAATAATTGCATCTACAAGTTTACCCATGTCAGCTCTAAAAGAAATTTGCGCCGCACTATTAAAACTAAATCCTGACCAAATACCTGCGCCGCCAGCAGTTTTATTAACTGCATACTGTACAGCTTCTTCAACAATAAAGTTCCTATTACGCTTTAACAAATATCCTGCATTTTCTCTTAGTGCTCCTGCAAGAACTTGTTCACATGCATATCTTATAGACTTCCAAGGTCTTGCTAATGTTACGCCATAGTTGGATGCCGGTAAGTTTTGTCCGGTATTAACATCTACATAAAAAATGTTGTTAATTCTTCCTATATAACTCCATTCAGGTGCATTACCTGCTGAGTTTACTGTAAGAACTTGTCCTGCATTTCCAATTGGTAATCTTGCTGGTCCTGATCCACTGTAGTATACTAGATCACCTTGTGTTGTAAGTACGTCAGTTTCTGGACCTCCTGCAAGTTGATTCCAATATGTTCCAAGTGAATCGTTAGCAGGATCATTTACTCCTGAATTAGAAGTATGAGCTAACACACAAATGTAACTGCTAGTTCCTTGTCTTACAGAATCACCTGCATCATATAATGTTGAGTTGGACCATGCATTCTTCCAAGCAATACCGCTGTTCAATCTTTGCCAGTAAGTTGCATTAGGTGGTCTATGTCCTGAGCTGTCTGCAATACACAAATATGTATATCCCCCAAGTCGTACAACATCACCTGTAAAGTATTCATAGTTTGAACTGTCGTCTCCCCAATCTCCAATAAAACGGAATCCTGCTGTAAATAAATCCCAATCACTTGGACTTGAAGTTGGTCTAGCTCCTACATTATTTGTTTTAGCTACATATGAATAACCTCCGTATGTAACAAAATCACCTGGTTGATATCTGTTTACACCTTGCCAACTATCTTCAAATTCTAAACCTTCTACAAATTGATTCCATTTTGCTTCGTCATCACTTAGATAAGTTTGACTTGTATGATAAGTTACACAAATCCAAATTGCGCCGCCGTGTTTCACTACGTCATTTACTTTATATCTAGTAGCGGCTGTCCAGTTGCCTTTGTACTCTATACCTTTATTTGAAAATTGCCATTTTGCTTGGTCTGCTTCTAGACCTGACGAAGCAGTAGATGCTGATGTGTGTCCTTCTACACAAACATAAACAATACCGCCATACTTAACAATATCATTTACTCTGTATCTAAAACTTGTTGTCCAGTCGCTTTTCCAATTGAAACCTTCTGAAAATATTTGCCATTTAGCTTGATCTGCTTCTAAGCCATCTGCTGTTGTTGAAGCTGATGTATGTCCTGTAATACAAATATATACAGTACCACCATACTTTGCTAAGTCGTTGACTTTGTATCTGTAATCTGTAGTCCAATCATTTGTATAATTAAATCCTTCTGCGAAGGTATCCCATTTAGCTTGATCTGCTTCTAATCCTAAAGTGGCAGTTGCGGCCGCTGTATGTCCTGTGTTAGCAATGTATAGATAACCACCGTATGCTACTACGTCATTTACCTTATAGACTGTACCGGCTACCCAAGATCCCTTCCAATCTTGTCCGTCTGATATTTTGTTCCAATATGATGATTGGCTTGTAGTAAAGTCTGCTGGAGCTGTATGACCTTTTATACAAATGTAGGTATTACCGCCATATCTGACGATATCATCTTTGTAATATGTAGTCGAGGTAACCCAGTCACCTTTCCATATAAATCGTATTCTACCTAGTTTAAATTCAGCCATTTGTTACTCCGTTTTTAATATTTATGCCATTTTTATCATTATGCAGAAAAATACATGCTTGATAAATAATGCCCATCTGCTCCACCTTTTATTATCATTTTTTGCGGTACTTGAATTGTAGTACTCGCAGTCTGATTAATATTGTTGTTTGAAACTGTAATCTGTCCTACATTCAAAGTATTTGTACTTGCATTAGATCCTCCGCCACTAACTCTTGACGCTACATATGCTGCGATAGCTCTTTGTGTAGGCACAATATTATTAGAATTTGCAATAAATGTTTGTTCTTTACTAAATTCATTGATTACAACTGCTGTTCCACCTATCACAACTCCGCCTAGTGTTAAGCTCTGCAATCCTGAAAAATTAAACAAGCTAGAATTTAAAGTAATAATTCCTGTAGCCTGTTCAACTAAGAATTGTTCACCTGCTCTAAAGTTACCATCTTGGTCTGTTGAAGTATAAAATACTCTACCGCCACCTTGTTCAACAACTTCATTAAATTGTTTTGGTTCAAATCCTGCATTGAAATCATAGCCGTCTGTGTATAATATAGGATAATTAGTTTCGCTAAAGTTACCTGTACCTATATCAAGGAAGTCATGACCTGTCAATCTTATTTGACTGTAGTTTTCTCTAAGTTCGATACTTGTACCATGAGTTGGTGATTCAGCATTGCCTATTGCTGGATCAACTTTTATTGTTAAATCATAAGGTCCAGCACCTGATTGAGCATCTATACTTACAACTTTATAAATTATATCATCAATGCCGTTGATAATAAAGTTTTCGCCAGGTCCTGGTACTTGTGTGACTCCTGTTAAAACAATCTGTTGTCCTGTTTGGAATTCTTCTGCAAAGCCCGATCCTGTAATTGTGGCTGAAGCCACATTCCAATCTAACCCTCTAGCTGTAAACACAGGTTGTCCTAGTACTCCGTTTGCCGCTACTCTTACTGTATACACAGCATCAATTGTATTAGCATAATCATAAATTGTAATTGTAGGTGCAGTACTATATCCACTTCCTGGATCATAAATTGTAAAGCCTGAAACACGAGATCCTGAAATGTCTGCTCTAATAAAAGGTTTAGCTCCGTAATTCACTGAACAGGCATCTGTTGTTCCTTTTGATCCTATAAATGCTGGCATTCCATCTGCTGTTAGTCCTCCTGCTACAACTGCATAACCACCAGTAGTAGCAAATGCTTTTGTAGTACTGTCATCTAATATGGAAGACCAAACGTTTCCTGATTGAGATGTAATAATTGTATTATCTGCACTATTAGAACATAACCAAACTCCTTGTGTATAAGCAAGATTGTTCCAAAGACCTGTTGTACTATCTTGTAAATTTGTTATGTTAATAAATGCCTCTTCCCATGTTATCCCGTCTAAGCTGAATATAATTTTTGAATCACTGTTACCTACAGCAACAAATCGACCATTAGCATACTTCATATCTTGCCAATTTGACGTTACTGGCAATGTTCTTGTGGTCCAAGTAGTTCCATCTGTAGATGTTAACGCAGTATTTCCAGATTCAGGAAGTATTACAAATATTCCGTTTCCATATTCTATTAATTTGTTTTGTCCTGATATAGTTGTTCCTGCACTCCAAGATCCTCCTTGGTTTGTACTAATTGTTGTTTCAGTAGCACTACCACTTGAAATAGCAATCCATTGATTATCTTTAAATGCTACGTCAATCCAATTTGCTCCATTTGCTAATGTTGTGTAACTCCAGGTTTGTCCACTTGATCCTGATACAGATGCAATAGTAGTTTCTGTGCCTCCTTGTAATGCAAGCATGTAATTTGTTCCTCTGGCTGCTTTAACTTTGGTCCAGTTACCTGTAGTATCACCGGTAGCGGTAGACCAGGCACCACCTGCATTGGCTGAAAATGAAATTAAATCTGTTTTTGCAATAACAAAGTTAGTATCATTTGCAGTGATACTATCAATTTTATGAGGTACAGTCAAGGATGATGAATTAAATGCTGGCTCTGGAATATCTACTCTAGGTTCTATTGCATACCTAGTTGCAGAAGTAAGTGTTCCTGCTATTGGATATCCTGGGTAAATATGTTCCCATCCTGCTGAACCATCGCTTTCTCTTTCAACTGTTGCAACTTTAGTACCGCTATTATATGAACTGATCCTAGCATATTGTCCGTCTCCTGCTCCTGATAAAATTACAATTCTTTGACCAACATAAGCTGCTGATGTACCAGTTGTATCTGCATTAGATAATTTTATACTTGTTGTATCACCTTCCTGGGCATTATTTACAATGTATGTATAATTTAATCCGCCAGGTGTACTTGAATCTCCAGGATCTATAACTCTAATACTGTTAACTGCATTTTTTCTTAATTCTTCAAAACCTGCAACTACACCATATCCTGATCCAGATAAATTAATTCCTGGCGTACCTGTGTAGTTTTCTCCAGCATTGCTATAACCAAATGCTAGTGCGGATGTTCCATTAGTTTCTACAACACGAACCTGTGCATGTTTTGATCTATTATTTACTGTACCTGTTTTAGCTGTTTCTTCGGGATTTACTCCTTCTGCAACTGATCCAAAGTCACCATAAGAGTTATTTCCGTTAGTGGCTCTTACCCTGCCGCCAAATTCTGTAAGGTATCCTATGTGATTATAATATGTAAACACAGACACTAACTCTGATCTACCATTATAACTACACCAATAACCTATACCGTCTGGTAATATCTGTGTAAAGTCGTTTGCAACAATAGATCTATTTCCTGCATTATGTAAACTACCGTCAACCCTAAGTCCTGTACAACCTGTTCCAAATGTTGAAACGTTTTGTATATACGGTGATTTACTTGTAATATGAACACTAGTATCTGCTGGTCCTGTGCCAGGATCTAAACTCACATACGCACCTGCTGTAGGACGGCGTGTGCCGTAACTGTTAGGAGCACCTAGTGTACCAGTTAACCCGTTTAGAGACATGTTTCTAATACCGCCACCATTACGAACACGGAACATATCGCTTGTTTCATAACCGGCTTTAGGAAACACTGACGTGCTTCTTAATTCATCACCAATTAATGCTACATCTGCTGGCACACTAATTGGAAGTATTTCTTCATATACTCCTGTTTTTATAAAAACTGATGCTGGTGCTCTATTGCCTAAATCTGCTTGTATATAATCACATGCATATTTGATAGTCTTCCATGGTGCACCTTCTGTACGTCCGTTTGTTGGTTTATCTTCTCCATTTGCTGTTGATACATAAAAAACTTTTGGTATCTCACCAAAGCTACCCCATTCAGAAATTTCACCTGTATCTAATGTTGCATCAATAGGATTGTTTGCTTTTAATACTTGTCCTGCAGATCCAATAGCTAATCTTTCATCGGCCATTGAGCTATCAGTTTGTGAATTGTGTGTTCTAAGATCTCCTCTTTCTCTTAAAACGTTTGTAGCTTCACCTTGTATTAAAAGTGTCCAAAATTCTTCTTGAGTATAGTCTACATCTAAGTCTGGTCTTGCGCCTGATGCTGAAGATATATGTCTCTTTGAACATAAGTAAGCACTACCTTCGAATAACACAACATCCATTTTTTCGTATTGTGTATTATCTGCCCATTCACCTCTGTGATGTCTACCAGTAACTAGTACTTGCCATTTTATTGATCCATCTGGAACTTCGCCTGTGCTGTCTGTAAGACAAATATATAAGAATCCGTTTAATCTTACAACATCTCCTGTTTTATATTCGTAGTTACTGCTATCTTCTCCCCAATCACCTAAGTGTCTGTATCCTTCTTTTAATAATTCCCAGTTGCCTGTATCTTGTATTTTACCATTAATACTTGGAACTGATCCCACATTATTTTTTAAAGCAGTATAAGCATATCCACCATATAAAACTATATCACCTTTTGAATATTGTGCTTGATAGTTCCAAACAGTTTCATATTCTAAACCAGGAAGCCATAGATCCCATTTAGTTGTACTAGGATCTCCTGTTTCATCAACAATAAAAACAGTTGAACTTGATGTATGTTCTACTTTTGCTTTCCATAAAGATGGTCCATATTTAATTACATCATTTAATTTATATCTAGTATTTGTAGACCAAGCACCTTTATATTCAATACCTGAATTTACAATATCCCAATATCCGTAGTCAGAACTTAAATGGGTTGAACTTGTATGTCCTGTGTTTGCTCTGTAAACTATACCGCCATACTTTACAACATCACTCACTTTGTATCTTACATTGTTAGTCCAGTCACCACTCCAGTGATCAGATTTTGTAAGTTGAGTCCATGCTCCTTGATTTGCCTCAAGCCCTAATGCTTCTGTAGCAGATGATGTGTGTTTTGTGCTAGCCATGTATACATAGCCATTATATCTTACTACATCTCCTAAATCATAATCTGTACTTACAGTCCAATTGTGTAACCAATTAGAACCTTTAGCAACTAATTCCCATTTTGAATCATCATACGTAAGTCCTAGTGTAGTAGTAGCTGCTGATGTGTGTGGAGTTAATGCTCTGTAAACATATGCTTTCCATTGAACAATGTTTCCTACATCGTAATATGTGTTAGGAGCCCAGTTATTTTTCCATTCATAACCATCTAACATTTTTACCCACTTAGGACTTGTTGCATTTAAGTCAGTGTAAAAACTTGCGTCAGAAGTATGTCCTATTAGGGCTACAAAAGCCTTTCCTTGGTAAATTACAATATCGTCTTTTACATAGTTTGTGCCTGTAGCCCAAACATTTTTCCAACGAAATCTAATTCTATCAATTCTAAAATCTGCCATTATATTATCCTATCCACTTGACGATGCACCATCGTCATATGTAAAATCTTGTCCTACTCTTGCAACTAATTCGCCTTCTGAATTAATGTAATAACTGATGTTTCTATCGTCCCAACGAAACTGTTCATAGTTTAAATTTTCGTACACAAGCCCTTTGTTAACATCTCTACCTTCGTAAAAATCTTGTCCTTCAGCAAAGTCTGGATAGTTTTGTGTAGGATCTCCTGGCTTGTTCAAAGTTAGTTCATCATCATTTTTAAGTTGATCCACTTTACCTATAAAAAGTTCACCTTCATCTGTTCTACGTAATCCATAAAAAAATCTATTTTGGAATGAACCAATAATATGATCTGCACTTGTTCCTATATAATTTGCCATAACTTATCCTTATACAATATCCACATAACTTATTACAACATCTAAACTATCGTTTTCATTTGATTGAAAAGATATACTGTTGTTAGGTGCTAAAATAATTTTTTCAGCAGGGCCTAATGGTTTTAAACTTGCATTAGGAGGTATAATTACATCCTTTAAATAAAAACCTTCAACGCTAGTATCATCTGCTACCATAATATTAACAAAAATATTAGATTGTAGTAAGTTAGTAAGACTTACTCCAATAATCGTAGATCTTGTAGCTCCGTCACACACAATGCCTGGTGTTTTAACTTTTCCTACATCTTTTAATACTTTACTTCTAAAAAAGGTTGCCATACTATTATCCTAAACTTAATACCAATTCTAATGCAATCGCTTCTGCATCAGCTGTTGTAATTCCAGAAGCTGATCCTGCAACTGATACCCAACTTGTTCCATCAAAAATTTCTACTCTTTGTTCAGCAGTATTTAATCTCATCATACCAGTTTCACTGTTTACAAAAGGTGGACGTTCTAGTGAAGTTCCACTAGGAATAACTAATCCACTAGTGCCTGAAAATTTTACATATCCACTACCTGTGACAGCAAATTGTGTAATACTATCAGTAACTTCATTTTTTATTACATTGTCTTTAATACTAATCGTATTATTAAAAAGTGTTTTACCAGTACCAGCAGGTGCAATTTCTACATTTGTATTTGTAGCAGATGATATAGTGTTACCATCAATTACTAAATTGTCAACTGTTACTTTTGGTGCATTCAGCCTTGTAGCTGTAATATCTGCTACTGTACTTCCTGCAACATTAAATCTTATTGTATTATCGTTTGCACCAGGTGTCAATTCTGCTGTAATTTTTGTGTCACCATCTAAATCTTGTACTCCATTTAACACAATCCAGTTAGTACCATCATAACCTTCAAAGGTATTAAGATCTGTATTATATCTTGTTTTTCCTGTTGCCGCTGTAGGTCTTTGGGCTGTAGTTCCGGTTGGTAATCTTAGTGCGCCAGTTGAATTCAAAACAACATCATTTCCTGTTCCTGGTTGGAGTGTCAAATCAGTTGCTGAAGTTATTGTACTTCCATTAATGCTGATGCTGTCTACTACTATGGATCCTGTACCACTTGCTCTTAATTCCAAACTAGCATTAGATGCAGACGTTGTAATGTAGTTGTCTCTAATTTGTACATCTCCAAAATTAGCCTCTGTAGAAGTTAAATTATTAATCCATGCATTGTTCCATCTTTTACTAATATTACCTAGATTATAAGTATCGGTGACATCGGGTATTAAGTCGCTTGCTATTTCAGAATTAATTGTAATTGAATCTGTGTCGGCATCTCCTAATGTAATGTTTCCATCTGCTGTAATATTACCAGTTACATGCACACTTCCGTCTACATTCAAATCAGAATGAATATGTACTTTACCAGTACCATTAGGACGAAATTCTAAATTAGCATTAGAATTATTTGTTGTGATAGTGTTACCTTCGATATCAATAGAATCTATAGATAATTTATTTTGATAAATTACATCATCTAAAGTACCTAGATTTAAATAGTTACCTGTAGTACTAATAGTATTGTTTTCGAAATTAATATCTGAAATTGTTGCAGTAGTTGCAATTAAATTTGTTGTCTTTGTAGTTCCGTTTACATCCATCTCATATTGAGGTGAGTTTGTTTTTACGCCAAGACGTGAATTATTAACATCAAGATATAAAAGGTCTGTCTCAAAAGCTAAATCTATACCGTTACGTACTAGATTTGACTTTAAAAGCGGACCGGATATGCGACCAACAGCCATCTTTTCTCCTCAATACGGGCATCATTATTGTGCCTCTAACCTGTTTTGACCTTCCCAATCGCTGGTTAACCACGGTTTGTAAACAGAACATTGGTCATATTCTATTAACAATATTTATCGTTTTTACAGATTATTAACCTAGTAGTATTGTAAATTGAAGTAAAATATCATCGAACTCATCTCTGGTCACAACACCACCAGATCCAGCAGCACTGATGTAGCCACTGCCGTTATAAGTTTCTAATAAATTTGATTGAGTGTTCCATCTTGTATCTCCTAATACAGGACTAACTGGTCTTTGCGATGTGTCTCCATAAGGTATAGTAACAGCATAAGATCCTTGAAGTTTGTTTGCACCATATCCTGTTACAGCAAATTCTATAATACCTGTATCGCTTTTAATTTGTTGACTTCCAACTGTTTCACCAACAGCAATATTATCTATTTTGACTGCTTTTGATGCACCAGTACCTGCCGGAGATAAAATTAAATCTGTATCTGTTGTTGTAGTAATATTAACATTATCAAAATTAATATCATCTACTTGTAAAGCATGTATTCCGAATTCAGTTGAATTTACTTCACCTACTTGCACATTGTTTATTTTCATCGCTATGGTATTATTAGTAGGATGTGCTACAATGTTAGTCAAAGAATCATCAGAATATACGCCTCCAAATATAGTGTTACCGTTATAATAACCTTCAAATTGAGAAGTATCTGAATTAAATCTTATACCTGAATTAGTATTTGGTCTTTGTGCATTTGTTCCTACTGGAATTTGTAAAGCAGCTGTAGTATCAATTACAGTATCTGATGCAACATTCAAGTCACTAACAGAACTGATAGTAGTATTTGCAAATGTTAAATCTTCAAGATTAACATTTCCTGCAGAATTTCCTCTCAAATCTAAATTAGAATTAGAAATAAGTGTATAAATTGCGTTTGTATCAATTTTAACATTTGGTGTTTCGACTTTTGCACCGTTTAATCTAAAAGTTTGTAAATTTTGCCACTTGTTTACGCTGTTACCTAAATTAGATACATCAGTAATATCAGGAGTTAAGTCACTTGTAAATTCTGTATTGAAATCAACTGTGTCTGATCCATCATCACCAATAGTAATATTTCCGCCCATTGTTACAGTTTGTGGTGTATCTAAGTTTCCAAAAACTTTCATATCACCAAATGATTCAACTATTCCTGTACCATTCGGAGTGATATCAAAAGTTGTGTTACTATTAAAAGTTGAAATTACATTATCTGTGATTCTAATATTATCTGTTTCAATTGTAGTTGCTCTAATTGCTTCTGCCGCATTAAATAAAATATTTCCTGTTGATACTTGTATAGTATTTCCGTTCAGAGTATAATTAGCTAAAGCGTTAGTACCTGGTACTAACAATCCTACGGTCCTTAAAGTTGCATCTCCTCCTCCAGCTGGTGTGGCTACACGATAAGATACACTTAAATTAAATTCTTTAATTTGATCAGTTTGGTTTCCTACAATAAACATTTTAGTTCCATCAGGACTAATATGAATGCCAGAAGGATTACCACCTATGTGATAATAGCCAACATGAGTAGCTGTTGATATATTCCATGCACTTGTTAATTTATATTCATCTACACCGTTGCCACGTGTGCCAACTATGAACAATCTATAACCATCTGTACTCCACTCTATACCAAATGGTTCATTGTCATAGGGGTTTACATATAAATCTTGATAATATGTTGCTGTTGAAATATCAAATGCACTTGATAAATTGTATTCATATATACTGTCAGTTTGATTTCCTGTTATATACATTTTCGTGCCGTCATTACTAAAGTCAAGTCCAAAATTATCATTATCAACAGTTGTAACAAGTGTTTGAGTAAAACTTGCAGTCGAAACATCAAAACCGGTTGTCAATGCATACTCATGCACATTACTATTGCTTGTACCAGTAACAAACATTTTTGTGCCATCTGCATTAAATTTTACTGCTGTTGGATTTGGACATTCTGTAACGGCATAACTATCTATAAAGGTAACAGTCGACGAAAGATCAAATCCTACTGAAAGGGTATATTCATTTACATCATCACCTTGAGCACCAACAATAAACATTTTTGTTCCATCGTTGTTGAATGTAATGCCTCTAGGATTATTTTCCTCAGAGTTAACACTATAAGTAGGTCCTGCTGTAGTGTTGACTACATCTTGAGATATATGTAATTCTGTAGCAGGAGCATCAACTTTTACACCAAGTTTGCTTGTGCTTACATCAAAAAATAGTAAAGGTGTATCAGAGGCACGATTACGGAAGTCTAAATCTATTCCGTTACGTTCTAAATTAGCTTTTAAAAGAGGTCCTGATATTCTACCTACGGCCATACTGTATCTCCTATACAGTATTTATAGGTTTACTTATCGAAGTTATGTAGGGCAGTTACTGGTTTACCTGCATCAGGTGCAGATGTAAACACTAGATAATATCCTGTTGGTCTTGCTGTACCGTTACCTGTACCAGCTCCTGTAGCTGTGAATACTGTATCTACAGTATTTGCACTAGCGCCAATAGCTGTAAAATCAGTTGTGCCAACTGTTACAATTTTATATTCGGTACTTACTTGAAAAGAACCAGCAGTAACTTCTGAACCAGTTCCTGTTGCTGCGGAAGGATTCTGTACCATTGTATAGTTCGTTGTTGCTAACTGAAACACGTTTTCAACTAAAACAATAACATGTTGCGCCGCTACTGGTGCTGGTTGAGCAGAATCTCCTGATGCTAATGGTCCAAAACAAACCGCAGTAGCATCACCATTTCCTAAACTTTGTTGTACGATACCTGCAGGAAAAGGTTCAGCATATCTTAAATTTCTCCATGCACCGTTTTCGTATCCTTCAAATTTATTATTTGTAATATTATATCTTATTTGTCCGTGTGCAGGACTAGTAGGTCTTTGGGCTGTAGTACCAATAGGTACACGTATTGAGTTAGTACTATCTGCAACAACTTGGTCAAGTGTATCTACTTGTACACCTCTACCGTATATGTTACGTTGGTTAGTATTTTGACCTTTAAGTAAACGCATCTTAAACTTCCATATAACTTATAACACAAGCTAGATCTGTATTTCCTGAACCTTGATCTGGAGATGCTGTAAATGTAATTTTATCTCCTGTATCTAAAATAATTCTTTCTGAATCAAACGTAAAAGTTTCACCTGCCGGCAAGTTTAATTCTTTGACTACACAAGTTACATTATTATTTAAAGCACTACCTGATGGAATGATATGCATTGTAAAGTTTGCATTTCTAGATGATGCACTACCGCCACTTGGACTATAAGTGTTACATACTAAAATGTTTGTTACAGCATACGTTTTATTAGAAGGTACAGTTAATGCATCTAATTGTGTTAACGTTAATTGATTTGTTGTTATTGCCATTTTTATTTCCTTTAGAACACCATACTATACACTAATGCTTTATTCTTACTTATCAATTCGTCTCTGTTACTGCTCTTATTAACGAAAAACAATCCTGAACCACCAGTTGATTGTGTTTTAGAATAAAGTTTAATTCCCTCTACAGGCACACTAGGATCAGTAGCTACATCGTTTTCGCCTGGAGTTTCTGTAATTTCAATATTATCTTTAATTTTTACTGAACCAGTACCTGGTGAACCTAGCACTAAGTCAGTATTACTAGCAGTTGTAGTAATTTCATTGTTTTGAATCATTATATCAAATGCTTCAATTCTATCAGCAAACATATTTGCAACTTGAACATTATTAATATCGAATTGTATTTTACTATCTGTTCCAGTTACACTTTCATCATGAGCTTCTACTGATGTGTCTGCTTCTTGTAATCTTGCAGGAACAGCACCTGATGCTAGTGCATAAGTTACATAATCTTCAACTGCTTTTGCATTAGGAATAATATCATCGTCAATAGGTCCACCTGTGACTATACCACCACCATATTGAAATACTCTTTGTTCATAGTTGGTTGTGTTAGTTGCAGATATAACTCCAGTGCCTGGATTTAAATATAAATTAGCATCAGAAAACATTCCTGTTGCCTTAATAGGAACTACATTAGTGCCTTGTTCAAAAGTCCATGTGCCTTGCCCAGATGTTCCTCCTAAGGTCCATGCCAATGTTTCATCATAAACCATAAATGCATTTGCTTCTGAACCTCGTTCAACTTCTATACCACTTCTGTAATTTAATGAAGCTGGCAATCCTGGCGCTACATTGTCCTTTGAAAGCACTATGATATTATCAGCTATTTCAACTACTGTTGAATTAATAGTCTGTGTATCGCCTTTGACTTCTAAGTCGCCAGTTACAATCACTTTTCCTGTGCCGTTAAGTAAACCGTCTGTCGTATCTAATGTAATTTCGCCACCTTCTTTTGTAACGATATTATAATCACCATTTCCAATTCTTAAATACTTTGACATTCTAATTCCTTTTTAAATAGGGGGATTGCTCCCCCTATATAATTTAACTGATAGCTGTTAATCTGATCAACGATTCTGTTGAGTCATCTTCTACAGCCCAAGTGTAACGATTGTTATCAAAATCTACTGCTGTTCTATTGAACATTTTTTTCAGTAATATTGCTCCGCCACCTGGTGAAATACCTACTAAAGAACATTCTCCTTCTGCGTTTGGAGCAATTTCATTAACAAGTCTACAAATTTTTGCTGTGCCTGCTGCACTATCACAATTAAATTTGTTTGTGCCTCTTTGAGAAAGAATAAATCCTTCTCTTGAAGCTGTGCCATCATGATATCTGATTGCTATTGTTGGTTGAGTATTGTCGCCTGTAGCGCCAAAAAACCTTTTATTTATTGGTCTTCCCATTTGTTTTCTCCTCTATACTTTTTACGTAATACGCAGTGGGTCAATTCTGCATAAGTCCACACTATGTGGCACGATTTACGACAATAGTATTTATCACAAAAGGAAAAAGGCATACAAGTAAACTTGTACACCTTTTATAAAATAAGCAATATTAGGGAGGACTCGGTTATACCTCCAACCCCTCGCCACAGATGCCATTCTGATAACCAGGGAACCTAATTCCGCTCGGTAGAGCGATGTGACTCAGCGTATTTCTACTACCAAGCCTGGGTACCACCCCTAATTAGTCAAGTTCGACGCTCTGGTAAACGCCTCTTCCTTGCACTAATAAACAAAAGTTAATTACTCTCTTGTTGCTTATTTTACTAATATAACATATCCTAAAATAAAAGTCAACCTTTATTTTACGGTAACATGTAAATTATTTTATCAACTTGTCCAAAAATATCATATTTGTCAGCAAACCATGTCATATATGCTATATCGCCAACGATATATGCAAGTCCTATAAAGAATAAAGTTTCTACACCTATTCTTATACGATCTTTGCGTGTATATATGTGTTGATAATCTTCTTCATCCAATATTGCATATGCAACAGGTTTGCCCATATGTAATCTTCCTATACCTTTTTTCTTAAATGACATTTATTTTTTTTGATTTAATACGCACTAACCAAATTGTGCTGTGTTCTGTCTTTTTTTCGTAAATTGTTTCTAGAATAAATTCTTTGTCTTTATTCATCAGTCAAAAAAATAGGCCCCGAAGGGCCTATTTTAAATTTGTGTAAACTATTAGCTGAAGCTTACGTTACCGCTAGTAATTGCAACATTACCTAAGTAATCAGCCGCGTTACCAAGCGATGAAGCTGAGTTAGAAAGCTCAACGTAACCATATCTAGTCATGAAAGACACAACTGGTTCGAATGAACTTGGATCTAACACTACACCACTGCTCATCAATGGAATGTATGGGCAATAGAATGCAGCAGCATCAGATTCACTAGTACCTTTATATCCAACAAGTACAGCGGCATTGTCTGCAGCGTATGTGTTGACATAAACTTTCATAGCACTATTCAAAGTTCCAACCATCTTAGTGTTAGTTGGTGCTTCAAAAGTACCTTCAGTAGTACGTGCGAACGCAGAAGTTGTAGCAGATTGTAGGATTGTTAACGCGAATGGCGATACAACAGCCCAGTTACCTGCGCCTCTTCTTGTTCTTTGAGCGATCAAGTTTGATACTCTGTTAATTTGTACTGCAAGAGCAGCATGCTCGTCACCTACGAATGTAGCTGTACCAGATACAGCAGCCTGATTATAAGTCTCAGCAGCTGATCCAGACAATGTAGTTAAGCTCTGAATGATCTCTTGATCAATTTCAGCGGTAATTTCTTGTGCTAAAGCAGCCATAATTTCTGCTTCTACATCAATACCGTGCATGGACTGAGCGTCCTGTGCAGCTTCAAAAGTCCAGCGAGCTGATAGCTTTCTGGATTTTGCTTCTACAGTCTGCTTTAAGATCTGGATTGACATTTTACGTCCCGGATCACCTTCTTTGGTTGCAGTTGCATCAGCAACACCAGACGGATCTGTACCCGTACCTGAATATGCTGTAGCAATTTTAAATGGGCTAAGAGCCTCTTCACCTGCTGTTGCGTTATCGTTGCTTTCAGCGTAACGAACGCGAAGTGTGTGGATCTGACCCACTGGTCCTGTCATTGGTTGTACGCCTACCAATTCGTTAGCAATAACTGTTGGCATCACACGTCTGATGACTGGAAGAATCACACGATTAAGTGTTGCGATATTACCGGCGGAAGTTGCACCTGTGCCTGCTGCCTCTGACAAATACTTGCGAGTGTTTTCAAGTGTACTTGCCATAACTGCTTTCTTGTTGCCATTTAAGCCTTCAAGAAGAGCACCTTTGGTCTCCTGCCAGCGACTTTCTAGTAGTTCTGACATATTATATCTCCTTATTTAATTCCAGCTAGACGTTTCATATCAATAACATTTGACTCGTCTACTGTTTTACTAGTTTGAACTATTTCTCTGTTGCCTGTAATTTCTGTGCCTTCTGTAAGTTTAGCCTTTTTAGCTTTTTCTGGTGCTTCGCCGTCGATAACCGTTGGCAAGTATTTTTCAAACTGTGACTGTAGTCTGTTAGTTTGAACTGATTCCAGTAAGTCTTGCATAATCTCTTTTTGTTGATTGCTTAATGGTGCAACCAAGTCATGCATGATTTTTTGACGTTGTGCAGATTCAACAAGTTTTGTCTTTTCAACTTCTTGAGCTTCAACAATTTTCTTTGCTTTAGCAGCAAATGCTTTTGCGTCAGCTAACTGCTTGTCTTTGACATCAACAACTTTCAATAACTTAGCAGTTTCTGACTTTTCATTCAGATAACTTGCTTGATATTCATTTGCAAATGCTTCAAACAATTTTCGTCCAAAATCATTTTTACGTGCTGCATCAATGTCTTCTTTAAGTTGTTTAATTTCTCCTCTAAGAGCTTTATCAACTGTGGAAGAAACTGCCTTAGCACTTCTTTGTATAAAGTTTTCTTTAACTTTAGCCAAGTGTTTCTTAGCTTCCTTAACAAGTTTAACCTTGGTAGCCGCTAAGTCTTTTTTGTCTTCGTAGAACTCAGATATTTCGTTGGCCAATGCGTCAACAACAAATTCTTCTAATTTAGAAAAATTATTTGCCATTGCTTTTTGTTCTTCGTGTAGCTCTGAAACCTCTTTCTTAAGTGATTCCAACACAAAACCACGTAGTAACTTTGCGTTATCACGCATTGCTACTGCATATTTTGCTTTAGCTTCAGAAAGCTGTTTACGATCTTCTGTAAATTCAGCAATTTCTGCAGACAATCTCTCAGATACTAAGTTGTCAATAGCTTCTACCATAGTAGCTTTGTCATGCTCGTATTTCTGAGCGAATTCCTCACGGAGTTCAGCGGTTACAGCAAGTTTATTTTCTTTAATCTTTGCTTCCCACGCTTCTTCAATTTGTTTACGCACATCCTCTGAAACAACATCGTTTTCGAAAAGTGTTTTTAGTGCATCCAACATGTTTATTTTCTCCTTTTATTGGAGTCTGCTGATTATATTAATCAGAGATTCTTTTAAATATTTTTGTGCCTTAGGATCTTCTTTTGTTGCCTGTGCTAATTGGTAAGCCTTTAATCCACCTCTTGCATTCATAAGTTGTTCATAAATTGGAGTTGGATATGCACCGGGTGCTGATGGCTGTGCCACTACATCCACAGTGATAATTTCAAAATCGGAAACTTCTCCGTTTCCGCTTTCACTAACGTTACCAGAACCACGTGATGAGACGCCTAGTTTAACTCCGCTTTCAAGCATTGTTCTAACTAATTGTCCCATCGGTGTTGGTAAAATTTTAAGTTTTCCGTAACCGTTTGACCCATCCATCCACATTTCTGTAATCATATGGCTCACACGATCTAAATTAATATTAAGTCCCTCTGGATGATCAACTTCGCCGAGTACACTATAACCTCCTGCACATTGATCGTTGAGAGTTTTGACAGCCCTACCAATTTCTTCTACAGGATAAACACGCTGATTAGCGTTGCGAACTCCGCCTTGTATACAAATTCCCTTCATATACAAGTCTTTCCCTTCATTGGCAGACTCAACGACTATTTTTGCTTCGTCGAATGTCAGTGTCTCAGATAAATTCATCACCATCCAAGTTTCCTTATATCAATTAGCTACCAATAGTGCTTTTCTTATTAGCAGCTGTGTCGCCTGCGCCTTTTTTCTCAGCGCCATGGCCTTTAGTATCAGCTTTCATTGACTTAGAAGCTTTACCACCTGGAACATTTACGTTACCACTTGCAATGTCTTTTGGACTTGCTGGTGTCATGCCTTTTTCGTCAGCGCCTTGTACTAAGTTAGAAGCAGTTCCGCCCATGTCGTTTGGTCCAGCTACTGGTGACTTAGTGTTTGCACCGTTGTCGCCCATTTTTGCTGTAACTTTTTCAACATATTCACGCATCTGCTCTGTTGGAGTTAAGTCTTCTTTAGACTCTTCCTCAACTTCTTCGTCTGATGTTTCATCAACTTCTTCGTCTGATGCTTCAGGCATTTCTTCGTCACCTGCATCATCCATGTCCATATCAGCATCATCAGCTGGCATTTCATCGTCAGCTTCGTCATCTCCGCCTTCTTTATCTGCCATCATTTCTTCAAATTCTGCTTTGAGTTCGTCGATTGCGTCTTCTAAGTCTTCGACTCTTTCTTCCATGTCGCCAGCTGGCTCATCATCGCCTTCGCCTTCTTCGTCGCCCATGTCAGCAATATCAGCCATCATGTCATCTGCAGGATCGCCTTTATCCATGTCGTCTTCAGCTTCGTTTTCGCCTTCAACTTCAAACTCATCAAGATTAAAGTCTTCTTCAACTTCTTCATCATCAGAAGCTTCGTCTACTTCTTCGTCGCTTGCTTCTTTCATGTCTTTGTCGTCTTTTTTGGACTTTTTATCTTCTTTTTTGTCGTCGTCCTTCATTGCTTCGTCAACTTCTTCATCTTTAGATGCTTCATCTACTTCCTCATCAGTTGCTTCGTCAACGGACTCATCTTCTAGATCGTCTTCTAAAAGGTTTTCATAAATTTCTCTGGATTTCTCTACCACAATATTGTGGAAAAGTTCTTCTGCTTTTGCCTTGTCTTCATTTACTAGGCATTCTAGCATTTCTTCGAATTGTTTTGAATCTGCCATTTTATTCTCCTATAATATATTAATAAATTTACCTTATACGGTAAGGCTGTCATTTGTATTTACTATTTATAAGAAAATATGCCCGAAAATAGGCTCAAAACGGCGTTTTTTAAGATTTTTCGTCAAATCGAAAAAATTCTTAAAAAATGTTCAAGTTCCATTGTACTATAATTGCTCAAAATATTTAGTTCTTCTGGACAATAATTATCTTTAGCTATAACTCTAGTGTAATTAATGCGAGGATGTTCTTTGATAGTTGTAGCTGTTTGTTTGAGCCAATTACCGTGATAAGTTGCTCCATCATTGGATTTTTTGTAATTTTCAGTATCTGCATAGATATTATTAAAGTGATTGCCGCCATCTTTGCCTGTGTAATCAAACCCTAATATAAAGATCTGCTTAGGTCCATGTTGACTAGCTAACCATAATGCTGTAGGCCCACTACTCCAACCTTTGCTTGGTTGGAAAAAGTTAAGTTTAGACATTGTTGTATATGCTTTATTAGGATTAGTCCAAACTTGATCATTACGCAATTGATATTTGTGCTTGTTGATTTCTAGCACCATTTTAACATCTACTGCAATTAAGTAATCAGGATCATATTCTCTATAAAGTGCATTACAACCATATACTTTTCCATAATGCTTCAAAGCATTTAGATCTACAGGTTGTCTACTCAAACCATTGCCTAAAACAAACGAAGTTTCTGTGTTATTTAGATGTTGTATGGGAGGTCTTGGCGGTAATTTATTAGCTTTTGCGGCACGCTTTGCAGCTTTTTCTAATTTAATTTTTTCTTTGAGTTTTCGCCATTGATCTTTTGTGTAATCAGCTTTGTTGGGTTTGGTCATCTAACTTAGACACCGGCCGCTGCCTGCTGAGCTGCAAGACCATACATTTGTCTAGTGATATTAAGTTCTTTATTTTTTTCTTTGATGTGTGCCTCAGAGCCTTTTCTTGCTCTGTTTATCTGTGCAAGAGTTAACTTTGTTTTTCTTGTATCGTCTGCATCTACAATAGACTGATCATACTTTGGCTCATAAGAATCATCTTGAACAGTTTCAAGTGTATCTTTATCAAAATAAAATAATTCACGTAGTATCATAATAGTATTTATACCGTTTGGTCTGTTCCTGGTGGAGGTGCGCCTGGTGTTCCTCCTGTAACTGTTTCTGGTGGTGCTCCTGCTCCTCCATCTTCTGGTGCAGGAGTATCGTCTAGAATATCTTCGGCTCCATCAATATCTGCACTAATACCTGCAGAACTAATGCCTACACTTCTCATTTCTCCTGAAGCATCGCCTGGAGGTGGTGTTAAGTTTTCGTCATTCTCTTCTCTCCAAAGTCTTTCGTTTTCTGCAATTTCTTCTTTACTAAATCCTAAAAATCTTTCTAGTGCAAATCTATTTGACACGTATGGTATAGCACTCATTTGTGTAAATGTAGGAACTCTTGCATTATCAAGTTCTGCTTGTCTATAACTTGCAAAATTCTGTGGCGGTTGAAATTTTAAATCAAACATTGATGTATCAATGTTGACACCTTTTTCTAACAAAAATAATTTAAATTCTTTGTCAAACGCCTGTGTAACAAGTCCTTGCAGTCTTTCACAATACTTGTTGAATCTTAATTCTTGAATATATGCTGTGCCTACTCTTCCATCATTGTACGAACTAGTAGCATCATCTGCCCCGGTTGGTAAGTATGAACTAGGAATTCGTAAGCCACGTACGAGCTTATTAGTAAAGTATCTGAGATCATCGATCTCTCCTAGATTTGTGCCTCCTGGTAGTGTTTCAACTTTTGAACCTCTACCTTCAGCTGTTTGTGGGAAGAAGTAATCTTCGTTTATTGACAACGGATTATAACTGCTATCAATAACATTTTGACCTCCGCCTGTTGCACTTGGTATTCTTCTTTGATGTATTTCAGTTTTTACTCTTTCAACAAATTGCATTGCAAGGTGTGTTGGCATGTTTCCTACATCAACATAGAATACTCTTCTTTCTGGTGCCCTTTGTACTCTGTAAATTATAATAGCATCTTCTAGTAGTTCTTTTTGTTTGTATACTTTAAATATGCCTTCTAGTAATGAATTACCAAATGGATAATTGTTGTCTAGCCCTTCAGACAGGCTTAGGTGTACAATATGCTCTGCATTAATAGCAACTTCGCCTTCGCCCTGTTGATACCTACTGCCTGCTTGTTGAGGTGCGTTTCCTACCATACCTCTAACTCCGCCGCTTTGGTATCCACTACCACCTCCTGTAATATTACCATTAGTAATATGTGGAGTAGTTGCTACCATGTCTTTGAAATTTAAATTCATGTCACGAATAATGTATTGTTCAGGTGTTTTACCTTCTGACTCATTTACAATTATTCTAATTAACTTTGCCGGATCAACATGAAACAATTTTTTTGTTTCAGGATCTCTAATAAACAATTGGTCTCCATACTTAAAAACATTACGCATGATTCTAAACATGCGTGTATGAAAGTTTTGTAGGTTACACCACTGTCTAAGATATTCACCAAGTATACTTACTTCTGAATTAGTTGCAGATTTGTTGAATACAAATCTAAAGTTTGTTGAATTTTCCTTATTGGATTGCGAACAAAATTCTGCTAGAATATCTAAAGCCGCATTTACTTCAGAGTCATTGTCCATTGTGTTGTATTGACCATAACGCTCAACACGGTTAGGACTACCTACATATACATCTGGTAAGTATGAACTATAATTTGTTCTTGCTGGACCTGCTTGTGCTCCTCCGCTTCTAGAAAATGGAGAGTAACTTCCTGTTACATTGTCACCAGTTTGTACTGGTGTAAAATATTTTTTCCAACTCATATACCCAAGCCTCCTCTACCAAAAACATTTCCCATACTTTTTAAATTTTTTGTGGCTTTGGTCATATTTTTCTGTTCTATTAATTGACTTCCTATACCAGAAGCTGTTTTCTCCATTGCACTAGCCATTTTCTCCATCATGTCAGGTGGTAAAGCACTTTTCATTGCTTCTGCCTGAGCCGCCATTGTTGTTTTCATTTCTTCCATCATTGGCGCCATAGATTCTGTCATACCGCTTAAATTAGCAGTAGGAGGTGTGCTACGCATAGTATTTACCGCACCTTGTATAGAAGTAGCCGCATTTCTGAGACCGTCGGTTCCACCTAATGTTGGTGCATTTGCTTTTAACATAGCAATGCCTTCGTCTAATTGTTTGGCTTGTGCTTCTGTCATAACCAATTCATTACCATGCAACATTGCCAAAGTTCCTTTGCCAAAATTTTCTGTGATGCCTGCAAAAGATGTAAAGCCCTTCATTGCTTCTTGCATACCTGGTGTACCTGTGTTACGTTGCGGTATATTACCTTCTGAGCCAACGCCTGCTCCTGGTTTAACAACTTTGTTATTATTTGGTGGAGTAGCTGATATTGGAGGTACGCCTGCGTTTGTTAATTGATTTGCTTTGTTGACTGCATCTGTAAGTTTTTTAGTTTCTTCTTTGGACCTATCAGTTATTGTTGACAAACTAGTAATTTCAGTTTGCAACTGTGACAATGCTTCTTTGGTAGCATCATCAAATGATGTAGAAACCATAGCGGCTGAAATCCTTTTTGAAGCGTCATCTGTTTGTTGTTGTGTTGGTCCTGCTGTATTTCCAAATGTTTGATCGAAAGCGCCTGTAACATCAGTCATTATACTTCCTGCTGTGTTGGTTACAAAGGCATCTACATCTAAACCTTGTGTAATTTTTTGGAATATTGGACCTAAAAATTCGTTGTATACTTTTTCAGTTACTTGTGCTTGCACTTCAGTAGCCGCTCTAATCATTGCTTCTTGACCACGCAAGGCTGCATCAAGCACAGCTCTGTTAGGATCAACTGCATCCCCTGGTTGAGCTTCTCCTCCTTGATCTTTTTGTTGTTGAGCTGCTTTCTTTCTTCTTTCCTCAATAAGTTTTTGTATTTCGTCCATTGACATATTTTCTCGCATTGCCATTGACTGTATACCAATCATTGACTCAGACGTTTTAGAAAGAGATTCTGATAATGCTCCTGTAGCTTTTGTTGTACCACCAAGCATAGCAAGTTCATTTTTTGCCATCTTATCTTTTATGACTGCGGCTTGTAATGTTCCTTTGAGTCTGTTGTATTCAGCTGTATTGCCTGCATCTTGAGCTGCTTTCATCTGTTGCATAACCTGCATAGAATTACCAAACATACCTGCTAACTGTGCTTGGTCTTTGCTTGGGAAACCTCTTATCATCATGTCTTTAAACAAATCACCTATACCACTTGCATCAGCTTCGCTGGCAGCATTAAGCATAGCCTTTTGCATATCAACTTCCATGCCCATAGTTTTTGCTCTGAAATCACCTTGTCTTTGAAGTGCGGCTTGTTCTTTTTTCAGTGCATCTGCACTTTTACCTGTCAACTTTGTAAGCAAGTCTAAATCTTTTGCGTACTCTGCTGTTTTCATTGCTAATTGATCTTGAGTAAGCTGTTCTTTATATCCTGCCATCATAGCCATACGCTGTGTTTGCATCATAGCTTCGCCTATTTCTTCGTGCGTAAGTCCAATATTACGAAGTTGAACACCGTAGGTGTTGCCTGCTCTGTTAATATGTGCAAGATTTTTTAGAAATTTTTCGTTACCGCCTTCGACTGTATCACCAAAACCTGCAAGTAGTTCGCTATTACTAGCAACTAATCCGGTCATTTCTTTGATGCTTAGACCGGCAGCTGTGCTACTTGTAAGCATTGTGGTAAGGCTACCACCAAAACTTATTCCAGATTTTGTTAAAGTTTGATAATCTTTGACTTGTCCTTCAAGGACCTTGGTCATAGCACCTAGTTTACTAGCAACACCTGGCAAAGTGTTTGCAAGATCTGTTAAACCAGGTTTAGTAAGCCCTAAAGTGGCTGTCATTTTGGCTACAGCAGCCGCAGCGCCTTTAGCACTATCAGCTACTTTGTTATTTGCTTTGTTTGCGTTTTGTGCACCGTCGTCATCAGCCATTTTTTAATCCAATATTGTAATTCAGTCGATTTTTAGACCATAAATATGTTATATGAATATATTTATCAAGGAAAAAACATGCCGTCACCATTAACAAAGTATCAGCGACAGCCAAAACAATCTATTGATTTACCGAGCCAAGGCAGATACTATCCTCAAGGCGCATTAGAGAAATCTAGTGATCTTGATGTGTTCAGTATGACAGCAAGCGATGAAATAGCAACTAAAACACCAGATGTTTTACTAAATGGTAATGCTACAGTTGGTATAATTAAAAATTGCATACCAGCGATTAGAGACCCGTGGCAAATACCACTTACAGATATCTATACTGTTCTAAGTGCTATACGTCTTGCAAGCTATGGTGACAACATAAGCACAACAAACAAATGTGAAAAATGCGGTGAAGATAATTCATATGAAATAAACATTCAAAATATGATTACACATTTTTCACAAAGTTCATTTACTGACAGTATAGTAGTTGATAACATGAAGTTTCATTTACGTCCTTTGACTTTTAAAGAGTTAAATGAGATAAACAAACAAAACTTCAAACATCAACGCACACTTATGCAGACTGTACCTGGCATTGAAAATGAAGATCAAAGAGCTGAAGAAACGCAAAAAGTTTACAATGCGTTATCTGAACTTAGAAAAAACACAGTGGTGTCATCCATATCAAAAGTTGAAGTTGACAACGAAGAAGAAACTGATATAAATGAGATACACAAGTTCTTAACAAACGCTGACAAAGATTTTTTCAAGAAAGTTGAAGATGCTATCATGAAAAACAATGAGCAGTTTTCAGTTCCACCAACAGATATTGAATGTGCAAACTGTAGTCACAAGTCGAAGCTGAATATTGAACTGGATTACTCCAATTTTTTCGCACAAGGCTAATTAGGACAAAGGATTCTGATCTCTCGCAATTAGCCAAAGATATGGAGAACGAGATCAAAGAAATTAAACATCAAGTTTACAGCTTGTGTTGGTATATGCGTGGTGGTGTTGATTCACATAAGTTATTACATGATACTGACTTAGAAGATTTTGAAATAATGAATAAAATTATTATGGATAATATCGAAAACGCTAAGACAACCGGTATGCCAATTATTTAGACCAAAAATCGTCGTCTTTTGTAATTTTATCGATTGGATTACCCGGAGCATCTGGGTCCATTGACAAATTAGTGTTATCTGGTGACATGTCTAAATCATCTTTTGCTTTATCTAATTCATTGTCTGCTGTAGTACCAAGTCCTATTTGCCTATACAACGCTTCTCCACTACCTTCATCAAATATTGCATCTATAATATATGTTGCAAGTGCTTCACCTGTATACTTTCTATTAGGATCTACAGTCAATATCCATTCAGACATATGTCCTGCAACTTTTTCTGCAAACTTTCTATCAAATGCACCATATACTAACCCTGCACCAATACCTATGCCTGCTACTTTAATTCCTTTTCCAATTAAACCACCAAAGCCACTAGCAACTCTTTTGAAAAAGTTTGTAATACCTTTGCTGTATTGACCTTTTTCAAGTTTGTCTATAATTTTATGTTTTCTAAATTGCAACATCCACATTATGCCGCCGACAAAAGCATTGACTCCGCCTGCAACAATCCAAGCCATACATCCATTTGTGAGATATGTTCTTAGGGCTATAATGTCTTTGTCATAATCAGCTTTGTTGTATGGAGTTACTGAACCATCATCTCTTACAGTTGGCCATCCTGCTTTTCCTTCATTATCAGCATCCATTGATAGATCATCTGCTTTGTCGTAATTCAATTTATACTCATACCACATTTTGAGTCTTACGCCATTTATAACCAATGCCATTGGCACAAGAAAACTTATTGCTTGGAATGCTCGTCTACTCATTATGCCTTTAGCAATTTGACCTATTGCACCAAATCGTTGCCTACCAGTTTTCATTCTAGCCTTGCCAGACTTACTGAGGTTGCCTTCTTCTTTGTCTATGATATCTTGTAGGTAATTGCCTGAATTTTGAAATGCAGCGGCAGCTTTTGGATTATTTGCTGTGAATTGTGCCTGCATTGTTCTTACTACTGCGGCTTTATTACCAAAAGATAGTGTTTTGTTTTTGATTGCTTTCTTCATCATGTCTTCAGTGACATTCTTTGTGACAAAAGTAGCCTGTGCTCCGGCTTTGCCAGGTTGCATTTTATATTTCCATTTACGTGATTTTTTTTCTTGCACACCCCACTTACCTGATTTTTCATCATACACATAACGCTGTTTGCCGTCGTTGATAATAGTTTTATCAGGAATATGATTACCTGTGGGCTTATAGTTTTTTATTGCAAGGTTATCCTGCCAATTTTTGATGCCTTTAGCTACTTGATCAATAGCTAGGCCACCTAAATAATTCAACACCAATGCACCAGCAGCATACGCTAAGAAAGGTACTACCTCATCTAGCTGTTGTTTTTGGTGTTTTTTAGCTGTTACTTCCAGAATTTGCATGGAAAAATCCCCGTTTATATTAACTAGTAGTATTTATGACCTGCTCAGGTATTTAAATATTAGTTCATGATTACAAAATATAGAATATTAGACAATCTTGATAACGAATTAGACATTGTTAATACTATTGAAGAAGCAGATCAATATATTCAAACAATGCGTGACGTCAAACCACATCTCGAACTACGATATGAATCGTTCGAAGTTAGTACTGTTAAAGGTTTAGGAAGAGATCCTGATTTACACTGATGATCCACACGACGATTGTACACATTGGATAATGTATATTGTTAAGAAATGAGCTAAAGCTCATTTTGTTTTCGCTATCGCTCAAACATGATATTAAAAAGCAATTTACGAAGTAAATTGTAATTGCTTCATGTAGATTGTTCAGTCAGACGGAACCTAACAGCGGTTCCATCTATCTCTGCCTTCATGTGAGTTCGCACAGCCGAGACCGGAAGTAGGTATTTGACTTTGCTACTGGGCTCTGACCTTTCCCAACCTACGTCGACATCTAATACATAAAACTTGCGGAAAATGCAAGTATCCTGTATTATATCCCCTGCTTCGTTCCTTTGCTAAGGGGTTTTTGTAGCATACAGCCTGTTGAACGACACCAGAATCTGAACATAGGTCATATGTCCTCAAGGTGAATCGAGCTTCCTCGATCAAACAATGTTCTATAGCTTGCCTAAAGTGTTTTTGAGATGTTCTTTTAAGATTTTTGAACTGCCTACTCGTACATTAATGATTCCGTTGTAGTATTCATCGGTTTCAAGTACTCTACGATCAAACTGTTCCTTTGCCTCTATGTAACTTAATACGCCTCTGCTTGGACAATAATGTAAAATTTCTCTAGTAAAGTTGTCTTTGCCTAGTTTTAGCACGTCTGCATTCAAATGATCTGAAGATCCCCAATAGTCTCTCCAATCACTTTCTTTATATCCGCGCCTTTTATTAACTTTGCCTTTGAGTGGTGGCTTACTTGTCTTAAATTTTGCTAATTTTTTGCCTATGTACTTCCGATTATTAGTTAGATTGGTTATTAGATATACAAATCCTTCGCAATCTTCTGGTAATTCTTCTACTTTGTCTCCTCGGTAAGTCCATTGCATTCTGTACTTACCTGGAGGTCGTTATCCTGCTGGTCTTTCTTGGCTTTAAATGTATGATGTATTTCTTCCATACGTTCTTTAGCCAGAGATCTTATTTCGCGTAACCAACGCCTGCTACTTGCATGAGTTCTATGTGAGCGTCTTGCTTCAAATGCTTCATTTGCTTTATAGTATTCTAAATATGCTTTTGTAAGTTTATCATGCACATCATCAGACATATTAACACCTATTCTACTATTTCAATATCATTTTCATAGCTTGTAAAGCCATTTTCTTTTACAACTTTTAGTACATGATTCACACGACCAACAAGTTCATCCTTGTGAGATATGAGATATACATTTTTATCACCCTCACGACCCATTTTTTTCAGTACTGCAAGCGATCCTTCAACACCAGCAGTATCCATACCGCTATCAATCAACTCATCTATAAACAATAAGTTGATTTTTTGATATAAACTTTCCCAAACATCACGGAAAGCAAAGCTCATACCTAATATTAATCTGTTTCTTTCACCTCTACTCAAATTATCAAAGTCTAAATCTTGTCCTAATTGTGTAATTTCTACAGTTAAGTCATTTTGGAACACAACTTGATGCGGAAGACCAAGTTTATCTAAGAAATAAGTTAATCTATTATTTAGATATGCTAAATTTTGATCAATAATTTTTTTACGAATAAAACTGTCTTTGTTTGTTAGTAGTTTTAACAAAAATTCTTGATGTTCCTTAAAGTTATCAAGCCTATTTACTGGTTCCCAATTGATTTCTTGTATAGCACTATTGTTTAATTCATCAATTTGCTGTTGATAAGGATCAATTTCTTCTTGTCTACTTGTAAAAGATTGTTTGAGTGTTTCAACATTCTGTCTGTGTTCATATGCTTCTTTTGCAGTTTCATAAAATGTATCTGGCCGACCATTTATATCTCCAATTTTGTCTAAAGATGTCATTACATCAGTACATTTAGATTTTATTTCTTCTGCATACGCTTTTGCATCTTCTAGTTCTTTATTTTTTTTGCTGAGTATTTCATCTTTTTTGTCAGCATGTAATGATTGACCACAAGTATAACAAACAGCATTGTCTAAATCTGCGATGTCTTTAACAACTTTATCTACAGACTTTTCTGCACGTTGTAGTGCTGGCTCTAGTGTTCCTAATTCTTTTTTAAGAGCCGTTATTTCGTTATTGTGTTCGTTCCATTTTGACAACCTTTCATGAAATTCTAATTCGTTGTCAATATCTAAGTGTTCTAGTTCTTCTATACTGCTTTGTAGTTTTGCAAGGTCTTGTTCTTTTTTTGCTAACCAAGCTCTTTGGGTTCCTTGTAAATTTTCAATTGTTGAATTAATTTTTTCATTAGCAGTTTGGATTGCTTCTATTTTTAGCGTTTCTTCTGTAATTAATTCTTTTGTTTTTTTGATTTGTTCTTTTAACGACTCTGCTTTTTCAGATAATATAGTTATACCAAGTAACTGTTCTATAATCGCTCGTTGATCATTTTGCTTCATAGCAAGGAATGGTTCTGTATATGTGTTAAGTGCAACAATATGTTTGAACATATCATGACTCATGTCTAATAAATCATTAATATACTCTTGTGTTTTACGAGAATCTCCTTGAGACTCGTCAACCATTTCTTGTTCTTCGTTATTAATATAAAATTTAAGTAAGTTTGGACTGCGTCCTCTTTCAATTCTATAATCTACACCATTTTTTTCAAAATGAAGTGTAACTAACATACCTTTGCTGTTAGTTTTGTTAATTAAATTGTTTCTTCTGATATTTGTTAGTGCTTGTCCGTACAGAGCATAGCTCAATGCGTTGATAATAGTAGTTTTGCCAGTTCCGTTACGTGAACCACTATCATCACCACCTTGATCTAAGTTTTCTCCAAGTACCAAAGTAAGTTGTTGTTGATTAAAATCTACAGCCTGGGTTTGATTGCCCACACTCATGAAGTTTTTTACAGTTAAATCTTTTATTTCTATCATAGGTCGTTATATATGTCCATAAGTGTCTTTTTGTTAAAGTTATCTGAGTCTATTGCGGCTATTTCACCGGCAACAATTTGGTCAACTGATTCAAATTGTTGAATATCTAATTCAGTTGATATTTCTTCTATTTGTTTTTGTGGTATTAAGGAAATTTCTCTACATTTGTGTTGGTTTATAAATGTTTCTTTAATAAAACTTGCTTCTTCATAGCTAATAGGAACATCAATGGTTACTCTTAGATACATTTTGCTTTTAATAATGTCTTGTTTAGGATCTAATAGTTTACTTAAGGTAGTTGTTCTGTACTTTGGACAGTCGTCCCAGTTAATGTATGCAGGTTCTTTATTGTTTTCACGATCAAGAATCATCATACCACGTTTGTCGTCCCAGGCATCTGCATAATTGTGTGGAAATGCATTACCAATATAGTGTATTTTTCCTTGTTGTTGTCTTTTATGAAAATGACCACTGAAAACATATTCTTGATGTTTAAAATGTTCTGCTTTTAGTTCTCCTGTGTCTGGCATCTGTACCATTGCATTCATATAGAAGCTAGGTAATTCAAAATGTCCAAACATGTACTTGCTTTTTATGTCTTTAATTTTTTTCCATTCGTCTCCTACAAGCCAAGGAACTAAGGTTACATCTTCTTTGGTTGTTATTTCATCAATAAAAGTTATACCAGGAATATGTTTTGCAAATGCTGTTGAATTTACGTCTCTTTTGTCTTTGTAATATAAATCATGATTACCATCAAAAAAGAAAAATTGTTCAAATGCTTTACCTAACTTTTCCATACTACGGATAGTAGCATCCATAGTAGTTAAGTTTAAACTATTTCTGTTGTGGTGCCAATCACCACAAAAAATTCCTGTTTCACAGTTGTTATCTTTTGCATTTTGGATAAACCAATCTACAAATTGTTCACAATCATCATTATGTACTTTTGAATTACCTTTTAATCCCAGATGGATATCAGTAAAAACTGCCGCTTTCTTAAACAAACATTACTCCTTGTATTTCTTGTGTTATTATAAAGTCTTATTGAAAGAATGTCAAGAGTTAGTTTTGTTTAGCTCTATGTTCAGCTTCTCTTTTCATATAACTTTCCCATTCACCTGCATGTTGTCTTGTGTAACTAGGATCCATACCATTTTGTTCCAAAATATCGTCTCTTATATTTTGATTTCGCTTTTCTAAATTAATCACACGAACAAAGCTGTTTGTTACAGCCGCAGTATAGTATGCAAAAGGGTTATTTGATTTTGATTCATCAAATTGCAAACCAATCTGTGCTAATTGTAAAATAGCTTGGCCTTTCATTTCATCATTGTATGTATATCCTCTAACATTTCCTCTTGTAGCGTATCTTTCACATAGCTTAATCCACATATTTGCTAATTTTGGAGTAGCTTGTCCATCTGTCTTTGAAAAATAACCATTTTCCATACCACCTACCCAATGGCTTTTTCCTACACAAATTAACTCATCTTTATCGTTAAATTTGTAGTGCTGGAATGGAGGAAAATTTAACTTTACTTTTGTATCTGCAATAGTTTTAGGATTTTTCTTTCTGCCTTTTTCTTCTGGAATATGATCAAATGTCATTATTCTAAAAATTAGTTCTTGTTTGGTAATTTTCCTATAATCAACCTCACAATCAGCTAATTTAACCTTTATTCCTTGTTCTTTTTTGTTATCATAGTCTTGTAATCCAAGTCTTTTAGCTTTATTTCGTTTAGCCTCTGCAATAGTTCTTATGTTAATTCTATCCAAACTTGGTAAAATTATGTCATATTGACTGAAAGTATCGTCAGTAAAGCTACTAAAGGTGCTTTTTGACTTATGTATTTCGGATAATATATCCTTATTGTTTAAGTAGTTTATTTTTTTCATCTGTGCTCCAAGTTATACTCTATTATAATGTATGCAGTTAATTTTGTCAACTAAATAATGTATAGGAGTTACCAAAAATATGGCAACAAGATTTTCAACAATTAGAAATGTAGCCGCAACTGACGGCGGACAATTAGCTAATGCGGCTGCAAGTGTATCTGCAACAGTAGGATCTGAATCTTTAAATGTAGGTGAAGGTGTTACGGGCGGAGTAGTGCAACGTGTCACTGATTTTTTATCAGACACAGGATTTGGAAAAGCAGCAAGGGCTTTAAATTTATTACCCGGCGCAAATCCTAAAGCAAAGGGCATAGTAGGAGCTACGTTTGGTTCATCATCTGAATATGATTGGCGAGTCAAATTAAGCATTCCTCCGACAATGCAAAGCAGTCCCTTATTAGCACCTTTAGCTGAAACAGGCGGTATGGTCTTTCCATATACTCCACAAATTATGATGCAACATGATGCTGCATACCAGGCTGTTACACCTGTACATAGTAATTATCCTTATTTTGCTTATCAGAACTCAGATCCGAAAGCAATGGTTGTAACTGGACATTGGATGATAGAAAATAGTCTAGAAGGACTTTATTGGATAGCTTCTGTGCATTTTTTAAGATCCATTACTAAGATGGCTTACGGAGACACTAGCGATCAAGGTTCTCCTCCACCATTAGTAAAATTGACAGGTTACGGAGATTATGTGTTGCCAAAAGTTCCTGTTGTAATTACAAACTTTACTGTTAACCTTGAACCAGATGTAGATTACATGAAAGTTGATATAGGACCTCAAGGATCATGGGTACCTACTTCAAGTATGATTTCAGTTACATGTCAACCAATCTACAGCAGACGCAAAGTTGCAAGATTTAGCCTTGATGATTTTGTTAACGGAGGCAGTCTTACAAGCGATGATGGATTTATTTAATGGCTACTTATGATAATCAAAGTCCATATGCTAACACAGAAGTTGTTAACGGTCAATACTTAGATATTTTAAGTATTAGGCCAGTACCAGCGTATGATGATGATATTTTATATACAATAGAATCACAATATCAATATAGACCAGATTTGTTAGCATATGATTTATACGGGTCAACAAAGTTATGGTGGGTTTTTGCCCAACGTAATATGAATATTATAAAAGATCCTGTATACGACATGACGACAGGTACAAAGATTTATTTGCCTCAAGGAGCAAAATTAACTGAAGTACTAGGAGGATAGCATGGATCCTTTTTTAATATCCCCAAATATTGATATTAATGGATTGAATAGTGCAGTTGAAGGTTCTGCGAATCAAATTAAAGGTGCAATAACCTCTAAATCAAAGACAGTAGTAACAGTAGCAAATACTTTATCTGGACCAGAACTTATTACAAATTCTTTTAGGACACTTATGAGCAGATCAGTAGGTGCTCCACCTTTTCCTAATGCTTTGGAACCTTATGCAACAGTAAATTACATTTGGACTTTATCTTGTTTGACTGTAGATGAACTTAATCGTCCAGACGCAACTTATAGAAAATATGGACCTAGGAAAATTATTTGTAGATCAGGTGGTTCAGGTTCGAGAAAAGTTAAGACAGCATCAGAACTTGCTTTAGGTGGAGTAGAGTTTTACATTGATGACATAGAAATGACCACAGTGATTACTCATAATAAAGGAACTAAACAAGCAGATGCAGTAACAGGATCATTTAAAATATTTGAACCATATAGCATGGGGTTGTTTTATGAAACATTACAAATAGCCGCTTTGAGTTGCGGATATAAAAATTATATTGATGCTCCGTTTATGCTTACTCTACATTTTAAAGGTTGGGACGATAACGGAAATGTTAGTTTAGTGCCTGGAGCAACAAGATATTTTCCAATACATGTTATAGAAAGTTCTTTTAATGTTACTGAGCAAGGTAGTACGTATGATGTAGCGTTTGTAAAACATAATGATCAGTCATTTGGTGATAATGCACAATCAGCAAAAAATGATTTAAATTTATCAGGTGCTTCTGTACAAGAAGTTTTACAAAGTGGAGGTAAAAGTTTAACAAGTGTACTTAATGAACGATTGCTCAAAGGTAAAGAAGCAAAACAAGTCAACAAAACAGATCAGTATATTATTATGTTTCCTAAAGAAAGAAGTAGTGCCAAAGAAGCGATATTAGGAAAACCAAACAGCGAAGACACAGGTGCAACTACTTCTGATCCACCAGAAGGTGAATTAAAGGATTTAAGTCAAGAAAGAAAACAACAAATATTTGAAAGTATTGCTGGGATTCAAGCAGGCGATGTGCCTAAGAAATTTGATGAAACAATAAACAAACTTTTAGGTGTATCAATTCAAAGGTCAGAAGTAGGCGAAACAATTCGTAAATATGCTGAAAATCCAGACAATATAAACGACATAGGTAAAGCAAAAATAGTTAAATCAAAAAATGATACAGGAGCAAAACCGCAAACAGAACCTAATGTAGCAACAATGGATAACGGAGTTGTATGTAGAGCAAAATGTTCACAACCTGAAACTACAAGAACATTCCAATTTAAAGCTGGAACAAAGATACAAGATATTATCGAAGAGATTGTTACAGTCAGTGAATATGGAAGAAGTTTAAAACAAAGACTTAACAACACAGACAAATATAACATGGTTGATTGGTTTAAGATAGAATCTCAAGTATTTGAAAGTAATGATTCTGCTACAGTTGATTCAACAGGAAAAAATCCTAAAGTATTTTTATATAGGGTAGTGCCTTATAAAGTAAATGCCGCAAGATTTAATTCGCCAACTAAACTTACTCCAAAAATCGAAGACTTAAAACTACAAGCTGCTAAAGAATACAATTATATATACACAGGAAAAAACAAAGATGTTTTAGACTTTGATATTACTTTTAATAATGCTTTTTTTGTAGGTATTGGTGCTCAAAGAGGACAAGCATCCAAAGATAGTAAGACAAGTTCACAAGGAGCTGCTGTTAAGGCGGATAAAGAAGCTCCTAACAAACAAAACGAAGGAGATGCAAAAGTATTACCACCAGAAGGGGTTGCAAAAGTATCAGAAAAATCTAAAAAAACCGTTACAACTACTGGTGGAGGAGCTCAAGAATGGAGCGAAGTACAAGTAGCAAGACAATTCAGTGAAGCTTTGTTAGACAGTCCAGCAGATTTAATAGAAGTTGATTTAAAAATTTGGGGAGATCCGTACTGGATTACAGATAGTGGTGTAGGAAATTATACAGCAGAACAAACTGAATTTATTAATATAACAAAAGATGGAAGTGCAGATTATCAAAGCTCAGAAATAGATTGTATTTTAAATTTTAGAACTCCGTTTGATTTACGTGATGAGGGATTTATGCAATTTAACGGAAAAACTATACCTACAAAAGCATTTAGTGGATTATACCAATGTATTGGCGTCACAAGTGAATTTAGTGGTGGTAAGTTTGAACAAACATTAAATTTAATTAGACGTAGAAATCAGGAAGAACCTAAGAAAGAACAAAATCAAGCACAAAAAACTAAAACAGTGGACGGCTTAGAAATAACTAATCCTACACAACCATCTAAATCGCAGAATGCTCTTTATATTGAAGGTAATGAAGAAAATCAAATCGACCATGGAGGCACGTAATGGCTGTTGAATCAAGAACTAGTAGTATAGATCTTAAAGGTGATCCTGGTCCTTTTTTAGCTAGAATAGTAAGTCATCTAGATACTACGTATATGGGAGGTCTAGAAGTAGAAATTCTTAAGGTTACTGAAGAAGGTAACAATGCTGAAACTACAGGGCAAACTGCACAAGTAAAATACTTACCAGGATTTTACGGCGTAACTCCATTTAATGCTAACACAGAAAATGAAGGATACAAGTTTTCACAACAAAGCTATGGTATGTGGGCAGTACCACCGGATGTGGGAAATATTGTTTTAGTAATATTTGTTGAGGGTAACATATCTATGGGATATTGGATTGGATGTGTACCAGATGAATTTATGAATTTTCAAATTCCAGGATATGCATCAACTACTTTCAACGATAAAGATAAATCAAAAAATTTACCTGTCGGTGAATATAATAAAAAACTTGCTAAACATAAAGGAAATGACCCTACGAAATTTGTAAAACCTGTAAACACCGATCTAGAAACTAGACTTACTAATGCAGGATTAATAGGCGATAATACCAGAGGTGTGTCTTCGTCTAGTGCAAGACGAGAATTACCTAGCATGGTGTTTGGTTGGAGTACACCCGGACCTTATGATAGACGTCCAGGCGCACCAAAATACAAATATGGAAATTTAGGATCGCAATCACAAGTTCCTGCATCAAGGTTAGGCGGTTCATCATTTGTAATGGATGACGGAGATGCAAACTTTTTAAGAAAAGGTCCGGCATCTAGTTCAGGACCTGAATATGCTAATGTGGAAAGTATGGAAAAAGGCGGAGATCCTACTATTCCAAGAAATGAATTAATACGTTTGCAAACAAGAACAGGTCATCAGATTTTAATGCATAATTCTGAAGACTTAATTTACATTGCAAATGCAAGAGGAACAACATGGATTGAATTAACATCAAACGGAAAAATTGATATCTACGCAAAAGATAGTGTCAGTGTGCATACTGAGAATGATTACAATATTACAGCAGACAGGGATATTAATATTGAAGCCGGAAGGAATATTAATATAACAGCGGCAAAAGACATTAAGCAAACTACAGCAGGCGGAAATTGGGAAGTGAAAGTAAGTGCAGACGGAAAAATTACATGCGGTGGAACAAGTAATATTACAAGTAAACACCACCTTGAAACAGCTGACAAAATTGATATGAACGGACCTCCAGCGGCAACAGCAACAGATGCCAAAGCACCTACAAGGTCACCACAAGTCGAACCTTGGGCAGGACACGAAAATTATTCTCCAGAATCGCATAATTCTATTGCAACAGATGCAAGTATTGCTATTGTTAATCCTGTTGGTACAGCTAAAGGCACTACATCAACTACAGTGGCAGATACTGCAACAAAAACTGAAGAAAAAAGTGCAACAGACGACACCATGAAAAAGAAATGTGTTGAGCAATCAGGATTGGTTACATAAATGTTCGCTATAACTGGAGGAGTAGAAAATTTAGCAGAAGCTACTAGAGGTGTAGACTTTGTTTTAAATGTAAGTTTTCTTGAAGGCACAGGAGGCACTATAAATTCTGTTGTAGCAACACATGGAACTGCTGAAGATGATACAGTAACAATTACAAATTCTAACACAGGCTTTACTGCTGTAGGAAAATACATTTCTGGATGGAACGATGTTTTTACTTTTTGCGATGCAAAAACAAGTGATAAAGAACAAACTCCACAAACTGTAATTGGAGCTCATAAAATGCCAGACGGAAAAAATTTGTTTTCATTAAGCCAAGATTTAAGTCCGTTCAAATATAAAGTTTACAATGTAGATGTTAATTATACAGAATTAGTTGGAGTACCTCCTGCTGTAACACCAGTGGTTAAACAAGGTACAATTACTATACAACACAAATGTCATAATAATGAGCAAGCAATAAGACAGTTTATGGACAACAACAATTATGACTACAATGATAGGAGATAAACATGCCAGCAGTCACAAGAATAGGCGATGATGATGTACCTCATTGTGGTGGTATGGTAAGAGCTAAAGGTTCTGGTAATGTATTTGCAAACGGAATCGCAATAAGCAGACAGAGTGATCCTAACACAGCACATTGTGGTGGACATTCAGAAGTCATAACAGTTGGCTCAACTACAGTATTTGTTAATAACTTAGGTTGTGGAAGAGTTGGTGATGACGTTGGCGGAAAAAATTGCACCGCAGTAAAAGAAGGCAGTCCTGACGTTTTTGCTGGAGGATAAATATTGATATGAGTAGTAGAGAGAAAAAAATTTATGCAGAAATTACAGTACCAGGCAACAAAAGCGAGCAATCTGTAAATTCTAAGACCACATATAGGGGTATGAGTACAGTAAATCCTGAAAATAATACTGTAAGCCTATATGATATCTCCTTAATTAAGCAAGACTTAATTAATCATTTCCACATACGTCAAGGCGAAAAGTTGAGTAATCCTGAGTTTGGTACAATAATTTGGGACGCATTATTTGAACCGCTTACTGAAACACTTAAAGATGCAATTACGCAAAATGTTACAAAAATCATAAACAATGATCCAAGAACAAATGTAGACAGAATTGTAATTGATCAATACGAACAAGGAATACAAATTGAATGCACTATAACATATCTTCCGTTTAATATTTCAGAAACTTTACGCATGAGATTCGACGAAGATGCGGGCTTTTTAAAGTCCTAATTATATACGTACTTTACTGTATACAATAAATAGTGTAATAAGGAATATTACATATGCCGGCAACAGATAGACAGAATAGATTATTATTAGCGGAAGATTGGAGACGTATATATCAATCTTTTAGAAATGCAGATTTTCAAAGTTACGACTTTGACAACCTTCGCCGTACGATGATTAACTATCTGCGTGAAAATTATCCGGAAGATTTTAACGATTATATCGAATCAAGTGAATATCTAGCGTTAATTGATCTTATAGCATATATGGGTCAAAACATATCATTTAGAATCGACTTAAATGCTAGAGAAAATTACTTAGAATTAGCTGAACGTAGAGAAAGTGTGCTAAGATTAGCACGGCTACTTTCTTATAATCCAAAAAGAAATCAAGCAGCTAACGGACTTTTGAAAGTAGAAAGTGTAAGCACAACAGAAGAAATTTTAGATTCTAATAATGTTAATTTAGCAAATCAAACTATAGTATGGAACGATCCTACTAATCCTGATTGGTATGAGCAATTTGTAAAAGTAATAAATTCAACTTTACCTGTAAATGCAAAATTTGGCAGACCCATTAAAAAAGATACATCAAATGGTATCCCAACAGAACAATACAGAATGTTAAGCACTAATACAGAAGTTCCTGTATATAGTTTTTCAAAAAATATAGACGGTAGGAGTGTAAGATTTGAAATTGTTTCTACCGATGTTAACGATAGAGTAATTCAAGAAGAAGCACCATTTCCTGGAAACAATTTTGCGTTTTTATATAGAGATGATGGAAGAGGAAGTGCAAGTTCTAATACAGGATTTTTTAGTCATTTCCGTGAAGGTGCAATAGACGAAGGAGTATTTAATATTACTACTCCTAGCACAAATCAAGTTGTAGCCATTGATGCTACAAACGTGAACAATACAGATGTGTGGCTTTATAAATTAGACTCTTTTGGCGCAGAACAAGAACTATGGACAAAAGTAGATTCTGTTGAAGGAAATAATGTAGTATATAATAGTTTAGCAAAAAGTGTGAATAACATTTACGCAGTCCTTACAAGAGTAGATGATAGAATTAGTTTAATGTTCTCAGATGGAGTCTTTGGAAATTTACCAAAAGGAAGTTTTAGAGTATTTTATAGAGTAAGCAAAAATGAAAGAGTTATTATTACTCCAGATGATATGCGTGGAATAACAGTCACTATACCATATTTGTCAAAAACAGATAAAGTAGAAACTTTGACTTTAACTTATGAACTAAAGTATACAGTTGATAATTCAACTGTAAGTGAAACTAATGCAAGTATTAAACAAAATGCTCCTTCTACATATTATACACAAAATAGAATGGTTACAGGAGAAGACTATCAAATTTCTCCTTTAGGAGTAAGCCAAGAAATTATTAAAGTAAAATCTATTAATAGAACATCAAGTGGTATTTCAAGATATTTTGATCTAATTGATGCAACTGGAAAATACAGTAAAACAAATTTGTATGGAACAGATGGAGTTTTATTCAAAGAAAATTTAGAACCTAAAACAACTTTTAGTTTTGTTACAAAAACTGATGTAGAAGGCGCAATAGTTAATGTAATACAACCTATTTTGAGAGATAAAAAAGTTCGAAATTATTACTATAATAATTTTCCTAAAATTTCAACTATTGATTTAGGCGTTACATGGGTACAATCTACTAAAACAACAAATTTAAGCACTGGATATTTTAAAAACACAGCAGATGTAACATCACAACTAGGATCATTTACTTCATCTCTTTTAAAATTAATGGTTCCAGGATCGTTAATAAAAGTTTTACCACCTGCAGGACAGAGTTTTTTGAACACTGATCTAGTAAGCACTACAGGTTATCAAGGTAAGAAAGGTGTTGTTGATTATAAATGGGTCAAAATTGCCGCAGTTTCAGGAGACGGAACAATAGTAGCAAGTTCAGGACAAGGCCCAGTATCATTAAATGATGTTATTCCTACAGGATCTAGATTAGCAGAAATAATTCCTGGTCTTGCAGGTTCCCTTGAAGCAGACGTAGCAACACAATTGATTGACCAAGTATTTGCATATAAAACATTCGGATTAAGATACAGCACTGATTCACAATCTTGGAGAATTGTTACAGAAAATAATTTAAATGTCAATGCTCCGTTCAGTACTGGTAAAACAGGAGATATATCAAATCAACAATTAGATAGTAGTTGGATGTTACTTTTTGAAACTAATGGTGAAACTTACACTATTAAAAACAGAGCAATGAGATATATCTTTGAAAGTAATCAAGAAATGAGATTTTACTTTGATAAGACTGACAAAATTTATAATAATTTGACCGGAAAAATAGTTAAAGATAAAATAAGTGTTTTGAATATAAACACACAACCAGATAGTGCTTTACCTTTTACGGTAAACTATGATTGGGAATTAACAGAAGAATATAGAGATGCAGAAGGTTATGTTGATAGTAAAAAAATTGAAGTGACATTCTTCGACAGTGATGATGACGGAGTAGTAGATGATCCAGATATTTTTGATACTATTGTAGACGAAACAACAAATCCGTTGACAAAATATATTTTTCAACAGAAAGTTACTACTACAGATGGCGTAGAGGATTATAATTACGTGCCTGCAAGTACACTTAATATTATAGTTTTAAATAATGAAGGCTCATTAAATCCCCTAAGTTCATATACCAACGGACAACTTTTTTATTTTTCAAATTCTAATATTTTTAAATTTTATAACAACACCACAGGAGTGTTAGAACAGACAACAGATTACAGAGCTAGAGTCGGTCGAGACGATATTACTTTCCATTATATTCACGGTGCAGATGATAGCTCACGGATTGATCCTAGTGCAAGTAATATTATTGACACTTACATTTTAACAAAAAGTTACGATACAGACTTTAGATTATATTTGAATGGAGCAGGAACACAACCTTTACCGCCTAGTTCAGATGCTCTTGCTTTATCGTACAATACAGCATTATCAAAGATCAAATCATTATCAGATGAAATAATATATCATCCAGTTAAGTACAAAGTGCTATTTGGAGAAAAATCGGAGGCAGATTTGCAAGCAATATTTAAGGTAGTAAAAAATCCAGATCTTGTTTTAAATGACAACGATATAAAATCAAGAATTATTGCCGCAATAAACCAATATTTTGCTCTTGAAAATTGGGATTTTGGAGATAAATTTTTCTTCTCAGAAATGGCAAATTATGTTATGTCTACTATGACACCAGATTTGGTTACATTTATTATTGTGCCTAATCAATCATCTCAAGTGTTTGGTAGTTTATATGAAATTAAATCAGAAAGCGATGAAATCTTCATAAGCGGAGCTACAGTTGATAACATTGAAGTAATTGATGCAGTGACAGCAAGTAGGTTGCGAGCAGATGGTACTGTGGTTACAGCAAGTACAAGAGTATCTGCAGGTATACAAAGCTCTACAACAACTTCTGCAAACACAACAGGTGTAGCGACAAGTAATACCACATCAAGCGGAGCGAGCAGTTCTAGCTCAGCAACAGGATCAACAGGAGCAACTGGAAGTAATTATGGTACAGGTTCATCAAGCGGTTCATCAAGCGGTTCATCAAGCAGTTCATCAAGCGGTTCATCAAGCGGTTCATCAGGTAGCTCAGGTTCAGGTTATAGCGGAGGTTACTAATGGCTTTTGATAATCATCAAAAAGATGGAAAAGCTGATCCAAACGCCAAAAGAAAATCGGAACAGCACTTACCTAAATATTTTAGAACAGTTCCAAACAGCAAATTTTTATCTAGTACGTTAGACCAACTATTACAACCTGGCGTTGTAGAAAAACTAAATGGTTACTACGGAAGAGAAGCGTCTACATCTTTCCAAAAAGATGACAATTATATTGGTGACTTTACTGATAGCAGAGCAAATTACCAATTTGAACCAGCAGCAGTAATCAAAGATAATTTAGATTCAGTAAAATTTTATAAAGATTATAATGATTATATGAATCAGTTGGTTAGTTTTAATGATAAAGTTAAAGATCACAGTATTACAAATAAACAAGAATATTATAGTTGGGATCCGCATATTGATTGGGATAAATTTATCAATTTTAGAGAATATTATTGGTTGCCTAGTGGTCCACAAACTGTAGATGTAAGAGGACAGACTACAGAAGTAGTTAGTACCTATACTGTTACACTTGCTGATAATTTAGATAATTTCGGTTTTGTATTTTCACCTGATGGGTTAACACAAAACCCAACAATAAAATTATTTAGAGGCGTAACTTATAAATTTGATATTAACACTCCTGGGTTGCCTTTTACTATTAAAACAAAAAGAACTTTAGACGAAAGTTTTCTTTTAACATCTGACACAAGTTTGATTGATAATCAAGGCACTGAAGAAGGTGTAATTACTTTTACACCTACAGAAACTACTCCTAATGTTTTATACTATGTAGCAGGTAATGATATTGAGGCGGCTGGATTGATTAAAGTTGCTAATATTGAAGAAGCTTCTGCTATTGATATAGACGCAGAAGTGTTAGGTAAAAAAACATATACTACAGGTGCAGGATTTGATCTTACTAATGGAATGAAAATAAAATTCATAGGTGATGTTACTCCTGCAAAATATGCTGAAAGCGAATATTTTGTTGAAGGTGTAGGAGATAAGATTGTTTTAATTGATGAAAAAGAACTTACAGTACCAAGTGCATTTGTAGATAATGTAGATATTAATTTTGACAGACAAGGATTTGATAGGCAACCTTTTGATACTGCAATAGGTTATCCTACTGTAAGAGATTACATGCTTATCAACCGTTCCGCGAACGATGGTAACTTATGGAGTAGGTATAACAGGTGGTTTCATAAATCAGTAATTGAACAAGCGGCATTATTAAATGATCAACCTGTAAGTATTGATGAATCTGCTAGGGCTAAAAGGCCTATTATTGAATTTAATAAAGGATTAAAATTATTTGATTTTGGTACCCAAACAAAAGAAAATGTCAACTTATTAGACACTCATACTAAAGATGTATTTTCTACTATAGAAGGAAGTACAGGTTACAATATTGATGGAGTAGATCTAATTGATGGTATGCGTGTATTATTTACTGCTGATCCAGACCCGTTAGTTAAAGGCAGAATATTCGAAGTAAAATTTTTCAAATTTGATGGACCTGAAATAGAAATAGATCAAAATAAAAAACAAATATCTCTTATCGAAGTTCCAGATTCCAAACCCATTACAAACGAAGTGGTTTTAGTGTCACAAGGTACGACATACAAAGGTTTGATGTATTATTATAATGGCACTGAGTGGAAACAAGCACAAACTAAAACAAAAGTTAATCAGGCACCTTTGTTTGATTTATTTGATGAGAATAATAAAAGTTTTAGTGACACTTCTGTTTATAATTCTTCTACTTTTAAAGGTAATAAAATATTCAGTTATAAAGAAGGTAACATTGGTACATTAGATAGTGAAGTTGGAATTGTGCTTTCTTACAGAACAATTACTAATGTTGGCGATATAACTTTTAAATTTGATTTACTCACAGAATATTTTGAATACCTAATAGGTAGCCAACTTTATTATAAAAACACAGATGTAGGTTTTTTACAAAAATACTCTGCAATTGAAAAGTATACAAATTTAAATGCATGGCAAAAAGCTCCTACAGATAGTAAACAACCAGTAATTAGACAATATGTTTTTGATAACACAACATCTACATTTGAGATTGACGTCTATGAAAATAGTGCTTCATTAGCAGATCTTAATCTTACAGTTTTTTTAAATAATGAACTTAAATTAAAAGATATAGATTACGAATTAGGCACATCACCTAACAATTTTAAAACAATTAAATTTTTGTCTCCTGCATTCACTTCAAGAACGGGTTTGACAATTGGTGACAAAATAATTTTAAAAACAACTTCGTCAGCTCAAAAAAATGACAACGGTTATTATGATTTTCCAAGTAATTTAGAAAGAAATCCACTTAATAATAATTTAAATGAATTTACTGTTGGAGAAGTCAATAATCATGTTTCTAGTATTGTTGAAGATTTACCAGATTTCAAAGGTAAATTCCCTGGCAGGAGTAATTTAAGAGATCTAGGTGACGTTACAAAATACGGAAATAGATTTGTTAAACATAGTTCTCCTTTAAACTTATCTATGTATAGCTTGTTAGATAAAGACTCTAATCTAATATCTGCATTAAAATATGCAAGAAGAGAATATGGAAAATTTAAAAGATCTTTTATGCAAGTTGCATATGACCTAGGTTATGAAGGTCCTGTCAAAGATCATGTAGATAAAATTATGGCCGAGTTGAATAAAGATAAAATTAACTCAATGCCATTTTATTTCTCAGATATGGTACCACAAGGATCTTTCACTAAAACTACACACAACGTAGACGATAATACAGAAGAATATTTCTTGCTTTCAAAATCATTTACTTTAGATACAGTAAGTAGAGATTCTGTACAAGTATACCTTAATGGGAGACAGTTAACACACAACAAGGATTATACTTTTAACAGTGAAGGTTTTTGTCGTGTAACAGCAAATAAATCAAACGGTGATTTGTTAGATATTTACGAATATGAAACAACCAACGGAAGTTATGTACCACCAACGCCTACAAAATTAGGTTTGTATCCAAGTTACGAACCTGAAATTTATATTGATAATACTGTACAAATTGAAGCACCAGTGTCTCCATCTGGGGCATATAAGTTATATGGTGTAGCAGGAGAAAATCAAAAAGGTGCAGGCAAACTAGGTTGGTTCTGGCCATTGTATGCTACTCGAGCAGAAGCAATTACTAAAGATATAGAACAAGGCGGAGCAGGATCAGCCCATACACATACTTTTAAAGGTTTGAATAGAACTTTCTATATGCCTAATAGTAGTTCAAACCACGGTACTACAGAACCTGCAGAAAATATTAACGAATGGGTAGAAGGTACTCCTATAATTCAAGGACATGATGGTAGTAAAACAGTTGCTTACAAAGACTTTAGAGATAATTTAATATTAGAATTAGAATTAAGAATTTTTAACAATATTAAAGTAAAATATGATAGTTCTCTTTTTGATATACATGATTTTCAAGGCGGTGAATACAGGAAAACAGATTTTAATAAAAATAGTGTAGACAGTCCAATGTTATCTGATTTTATACAATGGACAAAATTAGTAGATAAAGATTATACTTTACATGATTTTTACAATAGAACAAATACTTTTACATTTAATTATGGAACTGCGGCATCACCAAATGGCACTACTATGCCAGGATTTTGGCGAGGTGTATATAGACATGCATTTGACACAGACAGACCTCATACACACCCATGGGAAATGCTTGGATTTACAATTAAACCCACTTGGTGGGACGCACAATATGGGCCAGCACCATATACAAAAGATAATTTAGTTTTATGGACTGATCTACAAAATGGTGTTGTAAGAGAACCAAACAAAAAAATTAAAATTTTAAACAAGTATAAACGACCAGGATTATTAGATTATATTCCTGTAAACGAAAGCGGAAATTTAATAAGTCCAAATGACTCAGGATATGTACAAAGTTTTGATTCTGCTAAATTAGGCGATTCATTTAAATTTGGCGATGAAGCACCTGTAGAGACTGCTTGGAGAAGAAGTAGTGAATATCCATTTAGTTTAATTACAGCTTGGACATTGAGTCAGCCATCTAAAGTGTTAGCAACAGGATTTGATAGAGCTAATCAAATAAGAAATTTAACACAACAGATTATTTACAAAACACAGAGTAATCAAATAAAATTATCTAGTTTAGTGTTTCCAAACACACACTTAGATACTACGCAAACTTATACTTCTGGTTTAATAAATTATATTGCAGGTTATATGGCTTCTAGTGTTACTACATCATATAGTCAGTATAAAAATAATATTCAAAATATTACAAATCAAATTGGTTTTAAAGTTGGAGGATATACAGATAAGAATAAATTTAAACTTATTTTAGATAGTAGAACTCCTTTAAATGAAGGAAACGTTTTTGTTCCTGATGAAAACTATAGCATATTTTTAAATAAAAGTGCACCTGTAAAAACAATAAGTTATAGTGGTGTAATGATCGAAAAAAGACCAAATGGTTATAAGATCAAAGGCTACGATGACAGTACAACGGCATTTAAATATTTTCCTCATTTTGAAAGAGATAGAGATCCTGTAGTTACAGTAGGAGGTACTACAGAATCATTTTTAGAATTTGAAGGTGGACGTACATACACTATAGGAAGTATAGTTGAACAAGCTGGAAAATATTATAGAGTTACAAAACAGCACATTGCTGGTGACACATTTGAGGAATCAAATTTTGCATCAATTCCTAAAGTTCCAGTAAGGGGTGGTAGAGAAATAATCTTAAGGAGAGAATTTGCAACATTTGCTCCTTTAGAATTACCTTATGGTACGATATTGAATACTATACAAGATGTTTGTGATTTCTTACAAGGTTATGGCAAGTATTTAGAGTCTATAGGATTTGTGTTTGATAATTTTAGGAAAAGTGCAAGCGTTGTTGATGATTGGGAGACATCAACAAAGGAGTTTGCTTTTTGGACACTTCATAATTGGTCAGCAGGCACACTCATTAGTTTAAGCCCTGGTGCAAACCAATTAAAGTTTAGAACAGAATATAGTGTAGTAGATAATATTTTTGACGGATTTTTTGGATATACTTTATTAAAAGTTGACGGACAAAAACTCACAAGTGATTTTGTACAAGTTGATAGACAAGATCCAAATGAATTTATACTCAGACCAAAAAATACTGCCGACGGCATTTTTGCTATAAAATTACCGTGTGTTCAAAAAGAGCATGTAGTTTTACTTGACAACAAAACTGTGTTTAATGATACAATTTATGATCCAGAACCAGGATATAGACAAGAAAGAATTAAAGTTCTTGGTTATAGAACTACTAATTGGGATGGAAGTTTGAACATTGAAGGATTTGTTTATGATCAAGCTACTATAGAAGATTGGCAGTCTAACAAAGATTATTTTATAGGTGATATAGTAAAATATAAAGAATTTTATTATACAGCAAACAGTAAAGTTCCTGGTACAGAATCATTCATAGATACACAATGGACTAGATTAGATTACAAACCAGAGTCAGGATTGAGTCCAAACTTCGAATATAAAACAAACCAATTTGCAGATTTTTATGATCTAGACAGTGATAACTTTGATAGCGAACAGCAAAGATTAGCACAACATTTAATTGGATATCAAAAAAGAAAATATTTAGAAAATATTATTAATGATGATGTATCGCAGTATAAATTTTATCAAGGATTTATACAAGATAAAGGTACAAAAAATGCATTAACAAAATTATTTGATGTTCTTGGAAATGCAGATAAAGATAGTTTAGAATTTTATGAAGAATGGGCAATTAAAAGAGGCCAATACGGAGCGGCTGCAGGATTTGATGAAGTAGAATATAAACTAGATGAAGATAAATTTAGACTTTCACCTCAACCAATTGAGCTTGTTAAAAATGTAACTGGTGAAGAAACAGATTTAGTTTATAGAATATTACCTTATGAAACTTATCTAAAACCAAAAGGCTATGACCATTCTCCTTTTCCAAAGAAATATGTTGCTCCTGAACAAGGATATGCAAAAGACAGTGGATATGTAAATCAAGAAGATGTAAAATTTATTGTTAAAGATTTCGATAGTATTTTAGATATTGATTTTGCAAATTGTAATCAAGGTGATCTTATTTGGGTAGGTAATGATAATCTTACTTGGAATATTTACAGACATGATGACACTGATTTTGTAGTTGAAAAAGTTACTGGCGGTGAAACTGAATTTACTGTATCATTAACATCTACTCCTCAAAATATTAAAGCAGGAGATATATTCGGAGTATATGATTTAATTTCAACAACTTTAGATCAAGCAGATAGCACATTTGCTACAGCGTCAACTAGTAAATCTGCAATAGGTGCATTCTTTAAAGTAAAATCTGTTAGCTTAGAAAAAATAACTTTTATAAGTCCTGATAAAGTAGATGATATTGAAGATTGTAAAGGTAGATTAAGTAGACTAGTTTCTGTAAGGACTGATTCACTTTCTAAATTAAATGATGTAGCACAAAAATTAGCTCAAGTAAAATCTAAATTTTGGGTCGATAAAGCAGACGGAGATAATTGGAGAGTATACGAAGCAAGCGAAGCCTTTCAAAAATTACAAGATGTAAGTAGTGGGGAAAGTATTGCTAATGAAACTTTCGCTACTGCAATTTCTTCTAATAAAAACAATACAGTTCTTGCAGTAGGTTCTCCAGACGAAGATGATGGTCAAGTTTATATATACACAAGAGGATCAGCAAGTGCTAATTTTGTTTTGTCTCAGGTTGTAACCGCACCAACAGATACTGCATTTACATTTAAAAGATTTTATACTGGTGCGACTTATACCGAAGGTGAATTAGTCAAAGCAAATAATATATTTTACACAGTTAGTGAAACACACGTAGGTGGAGAAAATTTTGATGTAACAAAATTTGTCCCTTTGACAACTCCACCAAAATTACAAAAATTTGGTTCAGCAGTTTCAGTAACAGCAGATGGAAAGTATTTAGTTGTTGGTTCTCCAAATGCAAGTAATGTAAAAACAAGATATAAACAAAACTATAATCCTAGTTCTGCTTATGTTTTAGATGACATTGTAACATACAATAACAAGTTATGGAAAGCTACTACGTCTATTGTACCACAGTCAGACAGCATTCAATTTACTAGCTTTGGTAGTGTTGTTCAACAAATTGAATCAATTGGAAATACAACAGAAGCATCAGAACAAGTGGACGTACTTCTAACAGGAAAGTATCCTTTTACAGGTATTAATGTAGATCATGTTTTAGTTAAAACACCTAAGTTAATGTATGCTGGTTTAGATATCAACGATCAAGTAAAACTAAAGTGGAATAGCAAAACTATAGCAAATCAAGAGCAATCTTTATACACAAGTAGAGAGCCTTTTCCAGGCGGAGGTATGCCAGAATTAGACTCAACTTTCTTTAGTAGCGTACATCAAGTACAGATGAAAGTAGATTTAATTCTTAATATTAATGCATTTACAAACCAACCTGTAGCAGGAGATAAGGTACAGACTCAAACAGGCTCGGCTACAGTTGCATATTCATATGAAGTAGGCGGCAGTTTAGGTTTATATTTAAATAACATAACTGGTAGTTTTGATAGTACTGATAGTTTATTTTTAGTCAACGGAGATTTTGTTGGTGAATATGTTACATCCGCGCCTGCAGAGACAATTGATGTAAGTAGTTACTATGGTGGTTACATTATGCTTACAGTCCCAGGCGGCTATAACATATTTACAACAACATCAGATGAAGGCAAAGGTCTTGTTTTTCAAGAAGCAATTACTGATAGTTCGACTCCTTCTAACTATTATTACAATTCACGTGATTATGAAACAAGTACAATACAGAGTGAAGATACTTTAGCAAGTTATATTGAAACTTTGAGCTATCAAGGATTACCTGGAGCAGGAGGAGCTACTACGCCTTTCTTAAGTCCTTTGTATGTTATTAGAGCTCCTAAAGATCTTACAGATACTTTGTCTAACGGTGATAAATTTAAATTTTTAATTCCTAGCCTTTCACGATATGTAACAGGAACGAATAATGATCCTTCAGCTATAGGATTATCATATGCGAAAACAAACAAAGAATTAACTGTATATGATTTATGGGACGGTTATATAAAGTTTCAGTTTACAAAATTTAATCTATTTGGTGAACCTTTTGAACCAAGGATAGGCGATACTGTACAAGATGTTACAACAGGTGCTACAGCAGAAGTAACATTCTATCAGCGAGATGCTTTGAACGCTACAATTTTTGTAAAAAATGCAGTAGGAGATTTTTCAAATGGATCACAGTTTGGTAACAATGCAGAAATTAAATTTATAGGGGTGCCTACAGATACAAGTCCAATTTATCAAGTTGACAGGGTAATGGGCGAAATACAAAAGAAATCATTAGGACTTTCAGCTGAAGGAATAGGTAAATTAATTGTAATTGATTCAGGTGAAAATATAGATATTCCGTCAGTTTCAAGACAGATTGATACAGAGTATTGGTTTTATGAAGAAAATACAGTAGCAGGTGTGCCTGTATCCGCAAATTTACCTAGTGCAGGAAATAATGATTGGATAAACGTTTATAGTATTCCTGCTGTGTCCGGAGCAACAGCAAGTACCTTTGAAAATCAAGGAATGTATTCAGTATTTGGAACTGGTAACACAAATAGATTCCAGTTTTTAAGAAGTTATATTGTACCAGAAGCACATGAAGATTTTTATTTAGGTTCTGAAATTAAAACTGCAAAACAAAATGATCTTTACAGGCTTTTTGTTCACGCAGGACAAGATTACACTAGATTAAGAGATTTTAGGAATATAGGAAAAGAACTTGATGATAGCACATTTATACCTGGACGAACGTATTTTATAAAGAATGGCACAGATATAAACGGAGATGTTTGGGATTGGGAACTTGCAAAAGATAAGAAATTTCAAGGTACGTTTTCTCCATTGGTAAGTTACCAAACAGGAGATATTATATATTTAGATCGTGGTATTTACAAGGCAAATACTAATTTATCTCCAGGCATTTTTAATGGAGCAAATTGGACACAACAGACACAACCTTTAGATTACTTAGGTTATGTACCTAACAACACAGAAATACAACCAATTTTTGATAGTGCTGATCCGAGTACAATTTTAGATCAAGGTGGATTATTTAATTTTAATAGAATTGATGTTTCAGATGACGGCGAAGTATTAATAGGTCTAGCTAGATATTCTGGAGGCGATAAAGCACAAGTAGTCGTATATAGAAACAAGAACGGAAATTATCAAAGAAGTCAAAGTATATTAGAAAACAGCTTTCCTGCACCTTTGAATGCTGTAGATCTTGATTTATGGTCGACAGGTAAAACTTTGTGGGGTGCTGATATAGCACTTAGCAGTGATGGTAACATTATTGCAATAGGTGAGCCGTTTGCTGAAACACAACGTAGCGAAGAAGACCCGTCTCGTATACAAATCGATCAAGGTAGAGTCTTTGTGCTAAAGAAAAATACTGCTACAGGAATGTTTGAATTGTCTCAAACACTTTATAGTAGAGCAAACGAAAAAGTTGAACTATTTGGTATTAGATTAGCGTTTGATGAAAACATTCTAGCTATTACTGCAAAGAATGCCGACTCAGATGCAAAAACTACATTTGATTCAACAGAAGGGGTGCCGCAAACAACTTGGGATAATAATTTTACTACATTTGCAAAGAAATTTGTCGATACTGGTGTTGTATATCTATATGAAAATATTAGCGGAAATTTAGTTTATGGCCAGAAATTAGCATACGACGAACTACAAGATTCAACGCAAGCAGTTGCAAATTCAGATTCTAGTAATAGCATTAAAGATTTTGGTATGAACTTATACACAAATAATAGTCATGTATATGTTGGATTACCAAAACAGACTGTGGCTGATGGAGAAAATGGTGCAGTTATAGATTATAGAAAAGAACCAACTGCTAATATTTGGAAAACACATTCTCAACCTAAAGATACAGTAGACGTTGCAAAAATTAAAAAAGTATTGTTGTATAATACAAAAGAAAATAAATTAGTAAGCTATTTAGATTATGTAGATCCTATACAAGGAAAAATTCCAGGTATTGCAGAACAAGAATTAAGTTATAAATTGCATTATGATCCAGCTGTATATACAGTTGGTACATCAGATGTTAATACAAGCAAATCTGAAGTATGGGGAGAAAATCAAGTTGGAGAGCTTTGGTGGGATTTATCTACTACTAAATTTTTAAATCCTTATCAGAACAACACAATTTATAGTGTTAATAATTGGAACACACAATTTACCGGCAACAGCATTGATGTGTATGAATGGGTTGAAACTACATTACTTCCTTCAGAATGGAATACTTTATCTGCATCTGCAGAAGGAGTCACAGAAGGTATTAGTGGCACTACAAAATATGATGATACAATATATTCAACTAGAAGAATCTACGACGATGTTGCACAAACATTTTCTACAAAATATTATTATTGGGTAAAAGGCAAAATTACTGCTCCAAGATTAGAATCAAGAAAATTAAGTGCATTTAATGTAGCAAAATATATTGATGATCCTGCAAGTATGGGCTATAGATTTATAAACTTTATAAGTCCAACTAGCTTTGTTATACATAATTGTGAAAGTTTATTAAAAGATAAAGAAGTTGCATTAAGTATACAATATTGGACTATTGAAAATCAAGATATAAACATACACAACCAATATCAATTATATACTGCTGGTTTAGATACAAGCAAACCAAATGCTGATATAGAAAGAAAATGGTTTGATAGTTTAATTGGATACGATGATGCTGGCAGAATAGTACCAGATCCGAATTTATCAGCTAAGGAAAAATATGGAATTTTAAATGATCCAAGGCAATCCTGGTTTGTAAATAAAACAGAAGCTCTTAAGCAAGTTATTGATAGAGCCAATCTTGTACTTAAAGAAAATTTAATTGTAGATGATAAAATTATTACACCGTTACTTTCTAAACAAGCGGCGCCGTTAGCAGCTGGCAACACATATGATTTAGCTGTAGATACATTTGAAGATTTAGAATTTGTAGGTACAGCTAAAGTGAAGCAAGCGATTTTGACTCCGGTAATTGTAGATGGTAAAATAGTAAGGGTAACAATTGATGATCCTGGTAGAGGCTATAAAGTTGTGCCTACAGTAGAAATAACTGGAAATTTTGAAACAGCCGCAAATATTACTTTGACATTAAACAATGTAGGTGCAGTTATATCTGCAACAGTGGATTCTCAAGGTAGCGGTTATAGTTCAACATTAACAACATTGTCAGTAAGAAGATTTGCAGTCTTAGTAAACAGCGACAGTACATTATCTGGAAAATGGTCAATATATGAAAGAAATGTAAACAACACTCTGTGGGTAAGAAAACAAAGTCAAGTATTTGATGTATCTTTATTCTGGGAGTATATAGATTGGTATGACACAGGATATAATGAATTCACAACAATTAATCACTTAATAAATTCTAGTTATGAATTAGAATCTATAGATGACACAACTGGCGATATTGTTAAAATAGCAAACGTTGGATCAGGCGGTTGGCTTCTATTAGAAAAGATAGATAATGCTGATTCAATTGATTATACAAGGAATTATAAAACAATAGGACGTCAAAACGGAACTATAAGATTTTTACCATCTCTATTTAACACAGCGGTTGGTTCAGGATTTGATAGTGCAAGTTATGATATTAAAGTATATGATGTACAGCCAGTAAAAGAGACAAGAATAATTTTAGAAGCATTAAGAGATAATCTATTTGTAGATGAACTTGCAGTAGAATATAATAATTTGTTTTTATCAAGTTTGAAATATGTTTTTGCGGAACAGGGATTAGTTGATTGGGCATTTAAGACGAGCTTTATTAAAGCAAGACACAATGTCGGAGATTTAAGTAAAAAAATTACATTCCAAAATGACAATTTACCTAGTTACGAAGAGTATCTAAAAGAAGTAAAACCATTCAAGAGTAAGTTACGCGAATATATAAGTGATTACAATCAGCTTAATGTTGCATCAAATCTAGTGACTGATTTTGATTTACCGCCAAGGTATGATAATTCAAGTAAGTCTATTATACCACCTGCTGTTAAAGTTATAGATAACGCAATAGTAGGGACTGATACTGATTTAACAACCTATCCTAATAAAAATTGGGTTGATAATTTATCCTACAAAATTAAGCGTATTGAAATTGCAGATGCAGGTAGCGGATATACACAACCTCCTGTATTAAAATTTGTTGGACAAGACCTGTCTACTTCAGAAACAGGTACAGGAGCTACAGCTTTAGCCAAATTAGGACAAGGCGGAAAAATAGCATCTGTAGAAATAACAAATCAAGGTACTGGTTATTTAAATCCTCCAGTAGTAGAAATTAACGGTTCTATATCCGAAGGAGGTAGACCAGCAAGATTAATTGCCGTGCTAGGCGATGGCTTAGTAAGAGGAATGCACACAACAGTCAAATTTGACAGAGTTACAGGAAAATTTGTTGTAACAAAATTAAGCGAAACACAAACATTTGTAGGTAGTGGTAGTGCTTATATATTTGATTTAATATTTCCTATGGATTTGAGAACAAATACTGTAGAAATTACTGTATCGGGCGAACTTGCATTGCAAAGTGAATATACATATGAAAATGTAAAAGACACTTCAAAAGGTTATGATAGATATTTTGGTAGAGTAACTTTTACTAAACCTCCTGCTAGTAATACTTCAATTGTTATAAATTACAAAAAACCTGTAGAATATTTGACAGCTTCTGATAGAGTTAGTTTAGAATACAATCCTGTTGCAGGTCAATTTGGTAATGATTTATCACAAGTAATGGACGGTATTGACTATGGCGGTGTTGAAGTAAAAAGTTTTGAATTTGGCGGTAACACTGGTTGGGACTCTGCTCCTTGGTTTACAGATTCTTGGGATACATATGATACTACATACGAAGATGAAGTATTTAAATTAGACGGTAGTACAATTAGCATTACTTTAAGCAAACCATTAGAAAATGGTGTAGTTTATAATTTATATAGAAATGGTATTAGGTTAGATGATCCTAATTGGGCACCAGAACCTAATTATGATTCTACATTAATTAAAAATCCTAATGCAATTATGCAGAGTATTACAGGAGACGGAGTTACTACTGTAATAGAATTACAAGAATACGAAGTACCTACGCAAGCTGATGATGTAATTATTGTAAGAAAAGAAACTAGTGATGGTAGCTTTATTAATGACCCAGAAAGTTATGACACATCTATTAGCGGAGGATCTCTTGCTTATAATTCAGCTACAGGTTTAAAAGCAGAAGATATTACAATAGACGGCGACGGCTTTGTTACTCCAACAACAAGCAAAGGTCCAGAAGAAGTTGTACCAGGACAAGTAATTGATGCTGTAGATATTTCAGTGTTTGAAAGACCAGTAGGTGGAAGCAGTATTGTTGTAAATAGAAATCATACTGGTGATGGATCTACAAAATCATTTGACATAGGTAAATCACCTTTCACAGGTAGTTCATTGTTTGTTAAAGTTGATTCGGATATTATGGAGCCGACAACAGATGATTCTACGCTAGGATACAAAGTAAATTATGCAAATAAAACTGTAGACTTTGAAGTAGCACCTGCAGATGGTGCAAAAATAAATTTAACCTTAGTCGAAGTAGCAGGATTGCAAATATTAGATATAGATAGTTTTGTAAGTGATGGAAGTTCAAATACGTTTGAAACAAATGTTAGATGGACAGATAATGTACAAGGAATAGCTACAAGTAATGGAAAAAAACTAGATGCTGTTTTAACAAAAAGTACAGGTGAATATCCTAACAATGTAGAGTTAGTATTAGCAAGTCCTCTTCAAGCAGGAGATGTTGTACGATATGCGTTGTTTATAGGCGACGGTAATGAAATAGATTCTTTCAGTCAAGTAGTAGTGGATGACTTTATTGCAACAACACCGCAAGGAAATGATACACTTGTTTTAAGTCAAGCACCTTTTTCATATGGTCCTTCGGGTATACATACACTTGTACAAGTAGGTGACGATATATTACATTCAGGGTACAATCAAGAATTTACAGTATCTGCTGAAAATGAATATAAATTAGACCTTTGGCAGATACCAATTGCATTAATCCAAGCCGCACAAGTTCAAGTATATCTAAATGGTAGAGAATTGACTTATACAACTGATTGGACATTTATATCAGCAGAAGCGTTTGATAGTGATACACCTTTAGACCAACAGAAAGGTAACACAGTAAAATTAGCAGACGGAGTAGGTGTAGCAGGTGATAAACTCCTTGTATATATTATCACCGAAAGTCAATATAGGTTTGGATACTTTGAGCAACAAGGTGATTCATCATCTGTGTTTGTGCCGACGCCGACTATTTGCTCTTTTGAAGTCGACAGACCAATTGGTACAAGAATGAGAGTATTCCAATTTAGTAACAGTACTGCACAGAAATTTTCAAGAGAATCATACACAGTTCAAGAAAACACTCCTATAACTAAAGGAAGTGCAGATTATTATTTCTTAAATAATTTAAGAGCAGGTTTATTTAAATTAAGAAATCAAGCTGTTGATTCTAAATACGTTTGGGTTATACTAAACAATAAGTTGTTAAAACCTGATGTAGATTATAGTGTTACAACAGATAAGAATTTTGTAAAATTAGTCAGTCCTTTGTCTCAAGGAGATAGGATAGAGGTTTTACATTTTGGTAATCCAACTGTTATTACAAAATTTGGTTTTAGACAATTTAAGGATATGTTGAATAGGACACACTACAAGAGAATAGATGGAGACAAAAATTATATTTTAGGAAAAGATCTTAAACCATATGATAAAGTTATAGAACTTGTTGATGCAAGTGGCATTACTAATCCTACAGAAGGTTCTGAATATCCAGGCATAGTATTTGTTAATGGAGAGAGAATTGAATATAGACAAAAAGAAGGAAATTTGTTAAAACAATTACAAAGAGGCACATTAGGTACAGGTGTAAAAGATATACATACACATGGTACAGAAGTATATGATCAAAGTATTGATGCTTCAATGCCTTACAAAGACGAAACAATAAGCACAGTATTTACAGCAGACGGTACAAGTTCTACGTTTGAATTAGATTTTACACCGGGAGCTAACGGAGTGAACGAGTTTGATGTATTTGTAGCAGGAAAGCGGTTAAGAAAAAATGCAATAGCATCTTATAAGTTTGAAACTACAATTAATGGTGTAACAACAAGTAGTATAGCCCAAGATAGTCCAGAAGGTGACGAAACTTTACCAGCAGAATTTACACTAGCGGGTAGTACTGTTACTTTACTTAATACTCCAGGAGAAAATCAAAAGGTTATAATTATACGAAAACAAGGAAAAATATGGACAGATCCAGGTGAACCACTTAGCCAAGCAGATTCTGATATAGGAAGATTCTTACGAGCTACAAGTGTTGACTTACCTCGATAAATACAATGACAGGAAAAATAATATGACAGACAATTTACATGATATGAGCGGAGTTTTGATACAAGGACACATCAAAATCCACGATCCAGAGTCTAATCATACGTTTGTAGATAAGCGTAATGCAATCCATTATGAAAATATGAGTTTAAGTCTTGCAGAAAGCATAGGCAACGGAGGTGCAGGTTGGATATATGAAATGAGTTTTGGAAATGGTGGTACAAGTGTTGATCCTACTGGAATTATTACATACTTAACACCAAATTCAACAGGCACAAATGCAAGTTTATATAATCAAACACATACTAAAGTAGTAGATGATCGTAGTGTTAATAATTTAGATCCTGTCAGAAATAAAATTGAAACAAGACACGTAAGTGGTACAAACTACACAGATGTTTTAGTTACATGTTTGCTAGATTATAGTGAGCCTAGTGGGCAAGATGCATATGATACTGCAACTGATGGATCTAGTTTATATGTTTTTGATGAATTAGGACTTAAGGCATATTCAGCTGATGGCGCAGGTAGATTACTGACACATGTAATTTTCCATCCTGTACAAAAGTCTCTTAATAGACTAATACAAATTGACTACACAGTTAGAGTACAAAGTTTAACTGGTTTTAATGAGGCGTAGATAGATGGCGTATACTATTTCATACACAGATGCCGCTAATAAAGGCACAATAGTATTAGAAGATAACACATTAAATACTACTACATCTTTACGGTTGCCTGGTAGAAATACTACTGCATACGGTAGCGCCATTGCAACAAATTTTTTACATCTATTAGAAAATTTTGCTTTTAATACTGCACCTAGTAATGGTGTAGAAGGACAGTTATGGTACGATAATACAGCAGGCTCTGAAACGCTAAAAGTTTACGATGGCACTAACTGGGTATCTGCAGCAGGAATTAAAAAAGCAGTTTCTGCACCTGATGTATCAGCATCACAACTTGGTGATTTATGGGTTGATACTGATAATCAACAATTATATTTGTTTTCTGGTTCTGGTTGGGTTCTTATTGGTCCTGAATTTAGTGACGGTTTAGCAACTGGAGTAACACCAGCTAATATTATAGGTACAGATAATGTATCCTACACAGTAATACAACTTGATGTACTATCTAAACCTGCCGCAATTATAAGTACAAATTCGTTTACTCCTAAAACAGCTATTGAAGGCTTTTCGACAATATCGCCAGGAATTAATTTAAGTGATAAAGATATTACAGGAGCAGGTAGTTTAAAATATAGAGGCATAAGCGAAAAAGCAGAAAGTTTAGTAGTAGCAGGTTCTGCTATCGCTGCATCAAATTTCTTAAGAGCAGATGTTGTTAGTACAACAAATTATCCAATCAATATTCAAAATAATACAGGAATCAATTATGGACTGAATGCAGAATTAAACATTGGTATTGAAGGATCTGCAGGAGTTATTCAACATCAGATTGAAGGTTCTAATATTGATATAAGAGTAAAAAATAACGGCATTTTAACTACTGTATTAAGAGTAGATTCAAATCTAAGAGTAGGTATCAATAATACTGCACCAGACGAAGCACTTGACGTAACAGGAAATATCAAAGCAAGCGGTACAGCTTCAATAGATTCAACAACACAAAGTGAAACTATAGGCACAGGTTCTATTGTAACTAAGGGTGGTATCGGTGTAGCAAAAAATGTACATGCAGGTGGTACTTTAAATGTTGCAGGTACAAGCACATTAACAGATATTATGCCGCTTGCACATAACACATATAATTTAGGCACAGATGCTATTAAATGGAAAAACATTTATTCAACAGCATTTACAGGAAACTTAGTAGGTAATGTAAGTGGTACTGTGTCTGGTAGAGCAGGCTCTGCAGATAAACTTACTTCTGCAACTTCATTTCAATTAGCGGGAGATGTTACAGCCCCAGCATTTACATTTGATGGTCAAACTGGAGGATCTACAAAAACTTTTAATGCAGTAATTAGTAACACAATTATTGGTGGTAAAAGTGCTACTGTAAGTTCACAAGCAGACGACGAATTTTTGTTAAACAGAGTTACAGGTGCAACAGGATTAGCTAAAATTTCTAGGGCAAATTTATTTGCTTCAGTAGCAACTAATCCAGCTGGTGTTATGATGGCTTATGGAGGAAATACTGCACCACAAGATTGGTTAATGTGTGACGGTACTGAATATAGAATTTCAGATTATACTTTGCTGTTTGCTGCAATAGGTTATAATTTTGGTGCTGAAGCATCTGTTACGACAGGATTTTTTAAAGTTCCTGATTTAAGAGGTAGGACTACTGTAGGTAAAGATAACATGGGCGGAACTAGTGCAAATGTTATTACAGACGAATCTGCTGATATTATGGGTTCACAAGACGGACAAGAAAAAACAAATATTCAAGTTACTAATTTGCCAGATCACAAGCACGATCTACGTGGTGATGCTTTAACACAGTTTTATGCAATAAATGATTTAGCAGCGCCTACAACAGACACAGGAGCCTTTAGAGGTGATGGGCCAACTGCTACTAATGGCGGACAATATCTTCCAAACAGTGGAGGAATTGAATCTGATTCTGCCGTTGGACAACCTTTAAATTTAATGAATCCGCATTTAATTATAAATTACATAATCTACACTGGTAGGAGTACATAATGAGTTATAGAATTAATAAAACAAATGGTGACTTACTTGTAGATTTAGTTGATGGACAAATTGATGTAAGTACTTCTAGTTTAACTTTAGTAGGTAGAAACTACACAGGTTTTGGTGAAGCATTTAATGAAAATTTTGTAAAGTTGCTAGAAAATTTTTCTAGCACTACTGCACCAAATACACCAATAACTGGCCAGCTTTGGTTTGACACTCAAGAGCAAAGATTAAAAATATATAATGGTACTGCTTTTAAATCTGCAGGAGGACCTATTGTTTCAGCTTCACAACCTACAATGGTAGCGGGAGATCTGTGGATTGATAGTAAAAATAATCAGCTGTATTTCTTTGATGGATCTGAATTAGTTTTAGCAGGACCACCATATCAAGCTGGTCAACAAAAAACTGGATTCGAAGTTCAATCTGTAATTGACTCTGTAAACGTAACAAGAACTGCATTAAAATTATTCATTGGCGGTACATTAGTTGGTGTATTTGCTGACAGTCAATATTTTGTGGAACTTGTAAATGGAATTCCTGGATATCCACAAGATGCCAACGACACTCAAGTTCCAAAACGCCAATTATTCAAAAAAGGATTCAACCCTATCGCTGCAGATTTTAAATATTTTGGTATTGCAGAATCAGCAGAAAGTTTGATAGACGGATCAGGTGCAAAATTTAATACTGCAAGTTTTATGAGTGCAGTAGGTGCAACACAGACAACAGGAAAATTATCCGTAAAAAATCAAGCAGGACTAGCAGTAGGTGTAGGTGATATCGAATACGGAATATTAAAAGTAAATTCTGGAACAAATCAATTAGAATTAGAAGCACAACAAGCAAATACTGATATAAACTTAAAAGTAAGAAAAGGAAATGCTTATATTTCAGGAATCATTATTGATGCAACTAATGAAAGGGTAGGCGTTTTCAATGATACTCCTACTGTTGAATTAGACGTAGTTGGAGCAGGAAAATTTTCAGGCAATGTTACAGTAGGTGGAAATTTACTTGTATCAGGTGATACAACATTTTTAGATACAACAACTTTACGTGTAGAAGATAAAAATATTGAATTAGGTTTACAAAGCGATAGCACTCAAGCAAATGACGCCGCTGTTGATGGTGGTGGTATAATTCTGCGTTCTATTGATGGCAGTAAGGATATATTATGGTATGATGCAACAAATAGTTGGACATTTAATCAAAATGTTGATTTAACAACTAATGCAATAAATCCTGATCCTGCTTTTAAAATTGATGGAACTTCAGTTTTAACAAAAACAGAACTTGCTTCTACAGTCACAACAGCAACAGGACTTGTAAATATAGGAACATTAGGTGCTATCGATATTGACAACATCAATTTAGATGGTTCAACAATTACTGTTACAGGCGGGGGATTAAATGTAGTATCATCAGGTGATATTACAATAAACACACAAAAAATAACAGGTGTTGTTGACCCAGTAGCAGCACAAGGAGTTGCAACAAAGAATTATGTTGATACTACTATTGATTCAGAAAATGTAGGGTTAGCATTAGATATTACAGGTTTTTCAAATCCTAACGCTGGAGGAGTAGGAAACGGACCAGTAAATGATGTAATTGCAGTTTTACAAACATTGTATCCTGCAAATACAAAAAACGGGGCAATAGCCACTGTACATTGCACAAACTATGCAGGTGCAAGTATTAATATTAGCCAGGGATTGCTGTCTGCGGCACTTAATAAGTCGTATATAGCAGTAGATAAAGACAATGTAGCGTCTTCGACGTCTGTGATGCAAGATTTAGCAGTAGATGCGGCAGGTGTGTCAGGTTCAGCAACCATTACACCGACAAGATATACAATGACTTTTACTAGTAATGGGACTACTTGGTCACATGGTAGTACGACTAATTATCCGTAATGCTGATAAATACTATTAATATAATGCATATTAGGGGTTAATAAAAATGGCATACACAATTGACAGATATAATAATTCTCAACTTACAGTTGTCGAAGATGGAACCATTGACCAAACTACTGACTTAAAATTAGTTGGTAAGAATTATGCCGGATACGGAGAAATACAGAATGAAAATTTTGTTTTCCTATTAGAAAACTTTTCAGGAACATCAGCACCTCCTAAAGCAATTTCAGGGCAAATTTGGTTTGATAGTTCGACTAAGAAGTTAAAGTTTTATGATGGAACAAAATTCCGTACAACAGGTGGCGCAGAAGTAAGTGCTACAGAACCAGCAGGACTAACAGAAGGTGATTTTTGGTGGGATACTGCTAACGAACAATTATATGCGTTCAATGGAACAACATTTGTTTTAGTTGGACCACAGGATGCAGGATCTCTTCTTACACAATGGAAGAGTGCAACAATAAATGATAACGCTGGCGTTTCTCGTTCAATAATTAAAGCAATTATCAACGACGAAGTTGTGATGATTGTGTCTAATCAAGCGTTTACAATTGATAGTACAGATGCAACAAATGCTATAGCAGGATTTGATGTTGTCAAACAAGGTATGACACTGAAAAATACTGTTAATGCTACAGGAGGAGTAACTTCTACAAACTTTAGATATTGGGGTACAGCATCTAACGCAGATAAGTTAGGCGGATTTGATTCATCAGCTTATCTAAAAGCAGGAGATGCAAACTTTACTGCTCTTGCAGAATTTGCTGATGTAGGTTTAGCTGTTGGTGATTCAAATGATTTTAGAATTAAGGTTGAAAATGGTAATGAAGCAGTAATTGCAAACGAAATAGGTACTTTAATTACTATCAGAGCTAAAGATACAGGCGGATCTATAAAGAATACTTTGAAAATTCAAGCAAACTCGGTCTTCCCAGGTTTGGCAGCCGATGGCATATCAACAGAAACTGTGACGTTAGGTACTGCTGATCATCAATTTAATAATGTATATGCAAGTAACTTTACAGGGCTTGCAGAAAAAGCAACTAATCTCGTTGTTGCTGGTACAAACAGAGCAGGTTCAGAAACAGTTGCAAACGGAACTGTAGCAACACGTACAAATACATCAGAAGTAATTAACGCACAAACAATTCCAGCAGGTTCACTCAAAGCTAATTATTTTGTTGGTGTTTCAACACAAGCACAATATGCTGACCTAGCAGAAAAGTACACTACTCAAAAAGAATTTGCAGTAGGAACAGCTATGGCAATTTGCACAGATGCTGATCATGAAGCAGGTCCTGCTTCTGGCAGTAATATTTGTATAGGTGTAATATCAGATTCACCTGCTTTACTTATGAATGCAGAAAGTGAAGGACAACCAATAGCGTTAAAAGGAAGAGTACCAGTTCGTGTTATAGGAAGAGTAGAAAAGGGCGATCCTGTATATGTAGGAGATCATGGTGTATGTCAATCAGCTGATTCAGAAGGCAGAGATATTGTAGGTATTGCATTAGAGTCTAATGAAGATGTAAATGAAAAGCTGGTTGAATGTGTGTTAAAAGTTTAAAAATAGGAATCGCTCGTTATGACCGTTAACGCCCAAGAACTAATTACAGCTGCAACCTTTAATGGTTTGCAAAGTAGAATTGAGACTGTTCTTGGCCAAGGCTTTGCAGATACAGGATATGGTCAGACACTAAGCAGTTCAATTGTTGCTGCCAACACAGTCATTACAGCAACACATTTACAAAATTTAAAATCAGATATAGATAAATGTAGAGCACATCAAACTGGTAGTGTTACAAGTTTGGCACTTATTAATCCAACAGATAGAATAGGTGCATCTGAATCTATTGATAAAGACGGTACAACAGATACTTCAAAAGGTATAAATGATTATCTCACATTAGTCAACAGTCTTGAAGCAGATAGACAACTTTGTGATGATACACAAGCATCTGTAGAATCAGTATTACAAAGCACAAGAGTATCTGAATGGAATGGTACTATAACTCATGTTTTTACTGTGACATTTACTGATGCAGCCGCAAGACGTCATTTTTTCAATGCTGGCGGACAAATAAGATTTCAAGCTAATCTTTCAAACGGAAGCGGCGGAAAAGATTCTGATTGGGCATCTATGTTAGCAGGTATGGGAACCATATCAATGGCATCACATGCAACTACACAAACAGGATCAGGAGTACCAACTGCTATTGGTAACTTTGAATTAACAGGTACTTCACAAAGAATATTTCATAAATTAGGTACAGCATATGACTACAATAACAACATGTATCAAATAAATGCACGTACACTAGCTGATAATGTAATAGAGTTTGATGTACAATTTCAAGATAACGCAGATGGCGGAGGTGATCCAAACGTTACTGGAGATATATTAAGCTCAATCACCCACAGACGACCATCAGGAACATATGTATCTGTTCCTTCTCCGACGTATAACAACACGTCAGAACTATAAAACAATTACCTTAGATTCCGATAAATACATTATATTACCGTATAATGGAGAAAAAATATGCCATCTGTAGGATCTAATGTTGAAGCGGCTTTGTACAATGACTATGTTCAACGAGTCAATGCAATATTAGGTATCGGCACAGGTAAAAGAGGATATGGTGTAGCTATGGCTAACACCGGCACAGCAATAGTTGGGACTACTGATATTACAGCTGCTCAGTGGGCTGGATTAAGAACAGATTTAAATTTAATACATGCACATCAGTTGAATACTTCTACTGCTATTGGTGAAATAGTAAGTGGTAATATTATCGGTGCTGATGAATCAAATGTTGGTACAGGTAGTACGGTGTTGAGAGACAATCCAACAGATACATTTACTATTGTAAATCCAGATGCTAATAAAGGCGTAAATGATTTTGGACCAACGTTCACAGCTATAGAAGCAGATCCTGAACAAGTGTTTGCAAGTCACTTAGTATTAGAATCAAAAATTACGCCGTCTACTTCAGGAGCATCATATACATCTAGTTGGAATACTACACTTACAGCAGAAGTAAATGTAACTTTTGCTGGAGGATATACATGTAAGAATGATGATGGTAGTGCTGTCACTGCTACCGGTGATGACCATAGAAGACATTTTTTTAATACTGGAGGAGACATAAGATTTTCAACTTCAGGTTCAAATGGTTCAGGTACTAAGTCAGCAGATTGGGCAACTATGTTATCTAATTTTGGCACCATAACATTTAAAAATAGTTCAACTACAACAACCGGAACAGCAACAGTAGGAGCTGGGTTTGGTTCAGAAGATTTAACAACAAGTTATCAAGATATTGCTGTAAAATTTGGATCTGATGTATTGTATGCAGAAAACAGTATAAAGGTAGAAGCAAAACATGATAATAATGGGACTATTACTTTCAAATTTTCATGGACTGATGCTGATACTGGCGACCCTTTTACAGATGAACAAGTAGATTTGGACATAGATCTTACCATGTCACAAACCCGTTGTAACGGTCCAATTTCTATAGCAACACCAACATATGCGTTCGTTGGCTCAGGAATAGCATAAGCCAATTATACCATTGACAACAAGCAATTTTTAGTATATAATAGTAGTATTACTTAAGGAGTATTCTATGGACGATAGGCTAGAAAAAGCACTAGATTTTTCTAATCACATGATTACGTTAAATAACCAGCGTAATCTTATACATGAAAAATTTTTGGAAAATTGTGTACATTATGTAAATGGTGGGAAATTTAATGTAAACAGAGAATTAATTAATTTTTGTAATACTTTAATACAAAATAATCAATCCAGTTCAATTTTATTAGATGATAATAATTCACCTATAGAAATAGAAAATTTACAAGATTTCTTAGACGAAATTTTGAATATCTATTCTACAAATGCAAATGCATATCTACAAAAATTTAATGAGCTTAAAAAGACTAGAACAATTGAAGGCATTCTAAATTTATGACGCAAGGTGTGTTACTCTTTGCACTTAACAATTTAGAAGTAGATTATATAAAACAAGCAGTTTTTTGTGCAAAGAAAATAAAAGAACATTTGAAGTTGCCTGTAGCATTAGTTACAGACAATCCTGAATATCTCGAAAGAGCTTTCACTTTCTATCAAAAGTATATTGATCAAGTTCTACCAATACCAATAACCCATACAGAACAAAAAAGAATTTTTTTAGACGGAGTATATAGTACAAAAAAATTAGCTTGGAAAAATCATTCAAGACCAGATTGTTACAATCTTACTCCGTTTGATGAAACTATTGTGTTAGATGTTGATTTTATTATTTGTAATAATCAATTATTAAATTGTTTTAATATGGATCAAGATTTTTTGATTTATAGGCATCCAACAGATGTTGCAAAAACTTTAAGAAGATTACAAAAATTTGATAGGATAAGTGATCGTTCAATAGACATGTGGTGGGCTACTGGATTTTATTTTAAGAAATCTGACTTTATGCAAATGTATTTTAATTTAATACAGCACATAAAAGACAATTGGAACTATTATAGATTAATATATCAAATACCTAATAACAATTATAGAAATGATTTTGCTTTTAGCATTGCAATTCATATATTGCAAGGATTTCAACTAGGTCCTTGGCCACGTACTATGCCAGGAAATATGTATATGGCTTCAGATGGAGATATGTTACACAATCTAGATGGAAATAAAATGACATTTATTTGTGATTACACAAGTGGAGGAAGTTTTGTAGGTGCTACAGTTGAAGATGCAAATGTACATGTTATGAATAAATTTAGTTTAGGTAGAGCAATAGATAAAGAGTTTGAAAATGAGTGACGGATTTTGTTTACTAGCACAGAATAATGCTGAAGTTGATTATATTAAGCAGGCATATGCTTTAGCTACTAGCATACATAAATTTAATAAAGATCAAAATATATCATTAATTACAAATGATAAAGTACCTGAAAAGTACAAATCTGTGTTTGATAAGATTATAGATATTCCTTGGACAGATCAAGCAAAGGATACTAATTGGAAGATTGAAAATAGATGGAAAGTATACCATGCTTCTCCTTATGAACATACTATTGTAATGGATGTTGATATGTTAATATTACATGATATTACTCATTGGTGGTCCGAACTTAAAAAAAGAAATTTATTTTTTGTAAGTAATGTAAAGAATTATCGTAATGAAAATGTAACTACTAGGTATTACAGAAAAACATGGGACGAAAATAATTTGCCTAATTTATATTCTGCATTTTATTATTTTAAGAAAAGCGACGAAGCTCATGAGTTTTTTAAACTTTTAGAAATAATTATGATCAACTGGGAATTATTTTATGGAAGATTCGCAGGGAACTATTATCAAAAATGGTGTAGTATGGATTTAAGTTGTAGTATTGCTAGTAAGATATTAGATAATACTTTAGACATAACAGATCCAAACTCTTTTATTACATTTACTCACATGAAACCTCATTGTCAAAATTGGCATGAAGTACCTAGTAAATGGACCACAGTATTAGGTGGTTATTTTACAAAAGATAAAACTATGATGATTGGAAATTTTTTACAACGAAATATTTTACATTATGTTGAACCAGAATTTCTCACTGATAGGTTAATCAGTAGATTGGAGTCAGTTTAATGTTTTATGTGTATTACAGTGAATCAGGAGATTTATTATCAGTAACAAATGAAAACAAAAGTGATGATCCACACTTAGTTATCGATAAAGACTTATATGTAGATTTTGTATCAGGTAAGTGTAACCTTGTTGATTATTATGTTTTACTAAGTCCTGAAGCTCCTCCAAAATTTTTAAGAAAAGATGAAACAGAAAATTTTGATGTAGATAAAAGTATTCATGAAATAAAACGGCTAGATAAGATTACCGGCTATGATCCTTTATCTTTTTATATCTTCCAAGACAAAAAGAAAGAAAAATGGCAAGGTAAAGCACATATTTCAGGACTAGTTGAGTCAAGAATTATCAACAATAAATATTTAAGTCAGTTTAAAAAAGTATATGTTACAGAAGAAAATAACCCTAATATTTTACTAGGACAACTTACTATTGATATGAAAAAATTTACTAACAAAAAATTATTCGATATAGAAACAGATGATGCACATTTAGTAACATTAGATAAAATAAGTTTGTATTGTCCTGTAAATGATGAAAATTTTTATCATATCGTAAGGAAATGATTGCCAGATGCCTAATAAATTTAAAGTACTTGATTATGATGTAGTATATTTAAGTTATGATGAACCCAATGCAGAAGAAAATTATGCTGACTTATTAACAAAGGTTCCTTGGGCAAAACGTGTTCATGGAGTTAAAGGTTCAGACGCTGCACATAAAGAATGTGCAAAGTTAAGTGAAACGGATAGATTTATCACAGTAGACGGTGATAATAAAATAAAAAATAATTTTTTAAAAGAAGAAATATCTTTTGAAGATGACGTAGAATTAGAAAATTGTGTTATAAGTTGGGCAGGAAAAAATGAAGTTAACGGACTTGTTTATGGTAATGGCGGTTTAAAATGCTGGCCAAAAGAATACGTGTTAAATATGCGTACACACGAAAACGCAGATCCAGATAATGAACATGCACAAGTAGATTTTTGTTGGGACCTCAAATATGTACAAATGAATAGTTGCTTCTCTGATGTATATAATAATGCTACACCTCAACAAGCATGGAGAGCTGGTTTTAGAGAAGGTGTAAAATTATCACTTAATCAGGGTATCAAACCAAACAAAGATGAATTTTTAAATTTGCATTGGAGATGTTTACATTGGTTGTATATTTGGGCAATGGTTGGAGCAGATGTAAAAAATGGTGATTGGGCAATGCTTGGTACAAGAGCAGCTGTGTATAAAACAATGTGTACAGACTGGGATTATGTAAATGTTCGTGACTTTGAATATCTTAATGATTTATGGAAAAGTGAATTTTCTAGTGTTGAAGATGTGACTAATTCTTCTAAGGATTACGGAATTAAATTAATAAATGAATTACAGTTGCCAATTGATAGCGAGCCTTTTACACCAGGTGCAAGTAAATTTTTTAAATCAATATATCAACAGCCTGATCGTGTTAATCGACACAAAGGATTAAGCGGATCGGGGGTAAAATAATATGCAAACTGATATGGTGTATGATGTCTTAGACCATCATCACAAGGAAGCTAAAGATTGGGTTGTTGTCAATTGGAATCTAGGTAATACCTGCAACTACTCTTGTAGTTACTGCCCTCCTGTACTTAATAATGGTTCATATGGATGGAATGATTTTGAAATTATAAAAAAATTTATTGATGCATGTGAAAAACATTATGCACCAAGAAAAGTTTATTTTGAATTTACAGGTGGAGAGGTTACACTATGGAAAGACTTTATAAAGTGTGCCCAATACATTAAGTCTAAAGGTCACGATATAGGCTTTATAAGTAACGCTAGTCGTACAATAAGATGGTGGGAGAAAAATAAAAATAACTTTGATCATGTATGTTTAAGTTTTCATCCTGAAAGTGCAGAAGCTGATCATTTTTTAGAAGTTGTTAAAATTATGACCAAGGTGTGTAGAACACATGTAAATATAATGATGCACACTGACATTGATAGATTTAACAACGGCGTAGAATTAACAAAAAAATTAGTAAAAGAAGCAACAAATTTCAGCCTTGCTCTACAACCACTAGTGATTGATTTTGGAAGTGAAAGGTTTCCTTATACACAAGAACAGCTAGATATTATAGATAGACAATGGGAAGATTTTGGCAAACATATTAAGTATACAGGAGACAACGACTTCAAACTGTATAGAGGTAGTATGGACATGATTAATTCTAAAACGGGTGAAACAAAAAATCGTGCCGCACATAGATTTATTGCTGATAATACAAATAACTGGGAAGGATGGAAATGTTATAGCGGTGTTGAACAAATCGTAGTAGATTTTGACGGTACTGTAATGATAGGTTGGTGTAGAGTTGGAGGCTCATTGGGTAATATGAAAGAGCCAGAAAGTATTGCTTGGCCAACAAAACCAGTCATTTGTAATAAAAGCTACTGCCATTGTAATTTTGATATTATGAGTAAAAAGGAAAAGTAATGGATAAAGGTGATCTAGTAAACAAACTTTTAGACGAAAAAAAAATTACTGTGGTTATGTATCCATCAGGAGCATGCGGTGAATATCTTACCCAACTTGTTGCTAATCATACTGCATCTTTCAATAATGTACCTTCTTATAGTATACAATGGAACCATAATTTAAATATTCCTAGCAATAGATATGAATGTCAATGTATTATTCCCAGATTACATTTCATAGGTCAACTACATGAAAGGGAAAATAAAAGTAATTGGATAAATGAAGAATACTATTTGACAAATGATTTAGATTTAACAAAAAACTTTGTTGTTCGTGATCATGTAGATCGCACTACAATAAAATTGTTGACGCCTATTGCAGATAAGGTAAATGTTTTACACATTAAGTTTAGTTCATCTTATGCCTATGAATATTTTGCTACATTGTATTATGCTAAAACAGCTCATAAATTAAAAACTCCTGTTGATCCTAATTTTATAACATACAGAATAGGTTGTAGTGATGATATTGCACAAAAAATTTCAGATAGAATAGGTTTGGAATATGAATGGGTTTGGTTGAATGACGTATGGTCTCTTTATCATAAAATTATTAATAACGATTCAGCACCATACGAACACAAAAAATCTATAAAAGATTCTATAACAAGTTTTTCAAAAAAATACAAAGAAAATGATTATTTGTTAGATAATTTACGATCAAAATTTAACTCTTATTATACATTAGATATAGATACTTTACCTAAATCAGCAGATCGCATCGTTAAACAGTTGAGAATATTGTATAGAGATTTTGCTATAGATACTGCAAAACCAGAATTAGCAAATTACATTAACAGAAACAATGTTGTATATAACTCTATGCGAGGCGGGTATATCTAATGGACCAACCTACAGGCAATAGGCAATTAAGAATATACAATAAAAATAATCAGTATAGTCTGTATAGTGTTGATGAAGTTATTGCTAATAATCTTAACCATTGGAAAGATTGGAAATGTAGTGCAGGTGTAAGAAGTTTATACATAGACTATGATGGTAATGTGTGGATTGCAAATTGTGCAAGTGCATCTCAGTACGGTAAAGTTCATGAACAAAAAGTTAAAAATTTTACAAATCATGATCCTGATTTAGTTGATAGATTATGGAAAGAATATAGAGAATCATTTATAGGAGCATATCCGCACAAAGAATGGATTGAAGAAAATACAAGAGATGGTTGGCCTATGCCAAAAAAAAATTGGGAAACTTGTGAGCAACATATTACGCTAATGTCCTTTATTAAAAAATTAGAAAAACAATTCTTTGATGATCCGTATAAACAATTTATGAAGGATCCTGCTACTTGGCAATGGAAAGCAGAAAAGAATGATGATATTTGGGGATTACAGGGAAGTATTTTTACAGGTTGGGAAACTCCTAAACAATGGACTAGTTGTCCTTTTGATAGCTGTGGTTGCGGAGCAGATGTAATTTTAAGTAAAGCAAAAGACGAGCCTGCTTTAGAAAATTTAAATGTAACTAGATATGGTTATGATGGTCAAGATAAAGGCCATTTTCAAGACCCAGTAAAAAATCCACAAAATGCATTTGATACTACTCCAGTCGGTATAGAAATGAATTTTCCAATTAATCATCAAATCTTGTGGGATATAACAAGAAGATGTAATTATGATTGTGATTATTGCTGGCCAAGTGTGCATAATAATAAAGAAGCACATCATGACTATGAAAAAATTATAGAAACAATAGATAAAGCCATAGACTCTTGGAGTAAAGGAGAAACTATAAGATGGAATTTTGGAGGCGGTGAGCCTACAATGAATCCTAAATTTTTAGATATCTTGAAACATTTAAAAAGTAGGAATCAATGGGTCCTTGTTACTACAAATGGTAGTCGTAGCACAAAATACTGGACTGAAGCAAGTAAATATATTAATAGTGTAAATATGAGTGCTCATTTCGGAAGTATGGATCTTTATCCTGGTAATGAAGAAAGGTTTATTAAAAACTGTGAAATTATTATTCAAAGGCATAAAAAAGTACCAGATGATCATTGGTTAGAAATTAAATTAATGACACCGCCTGGCATGTTAGATAGAGCTCAAAGTTTTTATGATAAAATTATTAAATTAGGAATAAATGATTTAGGAGCAAATGGTAGGCAGATAGGAGCAATAAGTTTAGTACCTATAAGGGGTCATGATAGCGGTAAGCTAGTAGGATATAGTGATAATGAAATTAGATTTTTCCAACAACAGGGTTAATTACCTTGTATTATATACAGCCGGCACCGGCGGAGAAATTATCACATACGCTTTGAGCCAATGTGTACCTGAAATCAATGCCATACCTACAAAAGACGTTGGAGAAAACAGATGGTTTACAAAATGTAAAATAGGATATTGTAGAGATAGAAATTTGCCGTGGGAATATGTTGGAGAAGACGATCCAAATAAACATGATTTGTACAAAGATCACTATGATCCTGAAGTAATTAATTATTGGGATCAAAGAATGACCGTTCTTGGATTTCACTTAACAAAAAATTTCGAATATTGGACTAATTTAGCTTGGCAAAAACTTAATAAAGTAGAAAATTTACCTACAAAGTTTGTTGAAAATCACGTAGGACAGTTTCAAAAAGATTTAGATGCTTTAAAACAATATAAAAATCATTTTGCTAACATGCATCTTATAAACATAGATGGATTGCATGAATCTAGTGGTAGTCTTATTGTACAATTACAAAGAATTTTTCCTAATTTAGATACAAAAAAGTTTAAAAAAATTGTGCAAAAATGGATTAAGAAAAATAATAAAGTTTTACAGGGTTTTGTCAAACCCATAGTACAACGCGAAATAACACAAACAAATAATATATCATTTGATTTAGATATTGTAAGAACTTCAGAACAAAGAATAGAAATGATATTACATCCAGACTGTCCTGACGATGTTTTAGAAATTGTTGCTTTACATGACACTGATCAAGAAGTACTCGAAGCACTTTATCGTAAGCCAGGTTTAGTAGATAATGATACTCCGCAAGGAAAAAGAATTAAAACTTATTTAAGAAGTAGGCTTATTAAACCTACTGAAGTCATAGATGCAGTACAGGAAAACATGCTTGTACATAAAGATAGATGGAATGCTTTTTGCCCTATACCCTGGAATCATTTAGCTACAAATGCTGACGGAAGCATTAGAATGTGTTGTCAAATGATAAATTCACCGTTTGGAACTGTATACAAAGAAGATGGTACACTTTTGACCGGCAAAGATGATATCACTAAACATAGAAATTCACCAGTATGGAAACAAATTAGAAAAGAGATGATAAGTGGTATAGATCCTGAAATATGTAAACTATGTACTAACGAGGAGACTAATGGTATAGGTAGCAAAAGACAATGGACTCGCAAGTTGTATACTGATGTTTATTACAAAGCAATAGTTAACACAGAAAAAGATGGTTCGATTAAAGATACTGATTTTCCTATTACATATATGGACTTAAGATTTGGAAACAAATGTAATCTCAAATGCAGAAGCTGTGGTCCTACAGATAGCAGTTTATGGTACGACGATTGGGTAAAACTCCATCCTGAAGATACACGTTTTAACTATAGAGGACATAACAAAGTCAAAATTGAAACTTTACCAGACGGTACAAATACTGTGCCTGACCTATTTGATCCAGATCAAACATATTCTAGTTTATGGAAACATATAATGAATAATTTAGATACTATCAAAAGGTATTATTTTACAGGCGGCGAACCAACAATTAATTTAAAACATAGAGAATTATTAGATTACTATATTGACAAAGGAACTGCAAACGAAGTTACTTTAGACTATAATACTAATATGGCAGGAGTACCTAGTGCAGTATTCAAGCAATGGAAACATTTTAAGCAAGTCAATCTAGGAATGAGTATAGATGGGATAAACAAACATTTTGAATTTATTCGGCATCCAGGAAAGTTTTCAACTGTATTAAAAAATATGCGCCGTGTAGATAGAGAAGATGGATTTGAAAAACTTATTGCAAGTATTACCCTTACATTAAGTATACAAAACGTTTTGCACTATCCTGAAATGCAATGGTGGATGAAGGAGCAAAATTGGAATAGGATTGAAGAAGTTATTATTGTACATAATTTATATGGACCTGATGTCCTTAACATACAAAATTTACCTGTGGTATATAAAAAATACATTGATAAAAAGTACAAAAATTTCCTAGATAGATTGTATGCTAGATGGGATTCTAATGTAGATGAAGTTGCTTTTTGTAGAAGAGTGGAACAGAGATGCAAAAGTATATTAACACATATGTGGGATAAAGAGCCAGACGAAGTAGCATATGAAGGTTTGTGGCCTTGGATGGAGAGATTAGATAAAATAAGAAATGAATCTTGGCAAGACTCGTTGTCAGATATTGCACAAATGATAAAGGATTGTGATGGAAAAGAAATATAATTTAAATGTAGAATGGCAAATAAAAAATAATCCTGCATTTTGTACCATGCCTTTTACACATCAATATATTGCAACTGACGGATTTGTTAATCTTTGTTGTTTAGCAGACTATAATTTTCCTATTGTAAAAAATGTACAAGGGCATGATTTACAAGAAGTATGGGAAAGTGAAGACATGCAAGAGGTTCGTAAGACAATGTTAGAAGGAAAATTTGAAAAACGTTGTACAACTTGCTGGAAACAAGATAAACAAGGTGGCGGCTCAGACAGAGAAAGTTTGAATGAGGTTTATTTAAAATATAGACTCAAAAAGAATCCAGATTTGCGTCTTGATATTGAGAAAGGTAATAATACCGGCGGTCCAACATGGGCGGATTATAGACCAGGACGTCTTTGTAATTTTGGTTGCAGAATGTGTTTTGGTGCAATTAGTAGCACTATTGCTAAAGAACAGCAACAACATCCTGAAACACAAGAAATAATGAACGAAGAATGGAAAGATGTACAAGATTGGATTGACGATCCTGTATGTTTTGAAAGTGTAAAAAAACATATTCCTAAAATGGCTTCTATAAAACTGGCAGGCGGCGAACCGTTATTCATGCCAGGCGTGTATAAACTACTAAAATGGTGTGTAGAAAGCGGAAATACACATTTAATGCTTGATATTACTACCAATGGCAGTAGATTAAAGAGTAAAACAACAAATCTTTTGCCTAAATTTAGACAAGTTGACTTGCAATTTAGTATGTGTGGTATAGGATATGCAAACGATTACATAAGATATGGAGCAAACTGGAATGAATTAGATAAAGCATATCAGCATTATTTAAAAATGCCAGTCACAGTACAATTACTTGCAACAGCACAAATTTACAATGCATGGGATTTACCTAAATTAGTAGATTATTGGTATAAGCATGGCAAATCTACAAACATTGTGTTTAATCCAGTAAATGGCCCTATAGATTTAATGATAGATCTTATACCTTTTAGTTATAAAATCGAAATAGCAGAAGAATTAAAATCAAGATTACATCTATTGACAGATGAACAATTAAGGATTAGTCGTTTGCCTCATGTTATTGCAAGATTAGAATTACCAGATCCAGTAGATTTAGAAACAATAGACAAATACAAAAATTGGCGTACACATTTTGTAAGAAGAACAATTACCTATGATAGAATTAGGAATCAAGATGTAACAAAAATTCATCCTAAATTAACTGAAATATGGAATAAATGGTATAAAGAATATGGCGATTAATTTTTATTATGATGTTATTAAGGATTGCGGGCCTGTTCCTAACGGTATAACATCTTATCATGATAATCATCCTGAGACTTGGCCTTATCCGTTTGGTGATAGAGACAGCATAGACAGTATGGTAGAAGTTATTTCTAGTTTTTATTATACTATGGTAAAAAATGATTGTGAAATACAGTTATTCACAGGAGATGATATATTTAATCCTGTAAGAGGATTTAAAGAAGACATATTCTACCCATTTGAAGTATCTTATGGTATCAATATTAATATACCGCATAAAACTTTAGACTATTTACGTGCAGGAAAAATGAAAGTCTTATTGCTAGGGCAAACATTACAAGGTGCTAACGAAGTAATTAGGCTTAGACATGTGGCAGAAATGTTTATGAGATGCAAAGTTCCTGTGGAAAATATTATTTTAGTTACCGCTGATTTGAATAATACATACCAAGAGCTATTAGATCCTTATAAGTCATATTCTATAGATTGGTGGCAAATTGAATCAAGATTAATTATCAATAACGACACGGTAAAATATAAAAATTTTTTTAAACCAATAAATGATCCTATGCCTGTGTTAGATTTTGACATAGATCAATTCAATCCTAAACTTTTATTTCATAATTTTTCAGAATACCCACAAGCACCAAATTGTGTACAGCTATATTCTGCTTTAGAGGCAAACGAATTGTATGATCATGGTAGTATAATACATAAGAACGATAGTATTGATTATCATGCTAATAGTCTTATATCAATTTTAACACCTTGGGCACCTAATAACAGAATGGCTTACATGAGTGAAGTAAACGCTTTGTTCACTAATCTGGATATTTGGCAGTTACTAGTAATGGGAAAGCCATTTATGGTTTTTGGATGTCAACAAACTATGAAATATTTAAATCAGCAAGGATATTTTACTTTTTTTGATTTGTTAAATGAAAAATATGATACATATGCAGATGTAAGTATACGTGCTGACTTAATTTGTCATGAATTAACAAGGTTAAAAAATAATTGTAGATCAGAAGAAACAAAAAATGCGTTGAAAACGTTGAATAAATTTGCTAAAGTTAATAAAGCCAAATTCTTAGAAAGGTCCCACATGCCTATGTTTCTAAAATTATTTGACGCAATACGATATGGTTGACATTTTGCATAAGAAAGTATATAATTAAGAATGTATGATATAATTTTTGTTGGTGAAAAGACACAACATTATACAGATTTGAAAGATAAATTTTTTGGACTTAAATATGCTCCAGATTTTGATTCTGCTCAAAAATTAGCAGTTACAACTATGTTTTGGGTTATATGGGACGACTTGCTAGTTGAAAATAATTTTGATTTTTCTTATGCACCTGAAAAATGGGATCAAAAAGTAATTCATGTATTTAAAAATGCTGACAAGTATAATGGCATTTGTTTGTACCCTAAAAGAGTTGAAGTACATCCTAGAGAAGCACAATATAGATTTTTCGCAGACAAGAAAGAAATAGATATATTAGCAAGTACACCTAAACCAACGTATGATGTTGTGTTTATAAGCTATGATGAACCTAATGCAGATGTAAATTACAGGCGTCTTTTAGACAAAATGCCTTGGGCTAAGAGAGTACATGGTGTTTCTGGTATACATCAAGCTCATATAGAGGCAGCAAAACTTTGTAAATCTGATATGTTTTATGTTGTTGATGGAGATGCTTATATAAATGATAATTTTGATTTTCAAATGACAGTATCTATTAATGAGCAAAATATTGTACATGTATGGAGGAGTCAAAATCCTATAAACAGGCTTACATATGGCAACGGAGGAGTAAAATTATTACCAAGGAAACTTACACTTAACGTAGATACAGAAAGTACAGATATGACTACAAGCATAAGTGTGCGTTTTAAAGCAATGCCTGAGGTAAGTAATATTTCTTTATTTAATACAGATCCATTCAGCACTTGGAAAAGTGCATTTAGAGAATGTGTAAAACTCAGTAGTAAAGTAATTCAAGGACAAAATGATAAAGAAACAGAGATAAGATTAAATGAATGGTGCACCAAAGGAAAAAATAAGTCTTTTGGTGAATATTGTATTGCTGGTGCTAACGCTGGTAAAGAATATGGTCAAAAATGGAAGGGAAATGCAACTGAACTAAAAAAAATTAACGATTTTGTTTGGTTAAAAGAAAAGTTTAATGACATCACAATTAATTAAAAGTCTATATTATGTTTTAGACAATCCTGATTTTAATAAGGATTGCATTAGTGGCGGACAATTAAAAAGTAAAGAATGGCTTGTTAAAAAAGTAGAAGAATACTGTCCTGATCTTGGCATAGTTTTTTTATGTGCGGGTTGGTATGCTACACTTGCTACAATGTTATTTGAATCTAATGTTCTTGTAACAAAAATTAGAAGTTTTGATGTGGATGACAGTTGTAAAGAAATAGCAGAAAAATTTAATATGCCTTGGGTAGTTGATAATTGGAAGTTTAAAGCAACAACGTTAGATATTAATACTATGCAATACCCAACAACTTATGAAACTTTAACATATGATAAAAAGTTTGTTACATTAACTGATATGCCAGATACTATTATAAACACAAGTTGTGAACATATTGCTAACTTCAGTGATTGGTACTCAAATATTCCTAAAGACAAGCTGGTAATTTTGCAGAGTAATAATTTTACAAAATTAGAAGAACACGTAAATTGTAGTAAAAGTCTTAAAGAATTTAGTGAAAGTGTACATATGTCAGAAACACTTTACGAAGGAGAACTTGATCTCACAGATCAAGGCGGTTATATTAGATTTATGAAAATTGGTATCAAATAAATTAAGGTGTAGTCCAATATATTTGATGACTATGTGGTGTAAATTTAGAAATTGTTCCGTCTTTTCTAGTAAAAGTGTTGACGTCTGTTATTCCTACACCAACTGAAGTAGGCGATAAATCATCTTGCCAACCACCCCATGGTTGCCATGCTTCTTCATCATAATCTCCAAACATTGTAGCGGCTGTATTAGCATAGTTTGTACACCATTTGTAGTATGCATCTTTAGATGCTTGTATTTGTTCAGCTGTAGGATTAACAATTCCTGTACCACTATGTACCATATCACCAACAGTCGTATCCCATTGAGTTTGTAAACGATTTGCCATTGTTGCTGAGTTTTCTGTAGTCTTGACTAGATAAGTTGTAACGGTTGAATCTACGGTTAATTTAACATGATCTACACTATCAGTTTTATTACTTGCTAAAATATTAGATAATTTTTCGTAATTTAAAAGAACACCTGGACCATGTAATACAATGTGTTGTGTATCATCAGTTATATTTTTGGCTAATCTATCACCAAATCTAGCTAAACCACTTAAACCTGCTGGCATAATAAAATTATTAATACCATTTTGCTCATCATTATGTCGCCATGCTCTTAGTACGCCCCATTGTTCTCTAAGCACAGTTTTTTCGCCATATTTTGCAGATAGCTTTTCAGTTAATTTAGTTGCAATAGTTCGTATTTCACCAAATCCAAAGCCTACAATTAAGTAATAATTCATATTTTTTCTCCGTTAGACTTACTATGTTTATTTATCATAATTAGTGTTCTTTACAATTAGGTAGCATTTTTGCTATTTGTTTAATATTATTTTCGTTAATGTATAAACTCATTAGAATGTGATATATATCGTCTGCCATTGCGAAACTGCCGTGTGTTTTTCTTGTGTTTAGTACGTATGGAACGCCTTCTTTAAATCTTTGTATTTTTCCGTCATATATAAACATCCATTCATCATCTGTAGTTTTATTTAAAGGAATAAAAATACGAAATTGATCGTTTAGTCTAAATGCATCTCTGTGTAATCTAAAAAAACTACCTTTGTCCATAGTTGCTACCCTACACCTTGCAAGTTCTGTCCATTTATCAAAAAACTTTATAATACTAGGACATTTTAATAAGTTATCATTATATGGTTGATTTCTTGCATGCTTAATTTCGGCAGGAGTGTCTAAACCTAAATCTTCTATAGGACCAGTTAGATTGATTGCAGTTTTTCCATTAGGCCCTGGTAACCAATCCTTTATTTGTTTTAGTTCTGTAATTGTTTTTTCTGAAAATTTATAATCTAATTCTACCACGTCTCCATATGAACAAAGTATACTATGTAAGCTCATCACATCCATTATATTTCACCCTTGTCTTTCATTTCACGTTCTAATTTTGCTACATGATGAATACGTTTTATTTGATGATACATTTTAAAAATAGTTATTGGCCCATCAGCTTTATACCAACATGGAAAAATTCCATGTATGTAAGATTTAATTGCACAGGCTATCAGTTTATTACTTTGGTGAACACTATGCGTTAAGTGTTTCCAATATCCCCATTCTGTTTCTTCTAAATGTTCTTTAATTTTTTTATACATATTTCCTCCAACACCATATATGACCATCAAATGTCTTTTTTAAATCTTGACCATTATGTTTAAATGTTCTTTTTGTTGAATGTTCAACAATCCATTCTAAATTAACATTTAAATTATTTGTAAATTCATCAATCCTACTACGTGGCCAAGATCCTATTCCTATCCAAAATCCGTGTTGTTTTCTTCTTTCTTCATAATCAGCTTCTGTTTCTTTTTTATGTCTCATTATAAGTAGCCCGCCTGGCCGTAACCAAGATAACATTTTTTCTATGTTAGGTAGATGATAATCATCCGGACACTCATGTAAAACTCCTAAACACAAGACACCGTCTTGACTTTCTAGTTCGATTGGAGCATCTAAAATTTTGCATACATAATCTTGATTACCATAATCAACAAAATCAAATCCTATCAAATTAGGAAAATACTTTTTGTAAGGATTTACTCCACAACCAGCATCAACTATATTTGCATCAAGAGGAAATATTTCACGTATATCGTGTTCTTTAGAGATTTTTGCATTGTTTCTTTTTGCACTAAACCTAGATAAATTTTCAGGCAATTGGAAAAATTTTAATCTACTTTGATCAAACTCTGTAAAATCTTGTATATCCATAAAACTAGTTCCTTGCATGTATTTAACCTCTAAAACACTCCCTCAAAAATAAAATAGTCTACTATGAATGTAAGCTGAGCACCCATAAACACAGCCAAATAATAATTACTCAATTGATCCCATAGTATCTTAATAATCCACCATGCCACACCAACTCGAAAAGTATATAATACGTTAGCTTGAACAAAATCCATTAGTGCTGGTAATTCTTTTGCCTGAAATAGATAAGCAAATACACCCCCATCGTATAAAAAACTTATTTGTGCGGCTAATAAAACTGCAAAGCCGTAAGGAATGTACTTGTATAAAAATTTTACTATATGAGCAGTTACAAGCAATCTATAAGATACATAGATTATATTTGCAACTAGTATGTCTATCATTCAAATCATTCCACAGAATAATAGTGATCTCGTTCGTTAAGTATTCTGTCAGTGTCTTCTGTTTTAACACCTGTAAGTTGTAAACTTACTCTTGGTACATAACTTGTATTTGCAGTAGAATGAGGAACATTAGGCCAATCAAATATATGTATTTCACCTGCTTTCCATCTTTCATACATTCGATTACCATACATATAAAATTGTCCTGGTTCCCAGTCATTCAGCATGATTGTTATTCTTACTACTTTAGATGGATCCTCAGGATTAAATTGATAAAGTTTGTCTATGTGTAGATTCCAAACTTGCCCTGTAGTTTGTACATGTATTCTTTTTTGAAAATTTTCAAGTTTAAAATATTCTGCTATTTCATTTATCTTGGTATACTTCTCACATTTTCTATTAAAGTTAGAAACTTCTAAGTCAGCACTTGCTCCTGCAGATGTAAGATCATATTCTTCTTGTTCTATAAACTTGTCTTTACGTTCGCCTTTTTTACCTCTTGTTGCCCAAGTAACTGGTTTGCTATCTTTTATAACTTGTTTTAATTCTTCTTCCCAATCACCATGAAAAGTTCCACACACTCTAAATGTTTCACTGACACCATCGATAGTGTTTTTATCAAAATGGTAATTACTATTACTTTTTGTCCATTCCCAATTACTTTTATAGTCATCAGGATTAGTCAAATATTTCATCTTATCTTTATCAAATCTAAATGCCATACATATCTACCTTTCTAGTATTTAAGTCTGCAGCTTACCTTCTTTACGCATCTTGGCACGTAATTCTGTAGCACTAATACTATGTATCTCTTTTCCTAAGTCATGCTCTGTAAAGGTATATCCTACCCCACGACCATAACTAATATCTACAATATTCGGAACAATCATAATATTGTATTCCCTATAATATTCAAAACCCTCTTTAGCAAGTTCCTTTTTTATATTATCTTCTACATCAGCCACAATAAATGGATTGTCATCCTGCGTCATTGTACGTCCGCCTGATGCATCTGTGTCTTGCGGCACAGTTCTGATCATAATACATACTTGTCCTGTTTCAGCTAAAGCACGTTTAAATAATTCAGTGTGTCCTTTGTGCCAAGGTTGCCAACGTCCTAACATTTGTGTTGTAGGCTTAAAAACGTTAAACATTATTTTTCTCCATGTAATTTTTCACTACCTCCATTAATTGTGCATGTGTATCCTCAAACCATTTTGAAACATGATAGTTAACGCTAGAAGGTTTTTCAAACATTTTATTTGTGTCTTCGTATCTACCTTCCTTAATAGTATCCATCCAAACTTGATAATCTGCATCAAATTCTTGTCTTGCTCTTTCTGTAGGACAAATAAAGTCAGCAACTGCAACTTTTCCTGCACTAACAACACCATCCGCTAGATAACGCATTCTTTGTGCTTGTCTGACTCTGCCTTCTAAACTAAAATCCCAGTCTTTATATTTGTCTCTTACAGCATCTGCATTTATATGAATTGCACCAATTAATTCTGCAAAAGGTTTTGCCAGCGTGGTTTTACCACTACCAGGCAAGCCAAATATTAATATTTTCATACTGCGCCTTTCCTGCTACTTGCTAATTGAATTGTTTTATCTAATGTTGATTCTGCTTGTGATATGTATTTCTTATTCGCATCTTTAGATAATATTTCTAGTAGTTTAGTATCATCTAATGTTACTTCATTTGGTAACAATCCTAGTTGTTTTTCTAACGATTGTAAATATCTTATCTTGTACAAGTATAATAACTCTTGACTAGCAAATATTGTTTTATTGCCAAGTATTATACTATCTAACTGTTTCATAAAAAACGGTGTTGTGTGTTTTTCTCTTACACGTTCTTGTTGTAATTTTAAAATATTACTATCTCTCCCTATTATGAGAAATTGAATTCTACAAAACTTTCTTGCTACTTCTATAAAATTATCATATGCTGGAATAGTTTCTACACCATCATCAAAATATGGGCAACTGATACTTGTGATGAAATACTGACTTTGTTTCCAGTCAAAATCATTTAGTTTTAAAGGATCTTTCCAGCATTCTGCAAAAGGTTCTAAATCATGACCTTCCCAATACTTTTCTTGTAATGCAGGCCATACAAATATATTTTTATTTTGTCCTAGTGCTTTACTGAATAAGTGATTACCGGCTCCTTGCGGGCCAGTCATTATAGTAAGTAAAGGTTTCAAAGTTTACCCCATTTTATTATATTCCATATACGTTCGTGTATATAAAATATAAATGTGTTAGCAGTAAGTTGTATAATTGCAATAGAACCGCTTATACTAATGTCACGTAATATTGCGTAACTAATTAAAAATGTGCAAAGTGTACCAGTTAATCTCCATGATACTGTCTTTACGAGACTTCTTACTTTAGTGTCCATACTGTATCACGCGATCCATTAGCAATAATTTCCCTAGTTTTATCTGATTTTAAGCCTGTAATCTGTATGCAGGGTCTTGCAAAATTACTTGCGTTAGCGGTTGCGTGTGGCACATTAGGCCAATCAAATATATGAGCTTCTCCGGCTTTCCATCTTTCATAGATAAAATTACCATACATATAGAACTGTCCTGGTTGCCAATCATCTAAGAAAAATGTAATACGACATACTTGTTCAGGATCTTCTATGCATCTATCCCAAAGTTTGTCAATGTGTAAATTAAACATTTGACCTGTAAGTTGAACATGGGCACGATATTTTAATTCGTCCTTACCACCTACTACGCCAAAGTGTTCTTTCATTTTTACAAGCATTGGATAATCCTCTAACTCATCTTTCATATTTGTAAGCATAAGTTTTTTAGGATCACCCCCTCCTTGTGTAATATCATATTCTTCTTGTTTCAACATTGGAGATGCATCTTCTTTATGTCCAAAGAATTTTCTTGTTTCCCAATTTATAGCTTTAGTCGCATTTTTAACTAATCTATCTCTATCTGCTTTCCATAACTCAGGATTATCAAATCGGCCTAAAACTTTAACCCATTCGCCTTCCTTGTCTTGAATATTATTATCAAAATGATATTCACTGTGTGCTACAGTCCAATCCCAATTACTTTTATAATTGTCTGCAGGTTCTAAAGTTTTAGTCCAATTTGTTTTGTGCATCATACGTAATCAAGTCCTTTATCTTTTCTAACTAAACTGTTTATAAATATTCCTAATGCAACAACAATACATATAAGGAATATAGGATGGTTATATATGTTAAATAATTCAAACCACCTAAAGTCAGACATTGAACTTAATCCTGGTTTCCATTGTTTATAACCATAAATCTGCAATGTTCCCCAAAAGTATTCATCTATCTTAAAAGCTACAACGTATGCAACTAGAATTGCTGGTCTACTAATGTTCCACATTTTACATAAGACTCCTATAGCACTTAAGATAGCAAGTAAAGCTAAATCTTCCCAACCACCTGTGTATTGCATATTAGCATAAACAATTACTGCTAAAATAAAAGTTGCGTAAATCCAAAAAGGCACTTCTAATATTTTAAGTATATACTTGTATAAAAATATACTTAACAATGCAACACCAATAGTCCCAAAAATATAACCAAATGCTAAACTATTTGTAAACTGTATATCATCTAATAGACTTGGTGTACCAATCTCCATACCGAAATACATACATATTGCCATTACCATTGCGGCAAAAGGCGCAGCTGGTATTCCAAACAAACATGCAGGAATCATACTAGACACCTTTTGTGCATTGTTTGCTCCTTCACACCCTAATAATCCTACAGGGTTACCTTCACCAAAAGGAACTTCTTGGTCTTTTTCTTTATGTGCAGCCTTTGTGGCACCGTATGCTAAGAAGTCACCTACTGCGCCTCCTACACCTGGTAATAAACCAGTAACGAAACCAATCAACCCACCACGTATCATATCACGCCAGTGTGTTTTTACATCACGGAAGCCTTGGAAAAGACCTGTCCAATAACTTCCATTTATTGGTGGTGCTGCGGATTTTAATTTTCTTCTAAATCCATCTAATAATTCTGGTACTCCAAACAGGCCTGATAGTAAAACTACCATTCCTATTCCATTTTGTAAATATTCCCAACCAAATGTTAGTCTAGGATTACTTACAACATCTTCGCCAACCATACCTACTGCTAGTCCGAATATGATTGCACATATACTTAAAAATACGTTTTTACTTGCCACAAAGCCTACACAGGCTAGTGCCATTGTCATGAAGCCCAGAAACTCTGGACGTCCAAATAATACTATAATCTTCCCATAATAAGGAAGTAAAAAGAATGTCAGTGCTGCAAATACAACTCCGTTAAAAGTAGAGTCAGCAATAGCAATGCCCATTGCTCTTGAGGCTTGGCCTTTTTTCGCCATTGGATAACCATCTATAACACAGGCCGCAGTTGTACTTGCTCCTGGTATGCCTGTAAGAATACTTGTATAACTATCTGCACTTGCACAACTTGCTACTATTGCAGTAAGAAAGACTAACCCCAAATAAGGGTCAGCCATAAAGTATGCTCCCATGCTAAAGACAGTTATCAGGGCGGTAGTTACACCTGCAATAGGTATAATACCAACTAGCATTCCATACATGGTGCCAATTAATGCCCAGATAACATAGTCCATAGGTTAATCCTTTACTTTAAAAGCTCTGGCTTATAAATTGATGGAAAGCCATATGCTTCCTGATTCCATTTAACCGCATCTTTAAGAGCTTTCTCTGTAATTAGGGATTTTAGAGTAGCTAATAATGCTGGGCCATCTTGGATCCAAGGATAAGTTCCTGTTTTAGCATAAATTTCAGCACTCGCAACTGGATCATTAATCATTTCAGTTACAGCAGCTTTGATCTTTGCCGCATTAGGATTGCCTTTGTTTACCCAAAGAGACTTTTGGATAGCATCACGCCAGTTACGTGTTAAGCGATATGCTTCATACAAATCACCTTTTGGTGCTTCGCCCCATAACTTTTCGTACAAGTCCTCGAACTGTGTACCTGGAAAGTTTGGGTCTGCCATTTGTACTTTATTTTCCAAGTCTAGGATACCGTGTGTGAACCAAAGTTCATTACCTTCGATACCTTCGTAGAAACGTTTCCAAGCCGCAGGCGATTCACGTGCTACATCAAATTCACCGTTTTTAAAACCAAGACGCTTTTCGCCTCCTGATACACCGTTAACCCAAGTTACACGTTCTCTCCAACATTTTAGATAGTCGTCTACTGTGTTGTCACCTTGTGGACCACAAAGTAACATTGCCACTGCCGCTGCATCTGGTTCAAAACCTGATCCACCTGCAATAGTCCAGTTTCCTGATTTTTCATCAGCACCAGCATGTTTACCAAGAACAATATCATTGTTCATAGAACCCATTAGTTCATAGTCGAAATAGTTGTAGTCAACTTTATCCAACAAGTACGACACACCGTTACCACCGTGTGCAACCATAATTGTTTTGTCATCAAAACGTAGGCTGTTGTGGAACTTGTTAAAACCAGGAATATCTCTTGCGCCTGGAATATGACGAACCACGACTGGTTCACCGATGAACTTTTCTAAGTTCTTAGCGATAATTTCGCTCCATACAGAAGTACCCTTACCAGGTGCCTGAGGAACAATCAGCGTATAATCAGCAAAAGCTGTTGTAGCTGACATCGTCAAAGCCATAAAGACTCCAATGATTAGTTTCTTCATAATGTTATATCTCCTTTAGTTTATACTTCATTATTAAATTTTTAAGTTTCAGAGTTGATCCTTAAATAATACATATAACATAAGTAATTATATGATGCGGATAAAAAAATTTTTAAAAGTGAATCTTTTTTTATTATTGCATACATTTATTTATCAAAAAGGAGATTTTTTTTATGAACACTCGAATTTTTAGTCTAATCGACGAAAATTTAAAAAACTCCTTCAATTTACCTAAGTATAACAATATTAATGATCAGATTACAATCGATACAAATATCGGTTCGTTACCTTGGTCACCAGCTAGGTTACGTAAGTTTAAAGACAATGTGTCATCTAAGTTACAACTTGATATAGAAACTTTAGATGTTACTGTGAAAGAATTAGTATCTGATCTTGATTCAAGATATATGCATAGGTTTTTTGGGGAGATTTGGCAACCTAAAACTGAAATATATCAATACAGCGGATGGGCATTAGTAGATACAATAAACAATACAGATCCAAAAGCGGTGTTAGACTTTGGTTGTGGATATCATCCATTTAAAAATAGAATTAAAAATCTAATTGGTATAGATCCATATAATAATAGTGCAGACTATATGGTTGATATATTAGAATTTGCTGTTGAGCCAGAGAGCTATGATCATATCATAGTGTTCGGTAGTTTAAACTTCGGTGATAGAGGTGATATTAATACAAGATTTGCAAAACTTGTAGAAATATTAATGCCTGGAGGTAGAATGTATTTTCGTGCTAATCCTGGGCATTTATGGCCAAAAGGACCTTTTGTAGATATCTTTCCTTGGTCGTTTGAAGTAGCATATGAACTAGCAAAAGAACACAATCTTGAATTAGAAAAGTTTAAAAAAGATAACGGTGACAGATTGTATTTTGAGTTTTACAAGCCAAAATAAATATTTACATAGGAAAAAAATTAATGTATGATGAAAGTAAACTAATATTCTTTACTGGAGCCCCAGGTAGTAAATGGAGTGCAGTATCTAACGTAATATCAAAAAATACTATTATGCCAATTAACATATCTGATCACAGAGATGACAGAGTGTATACACATACAAGATCTCCAGTACAGCACTTAGGAGCGTACTGGGGTCCTGGACAAGAATACGGACAAAAATTTGATAAACTAGATACTTTGACTAAAGAAGAAATAATTCAAGAAATAGACGGACCATATGCTGACAAAACTTGGGATACTTATAGAATTATTAAATGTCATCATTTTTCCTTACAATTAGATTACATAAGAAAAACTTTTCCATTAGCAAAAATAATGATTGTGCTTAGAACTGAAATAAAAAATTTCAGAGGCTGGAAAGGTGCTGGAGGATTTGAGTCTATTGATTATCCAGATTATCATACATATTATAAAAATTATGACCTACTCAAAGAAAAAATATTTGAAGAAGTAGCCGCAGCGAATAATTGGGTAGGAGAAAACAAATTAAGAGTTAATGTTTGTGATAGGTATTATTTTAAAGAACGCTGGGGGTTAGAATCAAAAGAAGAATATGATTGGTTAGATTTTTATATTTCTTCTATAGAGAAAAGCCAACCGAAAGAAGTTAATAATTTTAATGGAAGATATGTGCTTGATGTAAACGTGTGTGAATACAATTTTTAGGAGCAAATATGGAAAAAGATTACGCAGATGATGCAAACAAAATTTTAAAAAAATCAATTGAAGGTGATAAAGATAATGTTAATTATTATTCCGGTGATCGTGTCAAAGATCTTGTACCGGATCAAATTCCACAACTTGAAGAAGGTGTGAACATTAATGATAGCAATTACCAAGATGATATGTATTCAGAGGAGCAACTACAACGTCATAAAAAATCTAACATGAATGTTTACACGGTTGACGGAATTCCTAGTAGATGGTATCATAATAAATTGCGGTCTACTTGGCATTTTGATCCAAAAGGTGATCCACAAGAAAAAACTTTTACAGTTATGTGTAAATTTAAAGGTGACTGGGAAGCTGGTGTACAAAGAGCTTTAAGAAAATGTAAAGAACATACTATAGGAAACTATAGACCACGTAATTCTAGTCAGCAAGATAAAGATTTACATGAAGGTGAAATGATGGACATTAAACGTGCATCAGGCAAAGATGATGTATCTTGCATGTATCATCATCAAATTGCTCATAATGAAAGAAGAGATACTCATCCTGATTCTGCTGTTTTTTTTAGAATGTTAGAAGCAGTAGGTATGTATGATGTACATCAATCAAGAGTGCATATACAACGTCTAGGAGAAGTAACACCTTTCCATATTGATCAACAGATGAGATATGCTAGACCAGAATGGAGAGAAAAATGGATTGCCGCAGGAGCAGATAAAAATCCACTTATGTTACGTAGGATACTGATAGCTTTAACACCTTGGGATTATGGACATGTATGGCAGTTCGGAAATACATATTATCAAGGTTATGATGCAGGTGAATGTGTTGTGTATGATTGGTGTAATATGCCGCATGCTGCTTCTAATATGGGCTACACACCAAGAATAACTTTACAAGCTACTGGATTTATAAATGAAAAGTTTACTAATTTAATGAACAACGGATCTAAAGAGCATATAATTAATGTCTGAACCTATTACCCCAAGAAAAACAAAAGGACAACAACCTAAGATACGTAAACAAATGTTTAACGAACCTTGCACAATAGATCTTTGGAACGGAAAAGATAATGAGGAAAATAGTAAACCTTGGGTTGGGGGCAGAGGGAGAGATCTATTTACGGCACATATAGCTCAAAAAGATGCTGTAAATAAACATGTAGAATATAGATGGAATAGCTTAGGTCTCCGAGGACCTGAACCAAATTATGACGCTGATGTTAAGATTATATTTGCCGGTGGAAGTTTATGTCTAGGTACCGGAGTGAATGTAGAAGAAAGTTTTCCATATTTAGTGGCAGAAAAATTAAATGCATCTTATATAAATTTTAGCTCAGCTGATTCATTAACTGATATTATAGATCCATTAATAGAATTTAAAAATTTTAATCCTGATTATGTTGTTTTAAATGATACAAGGTTTTTTCAAAATTATGGTTGGGCTTTACGTGAAATATATAAAATAAGAAAGTTAGAACAAGAAGAAGGATACAAAAAACATTTTACTAATTCAGATGTTGACTGTTTAAAATTATTTGACTTTTTTTTAAAAGGTTTGTTTCCGAATTCAAGACTAATTCTTGCATATTGTGAAAGAAGGGCGTGGAAGTCTATTGTGCCAAGTCTACATAATATATCCAAGGTGCCGTTTGAAGCAAAAGAAACTGTAGTAGATTTAGCAAGAGATGGGTTTCATCCTGGAGTTGAATCACATAAAATTATGGCAGAAATGATTTTAGAAGGAATAAAAAATGTATGAAGATTACACAGGTAAAGATTTAATTTTAGCGACAGGTGCTCCAGGCAGTAGATGGAGCGGAATACTACGTATGATAACATCAAACATAGATATAAATATTTCTGATGAAACCCCTGATAGAGTTTACAATCATGAGACTATCAATCCTGATACAGGTAAATTAGTTACCAGGGGTTGGCATAGAGGTGCGTATTGGGGTCCTGATCATGAGTTTGGAAAACAGTTTGATATACTTGATACACTTAGCAAAGAACAAATTGTTGAGGATTTTAAAAAACCTTACACAGACTGGAATCATGGTAAAAAAATAATCAAAAGTCATTGGTTTGCTTATCATCTTGACTATCTAAAAAATATGTTTCCAGATGCAAAGTTTATAGGTGTTCAAAGAACTAATGAAGAATGTTTTGAATGGTGGCATATCTGTGGAGGTTGGGATATATCATATCCTCATTATTTTTGGTATAAAGATGATGTAGGTATGAAAAAACAAATTGCTATTGAAAATCAAAATATCACAAATTTTTTTCCTACTATAAGAAATAATACAGTACAAGAAATTTTCGAAGGGTTAGGTTTACCAAATAAAACGATAAGTTTTAATGAATTTTGTAAAAGAGATGATAAACTTGCTGATGTGTTAAGTAAGCATGACCCAAAAGATGATGATTATTATCCAGCCTTAAATCACATAGTTGAAAGAATTTCAACTGGCGTGTGCTAATCTTGCTTTATAATATAATATAGGAAAATAACCTAGTTGCGGCATTTTATAATGTAAATGCACTTTATCGCCTGTTGCAAACCAATCATCATGAATACAGATATCTCCTTTAACAAGTAGTTCGTCTGTTTTATAATCAATTTGATAGCAACAATTTAAATTTTCACCCATAATAGGTAATCCATTAGGTGCCCATTCTGCATGCCTGTCAACATACTTTAGTGTCTCAAATGTTGTGTTTATTGCACATGGACCTATTTCACTCATACCCCAATTAGCAATAACTGTTGCGCCTTTGCTTACAAATTTACGAATATGATCCCAAGGTATTATATCACTGCCCATTGCTATTATTTTTCCGTTAAAATTAGCGTTTGAAAATCCTTTAGTTTTTATTATGGCTTCACACATAGCAGGAGGTAAAAAGGTGTGTGTGTATTTTTCAAAATCTTTAATAAAACTAAAAGGATTAAATTTTGTAATGTGAATATCACATCCTAATGTATATGCAGGTAAACTTTGCAGTAATAACCCTCCAGCATGAGTCATTCTTGTGCAAGTAAATATTTTGCTCTTTGATGTGATATGCTGATCCTTGATAGCAACAGCATTACATGCTTCTAAATTTTTTGGAGATCTAAAAATTTGTTTAGGCGTGCCAGTGGTTCCACTACTTGATATAGTGCAACCTTCTTTTAATATTTGTTTGAAGTCTGTCATAACTCTGTTGCATACTCAGTTTTTTTCTTCTCATATTGTGCAATCAAAAAATCTGTGACCACACCTGTTTTATCAGTAGCCGTTACACCTCCACTTGAGCTTGTAATAAAAACTTCATCAGCAGATTCAAAAAATTCTGCACTTATAGGTAAGCGTTTGAAAGTAGAACCGTTTTCGTTGGCAATGTCTTCAACGACACTCATTGTTATACCTTTTAGTACATTTTTATCAGATGTCATTATAATTTTATCTTTAACAATGCCAACATTAAATCCAGGACCTTCGGTTATAAAACCGTTTGTGTCAACTAAAACAGTTGTATCATAATTATTTGGCCTGTTACGTTGACTCATTGTAAGTTCTATCCAAGCCATGTTTTTATATGTTTGTCCATAATAATCATCATTTACACGTTTTGTATCTCTATCTAAAAATAATTTCACTTGAGGCGTACTTGCTATAGGATAACTTGGTTTTATATACATTGCAAAATTTACAGGACAATTTTCTAAGTCTCTTGGATTTCCACTAGGTGGATAACCACGCCATATCAAAAACCAAACAAATGCATTTTCAATAGGATTGCGTTTTGCTAATTCTTTTATTATTTCTAAAGGATCAACGTCTGGAAGTGTAAGTCCGTATCGTTCAGCACTATTTTTAAATCTCTGCAAATGTCTATCATAACAAAATGCTTTTCCGTCATATACTGGCATCACATCATATGTAGCATCGCAATGAATAAATCCAAAATCTAAAATTGTTGGACCTATTTGTCCTAATGGTTTATATTCTCCATTTTTATATGCAATTAAATCTAAAACATTAGTCATAAAACTTCACCTTTTTAAGTTGTGGATCATCTGGTAATTTTTTCTTTAATTCTTTTAACCTGTTTATGCGCCATTCTAACAATTTAAAATCAAGCACCCACGGAAAGAAAGCATGTATCAAACTACCTATGCATACAAAAAGCAAGAAAAAGAATTCGTTAATTGCAAGTTTAAAGTGCCAAAAATAACCAGCATCTGGTCTTCCTGCTTTTGTTTTCGCTTCATTTAAATGTTTCCAATTAACCCACATATTTTCCTCCTAACAAATTCCTGCGTCTTGTATATTCCTCTATATTAAGTTTCCAAACAGTTTGTTCAGTATAGTATAATGTAATATTAGAGTGCCAATCAAGTATTCCTTGTTTGGCTAGTAACCCCATTAATCTATGGTTACGGCTAGCCTTGCCATTAGAATGTTCGTTGTCTATATTAGTAGTTATGTAAATTTCCTTTGTAGGACAGTAATTAATGAAATATGGAATCATTTCACGTTGTGTAATACTATTCCAATCTCCTTTGCCTAATCCTTTAAAATTATCTTTTTTGGGTAGCTCGCAACCTCTGAACATTATTCTCCAAGCATTTTTTGAAACTTCTGGAAGGGGATGGCATCCTGCTACTGCAATTATTTCATCATTTTCTATTGCACATAGCCATTTACCAATTTCTTGGCACCAATCAAATTTCATTGCATCAAGACTAGCATTATTACTATACCCTAGTGCTTCTGCTTTTTGGCAAAAGGATCTCAATTTTGGTTTTAGGTTATCATTAATTATTTCTATTTTCATCTATAAATTTACATACTTTATTATATGCGTTCTCGTCAAAATTCAAATTAAACTTGCTACAAAGCATTTTAAACATGTCTATATTAAGAAGGTCCTCTACACTATGTATAGCAAAGTCATCACCGCTTAGATGCGTTGTATAGCTGTCTAAGACGCCTTTTAGCATAGCTTTTGCTTCTGCTACAGTATATAGTTCACTTATAAGAGTTCTTGTTTTTCCCACTTTGTATTTCCAAGATGTTTCAAAAAATCTTTTTATATCTTTATCAAAAACTACCAAATGTTTGCCATTAAAGAAATCACGTGATTCGCCCAAATCTCCATGTGTAACATAAATCAATTTTTCATCTTTGCCTAATATATCATATGGAATTTTTTGTGCTTCATGATTGCTACGTTCTGCAAAATCTAGTACAGGAGGTATAGTTGAGTTATCACTAAATCTTCTATCAAAATGATATTTGCTATATTCATGATTTAAGATATGACTACAAGGTTCCCAAGGATTGGCACCATTCCAATGATGATCATACCATCGCACATTAGAACAACTAGCTATCAGTCTTGCAATCTGATGTCCTTTAGAACCCATAAGGGCGTTTACTACTATAATGGGATTAGTTTTCATAGTTTAATTATACTATGAATTACTTATATTGTCAACTGTTAATTTAGGTCTACCCAAGCAGCACCAGTATAACCTTGGAATTTAGTGCCTGTTGAATTGAATATAAGCATACCTGCGTTTGGTGAACTTATTGCTGAATCTCTTGCAGTATTGTTAGCATACACCGGAAGTTGCATGTAATTCAAAGCAGTCAAATTTGTTGCTGAAACAATGCCTGTGCCTGAAGCTGAAAGCTCTAATGGTGCGTTGGAATCCGTAGTTTTAATAGTGTTGCCTTCAAATTTAATACCATCTGATCTTAAACCACCTGATACTACTACATCACCTGTACCAGATGCTTGGATTTCAATATCTGCGTTTGAATCAAGACCAACAATTCTATTCTCAAAATGTTTTATACCACCTACTACTAAACTAAATTGTGGAATTTCTAAATCACTACGAATTTGTATTTTATCATCATTACCTCTGATATCTAAGTACGTCTTTTCTGTACCTGATGCGTCTGTCATACGCACACGATATCTACCACTCATTACACCTGATGATATACTACTGTTACCAACCATACCTTGTGTTCTTACAACCATCTTATGAGCCGCACCATCATAACCATAGTACTTGTCTTGGTAGATTAGATCGTTTACATTATTGACTACTGGAGCGGCGACTGAGCCTCTTGATCTGTATCTTTCTATACTTCTAGCATTTGATGAATTTCCTACACTATAAAAAAATGAACTTTCAAAATTGTTTACTTGTGTGTTAGTTTCAATTATACCACTTGAATTTAATTTAATAGGTGTTAATTCTGTACCACTTGAATTAGTTACTTTGAAAGATAAATCAGCTGGTACATTACCTGTTGATACTGTTCCATCAATATCAGAAATAATACTTGCACCACCGGTATAGCTAGTCCCATCATGTCCTACAAATTTAATACCAAAAATATTGTCATTATCACTAAGAGCAGTTGGGCTGGCTTTAGTCCCTTTTGATCTATTTAAAACTATGTTGCTAGATGTACTAGCATGATTGGAAAATACGTCTAATTTATTTGTAGCTTCGGTTAAATCTACATCACCGGAAATTGTTAAGTTTGTAATTGCTAGTGCTTGAGTAGCACTATTGAACACCAATGTACTATCGTCTGCTAATATGTTACCTTCAAATTGTGGTGCAGTAATAGTACCATCTATTGTGATGTTACCTATACCTGTTATATTTTGACTATTTAAATCTAGGTTTCCACCTAGTTGAGGAGTAGTATCTGCTACTACACTATTCAGGCCCGCAATTTCTGTACCGCCAATAGTTGTGCCATCTCCCGCGAAAATCTTTTTTGTGTCTGTGGTATATACTAATTCGCCCTCTAATGGGGTAACTAACAGTCTTTCTGCATTAGTACCACGTCTAAGTCTTAAAGCCATTTATAGAACTCCTGAAATATCGTTTCTTATATGTATTTATGCCATATTGCAATAATACTTATCTTCGTTTTTGCTTTGTATAATGTATTTATAAGCAAAATACTTATATATTAAAGAATGTGCCTTTATTAATCTTATCAATAAGCTCTTGATAGGTTTCATCGCCACTCCTGATGCGTAAAAGCACTCTTGGCCCAGCCATTTCCGGAACTCTATGTATTACTGCTCCTGTTGTAAGAGTCAAGTGTTCAGTACAATAATGCACACGGTATATTTCTGGACCAGGATCTTTCATATTTTCGCCTTCGTGATACACTAAAGGTTCTCCACCATCTTCTGGTATCAAAGGCAAAAACATACTCCAATTAACTTCTGCATCAATATGTGTTTTAAATCTAAAGCCAGGGTCATAAGTTAGTATTTGTATATCAGTGACTATCAGTGGATTCCTGAAATTAAATTTACTAATTAATTCTTGTATAATTGGATATTCTATAAGTTCTTTACCTTCATATGCAGGAGCATATACCATTTTAAATTTGTCTGTAAGATTGCGTCTGTAAGGATTATTCGCATTATATTTTAATTTAAATTCATTCCAAGGAAGATGTGTTTCTTTTGGAAACATATTGTAAAAGTCTATAAACGATTGTCTATCTATTTTTATTTCATGTAAGACCCGATGATGCTCAGCTTCTGATATACCTCTATATCGCATTAATTTCCCTCCATAATTTTTGCCTTGTATCCTCTTGCATATTTGCTAGGGCATCTGCAGCACTTATTCCATTGAATGTAGCACAACAATGATCTGAACCATATACTAGCATACTTGGATTGTAATCTACTAATGAACGCATAAATGCTTTTGCATTTTTATGGCTTTGTTCACTAGTTTTGTTTATATTAGCAGGCATTCTTTTCAATGCTCCATCATACCAAAATACACTACCATAGTAAGGAGCATGAAATTTTTTCAAAATTTTCCGTAGATTTTTAGTATCAGCAAAATTACAATGGTAATAGTTGTGTGTGCATTTTTGATATTTGTTCCAATGTTTGAGCCATGCTTCTTCTGACCATTTTTCTCGCATATGGTCTAATACTTTATGTGTAGGTTGATGTCCACGTCTAAACTGTTTTCCGTTAAATACATTCAATAGAGGAAATTTTTCATATAAATGATCAAGCCATTTTAAATAATCTAACCCATTCCAATAATCTATCGTATACCTTCTAACTTCCAAACTACTTTTGCTTATATCAACGTGATTGATAATAGTATCAGTATCAAAACCTCCGGCATCTAAAATATAATTTATATAAAAGCCAGAACTCACAGTCATTGCCCATTTTATAGGCATATTTAAATTGTAGGTTGGTTCTGGTATTTCATTGTGTACAACATAAGACAAGTTAGAATTCTTCAACAACATTTCTATTCCTTGATCGTGAGTTGAAGCAAATGTATCTTCGTTTGTTGGATCAATATAAGGAAATCTATAAGACACATGTAAAGTGCCCTCTTGTGGTAGGCTTAAATCTGAATGATAAACTTTAGCAGGACCGATTTTTGTAATTTTGTACTTTCCAAGTTTATGTTCTATCTCACGTTGGAAATAAGAATAAGGAAAAATTACTCCTGGTTTGACAACTATTGTATATTCAAAATCTTCAATGCAATTATCAATAGGAGAATAAGATTCAAAGAATTTCCAGTCTTGATTTTCTTTGAAACGATTTGCCATACAATAATCAAAGTTTAATTTTGTATAGTTTGTTACTACTCGATAAAACCAAGAATCTAAAGGATTATCATGTTGTATAACAAATGCTTTCATTAGATCTACCTTCGTTTTTTCATAAAAAGAGCAGTTCTTTTCTTGATGTCCCTTTTCAAACGTTCAGTATCTAGTCTAAAATCTACATTGGAAATATCTTTTTCATACTGTCTAAAGATGCCTTCAAGTTCTTTTTGAACATTTACTTTACGTCCATTTTCATCTTTAGACTTTTGTATGTCTATGTCCCATATTTTGCCATCATGAAACACTACCCTAATGGTATGTATGTAGTCGATTGGGACTACTTTTAAGTCTATGTCTTTAAATACATCCGGCCATATATCTATTACATGCTTCGGAAGTTTTGTCTTATCCGGCGACACTTGACGTAGCTTTTGCTTTAGACTTTTTAATAGTCGGTACTAGTTCTTCAGCTTTCGCTCTAAGAGCTTTTGCTTCTTTGTACAAACCATCTGCCTGACTACGATATTGTGCAGCTAAGTCTGCATCTGACAATACATTATTGTCCTGTGAAGTTGGTATATCAGCTGTTTGCATACTCGCAACTGGTGTTGCTTCTGTGCTTTCATTTACTGGCACATCTGGTTTGATTGCAAGTTCGTCAATAGTTACACCTTTTTGTTCTGCAATCATTTGATTGAGTTCATCTAAAGGCATTACAGTTTGATGATCAGGTTGCATTTCTACTTCTTCAACTGCAACTTTCATCATTTTTCCTGTAGTATGAAATGCGGCTAACATATTTCTACCATCTGGTAATGTTGCTCTAGCCATCATTTCTGCAAACTCATAAGCATCCTGTCCTGCTTGTGATTCTACATATTTCATCAATGAATCATGTTCGTCTGCGGACAAAGCTGGAGTGTTTACTACAACTGCATGTTTGGCATCGCCAGGTACAGTTCTATATGCTACTACAACTTTATTTTTATTGTTTTTTAGTCTTCCGACATGTTTAAGAGCCATTTGCGTCTCCTTGTTTTTGTTGTTGCTGGGCAACCATATTTAAAAAGGTTTCTAACTTATTAAATACCGTTCCGATAGTCAACATTTCATTTGCTTTAAAAGCACCTCTTGATGTTGCCACTTCAATTGATTGGCGTAATAACTGTAAATCGTTTACAGTTAATTCTAAGGTCTTTCCTTCTCCTGGAGGTGTAGCAGGATCTGCAGGCTTACCAGCATCTTTATTTTGCTCTGGTGTTGGCGCGGCAGCGGAAATATCTCCTAGTTCGTTGATCTTTGCGTCTTCGCTCATAAGTATTTCTCCTTCGTATTATTTACTTATATTTCAAATGTGGGCAGGCTAAAGTGAAATAACTCATCTCTTTGCCCTCTTCAAACCCAATTTTTAGGACATTTTGGATAGAATCTCTGTCATCAACGTCTATATTTTTATCGATGTAGTACCTACCTTTTAGATTAGTCATTATCCATTTCTCAATACTTCCTTGTAAATTATAAGTTAATGGCACAGAAATGAATTCAAAATGTGGTGGGATTCTGTTAAGTTTCCGTAACTTAAAAAAGTTTAATGCATTGGGATCTTTAAGTTTATGCGGCTTGTTCATAGTGTGTAGTAAGTCCAAATGGTGCTTCAAGGTTTTTATCGTGATGACTATGTATTACAAATACTGTATCACAATAGTTCTCGTCACCCCAACTCTCCCAAGGATAACCATCTGTAAACATAATAAATTTTTTAGGTCGTATATCGTTTTCTTTCATATAATTCCAATTACAATCAAATTCGGTGCCGCCACCTCCCATAATTTGGTAATCTCTAATATCCATTCCGTTATCAGCAGTAAAGTCTTGTTCGTTGTAGACCTTAGTATCAAAACACCATAATTTGATATTAAAGTCTTTGTATTCGTCCATGATTCCTTTGACTTCACTTAGAAAATCTTTTGCCTGATCATTACCAATAGAACCACTCATATCGATACCAATTGCAATGTCTATTGTTTCATCGAAATTAAGTCCTGGAAGTATTGCACCAGTATGCCAACCTTTTCTGTTAGGTCGACTAAACGTAAAATCATTACGTATTGTAGACTGTATTTGTTGTCTCAATATCTCACGCCAGCTCATCTTAGGTTCAGTAAGTTCCTTTATCATTCTTTCAATTTCACCAGGAACATTACCTGCACCAGCGGCTTGTGCCGCAGACATCATATTTTCTTTTATTTCATCACGGATCTTTTTAAGCTCATCTTTAGTATAAGAAGGCTTCCCATTTTTAGATTTTGTTTTTACGCCTGGACCTGAACCTTGTTTATCTCCTGCGCCTTCCCAGTCAACATGTTCGTCTAATAATTCGCCTAGTTGTTCTAATTCTTCTTCGTCATACTTTTCAAATATGTCATCATATACTGCTTCAGATGTCCAACCATCATATTTAAAATCTTGATAGCAGTCAATTAATTTAGGTTTTTCACCAATTCTATCACGTACCAATAAATTGTTTACAATATAGTCAGCCGCAATGTTATGAATACGAGCATCTCTATCTTCTCTACGTGTAAGATGATCAAAAACACAATGTAATATTTCATGTGCAATAACAAATTCAATCTCTTTGTTAGACATTGCATTGAAAAATTGTGTATTGAAATATAAGTTACGACCATCTACAGCCGCGGTAGGAATCCATTCGTCAGCTTCTTTAATACGTAGACGTGTAGCCATGTTACCGAAAAAAGGATGTCTAAGCAATAATCCAACACGAGCAACAACAATACGTTCTATAACGTCTGCTCTCATAGTTTCTAATTCTTCTTGTGTAATGTTTGGATCAGGTTGCCAATGTTTTTTGCCTATTTTTGTAACATCTGTTACCTTTGTAGTGCAAGTTGTCATAATATATTCCTTTGTTCAGTGCCTTATTATGTATTAATAATACTATATTTAACGTCAAAAGTCAAGAGAAAAAGGACGTTTTTTTGAATGAGAACGTCCAAACTCATTGTCACCGTTACGCCTTTTGAGCGGCTGTGATATACCTTCCATATTTCTCATGGAATTCATCAAAGCATGCAACTTCATCCGGGTCAATTGGTAAACCATACTGAGTAAGTGCAAGTTTAATACCCATTACAACTAACTCAGTTTCAAAGTTTGCCATTGAGAACTTCAAAAAGTTGTTGACTTTGTCATCAAACTTTTTATCATTTTTGTCTGATGCTTCTTTCAATTCGTAACATAATGACACCGTTAAGGAATACATGGCACTGATTTCTTGGGTGTTCAAGTCTGTTACTTTGCCGTCCAATATGTCAGTTGGATTAGGCAAGCTCGACGCAATTTTACGGTGAGCACTAAATTTCACAGCCAAACCTTCGCCGACTGCGCCACTAACTAAATCAGTAGTGGTATTCTCGTCATCGTCGTCTTCAAGTAATTCGGACACAAATGACCAAGAACGAGGTGTTGCAAAAGATCGACTTGGACTTTTAGGGTCAAAGTCATACAAGTCTTTCTTTGCAAAAGTCAAATAACCAACAACGTCTTTGTGGATTTTGTTTTCAGTTGCCCATGCAAACCAATCATCAAAATCAACGGCAAGTTCTAAATGAACAAAACGGTTAGCTAACGGAGCAGGCATTCTATATGTGACACCTTTATCGGCTTCTCTGTTACCTGCCGCAACAATCAGAACGTTGTCAGGAAGTTTATATTGTCCAACTCTCCTGTTTAGGATAAGTTGATAAGCCGCCGCTTGTACTGCCGGAGCGGCTGAATTCATTTCGTCTAAGAACAATACAATATTATCGTACTTAGATGCAAACTCTTCTGTAGGAAGTTCTGCAGGAGGTGCCCATACCATCGAAGATAAATTACTATCAAAGTATGGAATACCTTTAATATCTGTAGGTTCCCAAAGTGATAATCTAATATCAATAAGGAAACTATTTTTTAGGACGTTATCATTAATTTGTCCTACAATTTCGGATTTACCAATACCTGGAGGTCCCCATAAAAATATTGGACGTTTTTTGTTAAAAGCCCGTAAAATACTTTTCTTAGCTTTATTGGGACTTACGGTTCTTGTTAGTGTTTCTGTTGACATAATGTACTCCTTCTTTTTTCAGTGCCATACTTAATTTCTAAGTATGTATATAGTATAGCACCTTTAGAATAAAAGTCAACCTTTTTTTGCAATTATTTTGATTTTTTTTGTCTTGATAATGCTTTGTTTATGCCATATTTTTTCACATCACCAGAAAAAAGATGCAGTTCTAATGCTTTCTTTTCGTTCGTTACAATCATTCCGTGTGATCCAATCCAATATGGACAGTCTATAAATTCATCTAGCCAAACCAAAACGTTGGAAGTCAATTTAAAGTCTTGAGGGAAAGGGACATCATATGTTGTTAATTTAAGTTCTTCTGTGACAAACTCAATACCAATGTCAGTCAAACGTAAGCCGCCTGCATCTTTGTTCCTTGTATTTTGCCACCATACAGGCATATATTCTTGTAAAGTAGATTCATTTACTGATTTACCAACTTCTTTCAAGAATATTTTTGTGTATGCTTCTTTCCAATTCATGATTCAGTAACTTCTTCACCTTTAGTGAGTTTTACTACTGAAAATTTATTGCAATCAAATGTGTCGTTTAGTTTCTTTGCAAGATTAATTGCATGTCCTGGATTACTAAAACTAACTTTTTTATATTTTGGACCAGGATAGCTTGTAAGTATATTTTGTGTTTTAAGATTAAAAGGAGCACCTTCGTAAAATACAGCCCAGATAGCATCGGCTTGTAATACTTGTTCACTCTTATATGTCTTTTTATCGACATGTTCTAATAATATGTTAGGTTTTGGTCTACTCATTATACATAGTCCTTGTTAGTTAACTACGTATATTTATCTCTTTTTTAGTTAAGTATGTACTTAATAATGGTAAATTTTACCATTTCCCGCCCATATCCATGTTTACTTCTATAACTTCATCATTATTGGATTTGTTCTCTTTGACAAATTTTTCTAAGTCACCATGTAATCTTGCCATAGTAATACCTAAGGTATATGCAAGGTTCTTAGCCTGGGCTATAGGTAAACGTATCTCTGGAGCATTAGAACCTTCTGCACTTTTAACCATTTGAATAAAGTTTTGTATTGCACTGGTATTTAAAGGTTCATTTGTTGACACGTGATAACTCCGTTCGCATTTCTAATTCAGTTTTAAAAGGCCCTTTGCTTTCATAACGTTCAATAGTAATTAGCTTCGGACAAAAACTTTTTACCCAACCCTTATCAAATCTAATTATAAAATAACCTGCACAATAAAGGCTTTTAGATTTATTAGATTTACTAAACATTGGTAATTTTCGTTTTACATCGTACACAGGATTGTGCGGTATACAACTGGTAGGCATACCATGTACAATTTTTTCTGAAGGTGCAGTCTCTGTTATATCTAATTTAGTCCAGTTAATTTTTCCTAAGTTTTTAGATATTGCGTTTTGTGTATTAAAGTAATGACATTGTCCATGACTGTCATTTAACATGTATTTTTCATTGTCGTATGATAGTGTACCAATTTTCTCACCATCGTCTTCAACGAGCCAAAATTTATTTTTCAAAACTTCTTTTGCTTTTATTGTCATTGTGGATACCTCGCATTTAGTGGTTCAGCAAAATGTGTAGCTTGATCTGCAACCCTTTGCATATCCCATTTTGCACAAAATTTCATTAATCTCATACCTACTTGACTGATATCTTTTGCAATCATATGCTCTTCTATTACATCATCAAGTATTTTTCTAATGTCACTAGGTTGTGCAGTCAAATCGCATAGTGTAACATTGCGGTTGTAATCGTCCAATACACGATGCTCATTACCATCATGATCAACCCATCGTTGTAACATCATGTTATTCCAGTTGTATCCTTTAGTATCTTTGTCAGCGAATGCTTCTATTAAGCCGACTTTGTTCTTTGTGCCTTTTTTACGTACACCTGGATATGCACTAAACACATTATCACTAGTATCGCCTCTCATACATTTCTCAAATAACATAAATTCAGGATTAGGAGCAGGCTTAGGCTCACCTGTTTTTTTATCTATTACAGGCTTACGTTTTTTATCATCAAAGTATCCTTCATGTGTAATAATAGTGTTACTGACACCATTATATTGCTTTACGTTAGGAGCAATCAATTGTGCAAAGTCACCGTCAGTACTAATGATAACATGATTATCTTTAGGGTGTGCATGTATCCAACCTGCAATAAGATCATCTGCTTCTAATTGCGGATGTTGCATCATAGTACAATTAGTTTTTGTACCAATGAAGTCTTTAAATTCATCAAAGATTTCCCAGAATACTTTATCTTCTTCTTGTTGTGCTTCTGTCAAAGCATCTCTAGCTTCAGTACGATTTCTTTTGTAAGGCTCGTAATAATCCTTACGCCAACTACGTCCTTCTAAGCAAAATACAACATGATCTGCTTCAAAGTCATTCCATGCTTTTTTTACACTATTAAGAGTAATATGCAACGCCATACCAATCTTTGTATCAAGATCGCCTCTAATTACGTGCCTTGCTCTAAAAAATGTATTTGCGGTATCAACTAGTATGTATGTGCTCATTTAATTCTTCTCTTACGTATCGTTTAAGTTCATGGTCTCCAATGTCTTCGGGTATTTCATTTTTGTAAAATAATCTATAACTGTCACTGCCATATTTCCCGATTCCATATAACATAGTAGCATCATTTCCGTCCCATGTCAAGAAATCTTTTGACATTTGGCGTATTCTTTTTTCACGAACATTAACCATTCCTAATGGTTTTATTATTTCTTTAATTAATTTTGGAGAAGTTTTAAGAAGAATTTCTGGAGTAGGGCATGAATCGAAAAGTACAGGTAATACTCTTTTTACTTGTATTCTACTAGTTTGGTTAAGGCATATTACTCCAACCATATGTTGCCATACAGATTCTACCTGTTGTTGGACCATAAGGTCTTCTCGCATCATGATACTTCACTTTTGTTCTTATCAATTGGAATAACATTTATATAGCCCATATCTCTATTTGGAGAGTGGCCTTCTTCTTCTAGCATTTGAATAACAATGGTTCTAAACCATGCATCAACTATTTGCTCATTAGTTTCACCAGAATAACCTGCATCAAGCAGTTGCTCGATAAACTCATTATTCCAGTCTAGTTCAAAGAATCCGTTCTTTATATCTTTCGGATTCACTTGTGTATCGATTACTGCTACCCAAGGTTTACCAGCTTTTGTAGCCGCTTCTTTTTCTAACTCAAGTGTTTTACGTCTTGTTTGTTCGTTAGTTGGAGGACTTTTCTTTTTCTTTTTTCCGATAGCTTTATCGAACCAGTCTTTTACTTTGTTCATCACCATCCTGCCTTTCTAATTGCATCCGAAGGATCTTTTATTTCAGCCTTCATTGCAGTTTTATGTTGTTTATTTTTATACGTCATCTTATGTTCCCCAGGCATTTCCGAATAAGCTGATGTGGAGCCTTGGTGTGAAGCGCCAACCTCGCTCCATACATGCTTCGGCGACTTCTTTAACATTGAGGTTATACTCTTCCGAACGTCCGCCCAACGGCATGAGATATACTGGGCAATCGATATCTGCGTCTCGATATGCTTGTACAGCTCTAGTAACTTCATCGAAGTCACTTTGAGTAGCGACAACAAACTTGAGATAAATGTTGCTATTGTTAACAAGCTGATACTCAAAAGCAACATCAGGTTTAATTGCAGTTTCCCAAGGTTCTCCGCTAACTGAAAGTTTTGGGGAACAACTCCAAGTGACTTCAAAGTGGTTTTGATTTTGTAGATAGTCGAACAACTCGTCGTGTAAAGGTTGTGTAGTATTTGTTTCAAATGTGACATTTTTTAAATCCCTCATTCGTGGATGTTTAAATAAATCGACATACAATCTCTGCCACGCCAGTAGAGGTTCGCCGCCGGTAAAAATTAGATGAATATCTTGACCGTTGTCCTGTGTCCACTTACCTTCTGGAGTCAAACTTAATAAATGTTCCACTACTTCATCTATAGTAGCTAATTTATTAAAGTGTTTAAATTCAGGATAGATACTTGCATATGTATCACAACCTGTATGTATAATAGGTAAGTCGTTAAAATTTTTTGTAGTTTCGTGTACACCAGCATCGATAAGTGCTTTTACTTCAGCATTATGCTTTTTTCCATCTTTGTGTTGTTCCCAACGATCTCTTTTTTCATCTGTACCAAAGTTCATACAACGAAAGTTACAACCAAACGTTCTTAAAAAGACAGAAGGAACACCTACAAAGCGTCCTTCTCCTTGCACAGAATAAAATGCTTCTGAATACCTAAGTTTATTTGCCACAAGCAAACTCCTGTTGAAGTTTAACGTTATCGATAAACTCTTTTTTAGTAGCAGGATCTTCTTTGAACGCACCACGTAGTACAGTGGTTTGTGTTAAACTACTAGTTGCTCTAATACCTCTGTTTTCGCAACAACCGTGTGTTGCTTGAACATATACACCTACGTGTTCACTACCAGTTTCTTTTTGTATTGCATTTGCAATCATAACATTTAGTTCTTCTTGCAAGGTGCCTCTCATAGCACACCATTGTGCAATACGTGTATATTTGCTTAATCCAAGTAGTTTAGGTCCTGCAATAATACCAATGTATGCTACACCTTTTACTGTCTGGTGATGATGTGAACACAAACTTGTAAGTTCACTCCTTACTACCAACATGCCTTCATAACCATTTTCTATATAGTTTGGAAAACTACTTGGATTAGGCATTGGATCATAACGACCAGACATAATCTCATTAATATACATTTTAGCCATACGTCTTGCAGTATCTTGGCTATTAGGATCTGTCTTTGTATCAATTAATAATTTTTGTAATACATTTTCAAAAGCTGGGATAGCTTCTTCAATAAGTGCCTGTTTGTCGCCTTCTTCTAATACTTCACTAATGTTATCATTAGCCCAATATCTAATGCCTGCTTCTTCTAATTTTGCTTTTATTTGTTCACTTTTGCTCATTTCTTTCTCCGATGTTAAGGCAGTGGATTGCCAATACAATGCATAATTTTACTTTATTATACATTGTATTTAGGTTTTTGTCAAGCATTTATTTAAAATACTTGTCTAATACTTCTAGTTGATCATGATATTGAGCAATAACACCTAGTTCTTTCTCAATAGCATCTAGAATATCTGGGTGTTCACCAACACCTGCAGCTCTTTGCAAATAAATTTCAACATTCATTGCATGTTTTGCAATGTGTCCATTTGCATGTTCTCGAATAGCTTTTAGCATATTCTCTCTGTTATACTCACCTTGACTTGCCATACTTTACCTCCTGTATACTAAAAATCAAATCGTTCCTGTTTAGCAACGTGTTCATAATACTCTTTAGTTGCGTCTGGCACTTTTTTATAATTTCCTTTATCAGGGATTACGTGCCTAACTCCTCCCCGAGGATCATCCATGTCGCCCTTGCGACGGGGAATAAGATGGATATGCGGATACATTACAGTTTGGCCTGCTGCCTCGCCAACATTTTGTCCAATGTTAAATGCATCACAGTATCCTCGGTCTACCCAATCATAACCCCATCTATATGCGGCTTTGAAACAAGTAACCATTGATTTCCAATTATCTTCTTTGGGTACAAAAAGAACATGTCCTTCTGTAACCGGATAACCATCTTTATATACAGTATAGTCTTTAGTATCAATCAAAACGTTCGTCCAAGGTTTAACCATTTTTTATTTCCTGTTCAAGTTTTGCTATTGTACGTCTTTTTTTAAAAATTTGTTCTTTTACTGGTTGCATGTGTTGAAACTTAGAATTTTTTTCTTGCATTTTTTTTAATGTTTCTATATCTTCTGCTACACTTTTTTCAAGTGCTTTGATGTAATTTTTCTTATCCTTATGCATTATACTGACCTACATTTTCCCAAGGATATACTAACCAAACATCTTTTTCTGTCTTGTTCACGGAATGACAACAATAATTTACACATTGATCAAATTCACTTGCTAAATTATCTGTCAGTACTGCAAACCTAACATTCTTTCCCCAAACTTTTTCCCATACATCAGAATGATCAGGTAAACAACTATCCTGCCAATCCTGTTTTATCCAATTAAACGTAGCCCCAGTATCGTTTATATCATCTACTATTAAAATATTTTTTCTTTTGGCCGGGTTCCATCTGTTCTTAAAAGTAGCAATGTCATGTTCATAACCGAACGCATCTTCGGCCATCCATAATTTACTTTCGCTTTCGGTACTATCATCACGTAAACTTACTTTTAATGTTTCACAACGTATACCTAACATATTACTTAGTATAGTAGCAGGTACATTTCCTCCTCTTGTGATTCCTACAATATAATCTGGTTTCCAATTTTCCTTAAACATTTGATTAGAAATACTTAAACACATATTTTCTACATCAGTCCAAGAATAAAAATGTTTATTTGTCATCTTGCGTCCTTACTCACTCTCCATTTAAAATACTTTTCATTTTGCATCCATTTTCCATTTACAATAAATCCCCAATCTCTAACTTTTGGTCCAGGAATAAAAAGTGTCCATGCATTGATACCTTTTTCTAATTCTACTCTGTGTAAACTCTTTGGTCCTGCAAATCTAAAACTACCAGGGCCTCGCCAAAATCTACCTTTAGGTGTCACCTCCCAGTATCCTCCTTTTAAGATGATTGTTAAATATGGCCAGGGGTGATCATGTAATTCATCTGGATCACCTTGTAAAAATTTATGTAAAAAGATATTGAAAGGAAACCATTTGCGTTCTTTTAAGAACAAATAGTAACGTATTAAGTAAGGTTTTTGTCCTACACGATCAAGTATTACTCTTTTACGATCTTTTAAAAAATTAAACAACATCTTTTTGTTTACCTACCCAATCTTGTCTTACAAGGTCATATACATGTTTGAATTTTAAATAAACATTTTTTAAACCAGGATATTCTTCACACATTTCTTCAATTTCGTCAAAATCTATTAAATCTAATTCTTTATCTAATCCTAAGTCATATGTAAAAGTAGGAGCAAATGTTGAATGGGTAGTAACACATGAAGTATCTGAAGTGCTAGTCAAATTTATAACATATTCGCTACCGGAGTCAGTAATACCATACTCATTTGACGCCATAGTGTAGTCAATATTACTAATTGTAATTTTATCGTCACCCATTTTTAATCTCCTTATATAAGTCTATACCAGAAAAATATTCTTTCTTTAACATATCAACTTGTGTAATTAATTTAGGAAGGTATTTTTCATAATTTTCCATATAGTCTGTAATCTTATCTACAATTTTTTGCTGATTAGATATGTATGAATTGTAAGATTCAGTCCATTCACTTGGATATTTAAATGTATCTAATGCCATTTCAGTATAACTAAGTCTATCTGGAACCATAGGCAAAGCCCCTACTAAGGCTCCTTCATACCAGCTTATACCTAGTGTCTCTTGTAGATTTGCACTAAACACAAGTTTGGCTTGACCTAGTAAATTGTGGTATTCATTTTTACTTAATTGTTGATCTTGGCAAACTATAAATTCATATTGTGGTAATTTATCTTTTAGATTTCTAAATATATCAACCTGTTTTTCAGGAGCAATCCTGTGTGGAAATAAAATTAAATCTTTTTTAGGCATACCTTTGTACTGTTCTAATGAACTAGCAAGATACTCCATTGGCCATCCTGCACGTACAATTTTACCTTCTTGTTCATAATCTTCTTGCATACAAGCAAGTAAAGTATTACCAAACATTTCTATGTGGAAGTTAGTTGCAAAAAAATTATGATCATATGTTTCAAACATAGACTGTTCAGCTAGTCTTACCCAAGGTTTATTACCTATAAGTCTACCTAGGAAATCTTGTGGATCATAACTACCTGCATGCCAGAGACCACCAATGCGAATGTTAACACCCAATAGTTCTGCCATATAACGTAATTGAATAACTGTAGGATTCCAGGCATCGGTGTAGATAAAATAATCGCCGTCTTTAATAAGTCCATCGCAAAAATATTTACCAATTTGTTCTAATTGCTTAGACTTGTAAACATTAGTGCCACCGAAGTTAAGAAATGCCCCAGGCGTAGTAGCCTGAGGCGTCTCTCCCCCGCTTATAACAACAACTTCATCATTTGTAGCACGTCGCAGTTGCACAGGAAGATGTTCTTTCCATTGTTTTGTATAACGTGTGTCTACTGCTTCGATGTCTACAATATAAATTGTCATTAATGCTTCGTCCTCTTATTTGTTTTTTTGTTCTTTTTATTCTTCATCCAATGTTGCCATCGTTTGTAAGATTGCCAAACAGGTGAGTTGTCATTATAAAGAAATTTTTCATTATACGGTTTTCCTTCAAAACGACAATACTCTCTAAACTTCTCCAAGTCATCAAACACTTGATCCACTGGCGGAAAGTTTGTATTCATTTTCTTTCATCCTTACTTAGGTTTCGGGTAGTAGATTTGACAGCCATTTTCTCCGTCTTCGGAGACTTCAATTTCAACAAAGCGGCCGGGATACTTTGTAGAAACTTTTTCATAAAGTTCATCTGCAATCATTTCGCAGGATTTATGATCTAAAATGAGCACCTCATCACTCTTATCAGTACTGTAAAGTCTTTCGAGCCATCGCTTGAATTGTATAAACTCGATCTCTCTATCGTCGTGGAACACCTCAATCCGCACCCTGAAGTGAAAAATATGACGGTGAGGATAGCCAAGAAACGATACATCGTCCCAATCGCCTGTTGCAAGTTTTGGATCACTCTCTGCTCCTGGATATTTATGGATACCTTCTTTTTTAAAGGTTACCCAGATACTTCTTTCAGCATTATTTAACGTCATATTGTCATTTTCCTCTCTTAAGCGTCGACCCATATATTCCCAATAAGGTTCATGCTCACGTTCATTTATATTATTAATATCTAACATTTTACACTCACTCTAATACTTTGTCAAGGCTATATTTGCCCCAATCTGTAAATTTTTCTCTATCCATTAAATCATGTAAACTATGGCACCAAACACCAGGATTACTTTGATCAAAACCTTTATCATCAATTTTAATCATTGTATTATAATTCCAAAGTCTAATATATGGTAATGGTACACGTATTTGTGGAATAAAATTATCATATTCTACTAGTCTACTATCATTAAATGTTTCTGCATTTGATAGAGGAATATCAAGAGAACATAAAATATCTTTATCCAAAAATTCTTGTATCATATTTTCCCATTGATCCCATGTAATATGATTGTCAGCTCTAAAGCTATGATTAGCACCAAAAAAGATATGCTCACAGTTTTCTGTATGATACCAATTTAGAATTTTAGTTGTATCTTGTATACCAACTACGAATAAAGTTTTTAAGCCAAATGCAGGAGTTTTTTCTACTTCTTTACCAGTAAAAAATGTTGCATCATCTGCCGATATATCTTGATAGTCTCTTTTCATTTTAACACCATATGCACTAACTTTTGATTAAGTCTATGAATTTCGTCTTTGTACCATAATTTTAATGTTTTCATACGCCTAAGTTCATCTGTAATGTTAGTGTTATTATAACAACTTTCTATGTATTTGTCAAGTTCTCTATGTTTATTTTCTAAAACTTTTATATGATTTTTTAAACTATCAATTTTGCTCATCCACAAGGCTCTCTAATTTAGTTTCGTCAAGTTCTTCAATATCTGTAGTTGTATCGTTTGTATTATCAACTTCAAACAATGAATCAAAGTAAGTACCTGCATTTACAGTTTTCTTACCAACTGCACCTCTTGTACCAGGTATCTCCATCCAAAATTTACTAAATTCTTCAATGATTGCATTTGCTTCATCTTTATTATCTGTCATAAAGATTGCTTCTACAATATCTCTAAAGAACACTCTGTCAAATTTTTCTTGTACTAACATACTAGGAATAGTGCCTGCATCATACTGTCTATTTGCTTCTTGTACTGCATCAATATGACTCCATACATTATGACCCATTTGAATAGCATAACTAAAACTATCCCAGCTAGTTTTTCCTTCTTTGCCTATTTTGTTTAAATCTCCTGGACCATATACACAAATATCTTTTGCCATTAAGTTTTTTGTAAGTGGCGAATCTTTGAAACTAGAATGTTTGCCTTCTCTTACAAATGCTTGTCCAAAAGGTGTAGTGTCTTTTGCCAAGGCTTTGTCGTCTATGCTTGGAACCATTCTATACACCCATTTTGATCTATCCTGTGTTTCTAGTTCACAATAAACTTGGCCGTTTGCGGTTGCTAAAAAAGGACTTGCACAATCAAAAGTAATCATAAAGTTTTCATTATGATACTTACGAACTGCTCTTTGTATGTCAGTAAGTAATGTAGCCCATTCTAGTTTACTTGTGCCTAAAAAGTGCATAACATCATGTACGCCTTTTTCTAAGAGTCCATCGAAACGTAAAGACACTAATCTTTTTAATACTAGATGAACATCACACATATTTTGTCCACCCATTGACCAACCATTAAAATGATTTGAATATTTTTTAGGATCACAAAAATCTTTCATTTGCTGATACCAATCTTCTGCATCAGCATGATTTTCACCTTGTAACACATTTAAAAATTTACAATTACCATTTCTATTTTTCATAAAATAGTCATTGTTAATTCTTGTTGCATTTACAGCATCTTGATAATTATCAATACCTGTTGCTTTAGCACCTGCAGGTGATCTAGACACCCAAGCAGGAATATCAAGTATCATACCATAATCCATGTATGCATCCATCCAGGCAAGGACTTGTTCACGTTTCTTTTTTGCTTTAGGGCAGTTAGGATCTTTCCAATCACCTTCCCATACACCTTTACCAATCTGGAAACCACCTGAATCACCTAACAACCAACTGTTCTGCCTGTCTCTGTTACGCACCATATCTTCTTTAGGTGCATCTTTGCTTATATCAAGCTCGGCATGTCCAGCACTATATAAAGTCCAATGATAATTAAACAATCCATCTTTTTTGTTTAACCAATTCATAGATTCCATGCCGTTAGCATAAGGAATACGTGAAGGTTCAACATAATTGTCAAACCTTTGTTTTCCTATGTAAGTAGCATAAAATCCACTTAAGGCAGGCAAAAAGTGTGCATAATCTTTTTGTGTGGAAGTTAGATCACAGTTCATTATTTACTCTGAGCTGGTAGAATATAGTCGTATTTTGCCATACCACTATCAACACTAATTTGCATTGCTCCTTGGTCGCTTATGCTCATAGTTAATTCTCCATCCAGATTAAGGATTGATTGAACTTGTGCAACAGGCCAACTCCAAGTATGACTTAATTTACCTTCTACTGCATTCTGGAATACAAAACTTCCAGCATGTGTAGCAGAATCGCCAAAGCTAAAAATTAAGTCTGTAGCCCCACCTGTGTCTTCAGTTTTTACATTGAAAGTTGGTTCTTCAGAGTGTGCTGCACTTTGTAATTTCATTCTGTTTATTGCGGCAATAGTTGGTTTGAATGATACATTCCATTGAGCACCTTTAAACTTTACTGTTTTTAATTTTTCTTCAATGATTTGTTTGTTCATAAAACGATAATCATTTTGGAAATCACCAGTAGCATTTTCAAAGTGAATATGTGTAGGAATTTCTTCGCCGTTTCTATCAGCTTTTACTACTTCTAGTTTTGCATCTTTTTGATATTCAGGATTCTTTAAATGTAATGCTAACTTATCTAAGTTAGGCATACCAAAAGTTCCATCAAATTCAGATACTTTATTATGTGTTTGCGATGATAGTATCACTGATCTGTCTTCTGCCATTGAATCTATAGTTGTATTATCATTGTCAGCGGAAACTTTAACTAGGTTAAGGAAACCTAAAGAATGTGTATGCGATACTATGTCTTGTAAAATGTCTTTCATGCCTATTTCTCCATTTGTATTGTTTATATTATAGTGCCTAAATTCTTGTTTGTCAAGAACTTTTCTATGTTGTATTTAGGTTTAAAGCCCAAATTCCGTAATGTTTGTATGTTTGCCTGTGTATATAACCTTTCATTTTTAGTATTTAGACGGATAGGAACATTAGGTGCAAGATCTTGGACTTTAACACTTATTCCTGTCCCAATATCTATTATTCCGTTTAAATCTTTACCAAATAATAATTCAATAGCATCACACAAGTCTTCTATATGTATAAAATCTCTTTTGTGATTAGTTACATATTCTAATTTATTTTTCAATAATTTGTCTAAGAACATTCCTTTTCTAGGGGTGTCTGAATAAACAGTATGAAATCTCATACCTAAACTATTAGGTGGTGCAATTTGTTCCATTATAAATTTTGAAGCCGCATACGGATTAAGTGTAGGCTCGTATGCACTACTGGAACTTGCATACAATATTTTTACTTTTTTAAATCTTTCAAATATTCTTCTTGTGCCTTCAACGTTTGTTGTCCAATAATCGCCAGGATTATTTAAACTTTCTCTTACTCCACTTTTACCAGCTAAATGTATAATTAAATCTAGATCTGTAAATTCTAAGGAACACTTAGTAATATCATCTCCTTTTTTTATATCTAAACCTATTAGTTCATGACCTTTGTGCCACAGTCTGTCAAAAAGAACTTTACCAATAAAGCCTTCATGACCTGTGATTAATATTTTCATGCGGCTATTCCCGCCTCTTGTAGATAGCATAATGTTTCTTTAGTTTGTTGCCAACCAGTAACTGATCTAGCATAGTGTACTTTTTTAGATAAGGAATAGTCATTACCGTCCTTATCCATTCTATCACCGAAAAAATATAATTTATCTTTTTTATTAAAGTCCTCTACGATTTGAGCTTTATCTTTGCCTACTGGAAATATGTCTATGCCGGTTTCACCGCCGACTACTGCTTCAATATCAGGAAACCGTTTTTTAAATTCTTTTGCAATTTTTACTCTTTCTTCGTTTGCAGTATCATATCTTACGTATAGCTTTCGTTCACCCATTGTTGCATTACGACCAACTATACTGAAGTTAACCATTCCTGGTCTATCCTCAATATGTATACCTGTTCTTAATGGAAATGAACTAGATTTTAATTCTTTTGTCAACCATTCTCTAGCCTGCTCTGGTAGTTTCCAATCGCTTGTGTAAACATTTTTTTCACCTTCCCAAACATCACTTCCTGAACAATTATATACCCTTTTTGCAAGACTGTATATCTCCTCACCTACCTGTTCTAAAGTTTTTTCTCTGTCACTACCTGTTACTAGATATACATGATTATCTGTACAAAAATCTGTAAAGTATACTGCAAAGTCCATATCTATTTGACATCTACTTGGAGTTAATGTTCCGTCTACATCAAATATAAATTTATTTTGTTTATTCACAAACCCTTCTCCTTAAATCGCTAGAGCTAAATCTATGGTCTCTTTTGTTAAAATGTAATTTTATATCTCTTTTCCTACAGATATCTTTACCTGTAAAATCTTTATCTCTATATTCTTCACCTAATATTCTTATATCAATTGGGTACATACTTAATATATCTTCAAGATCAGCTTCTGTTCCATACGGAATAATCTCATCTACATACTCTACACCTTTTAATTGCGTGTATCTTTCAACTACAGTTTGAATAGGTGCGTTCTTGTCTGCTCTATCTATACTTGGATCAATTTGTAATCCGCAAATAAGATAATCACATTGTTCTTTTGCTTCACGAAGCATTATAACATGACCAGCATGTAGTAAGTCAAAAGTTGAACAAGTAAATCCTACTTTCATTAATATTTCCTTTTACCATCAAATATACATACAAAGTAAGTACCGAAAGGTCCTGCATGTACACGATGAAACCAGCCATCTGGAATTAAAATTACGTCACCTTCTTTAAAAGGAATATCATATTTAGAACCGTTGAGATCAATCATTTCCATTCTGCCCGAACCTTTAACAAAATTATAGATTTCTTCTTGTCCTACATGTGCATGACCAGTCGTACATTTCATTGCTTTCAAATCTGTGCTACTGAGTATTAGATTTTTAAGTGTTGTGTTATCTTTTACAACATATCTTTCATCTTCTTTTGCAATTTCGCCGCCTATATCATTTATATGTAGTTTCATTTACGTAATCTTTCTTTTTCTAGACTTAATTTATCCTTCATGCTCATTAAATATGCCGCACCAGCTAATACAAGTATTGCAGTCGCTTCTGCTACAAGTAACCAAGGATCAGCATCTTTACTATTCAAAACAATTAGTCTACATAAGGCAGTTATTGCAATAACAATAGGTAATGTTACAGGTATTCTGTTACTTGCATAAAAAGCACCCACCATGCCAACTATTTCTGCATAAATGAATAGTAAAAATAAATCAGCTAATTCAATTTTCATTTCTACAACCACCATTTCGTATATATCTAAGCCAGCGGCTACCATTGTAAGAGCACCAATCACTGCAAGTAAACCTTTTTCACTTACTTCAGTAGTCCAATGTAATTTGCTTTTTATATTTTTTTTCTGCATTTATCCTCCAAAATCAAACAAGCTGTTAAAAGTATTATGTTGTTTTGTATCTTCAAGTGGGTAATTAAGAACACCTATTAAATTTCCAAGTTTATTATCAATAATTGTTTCTGCCATTGCCGCATCATCAAACGGAAGTTCTTTAAACCATTCTGGAATGTGCAACTCGTCTGTTGGGTACGCCACTGAAGTATAACCTAATGGATTTTGTTTTAGCTTACAAACAATAACCTTCATACCATCCACAATCTCTTGCGAATACTTGTCACCATTCATACGTTTCAATGTATTCCAATTTATACTTGCTCGAACGTGTCCGGGCATATTTGCTTTGCCTTGTTTTTCTTCAAGACGTTGATAGTGTCCAATCTTGTTTGCACGTTTAGGCGAACCTTTCTCCCATCCAGGACGTTCACTAAATTCTTTTCTAAACTGTGTAATACGTTGTAATACATCTTCTTGTGGTTTTTCTTGTAACACCATCATTAATATTTCACTTAAGAATTCTTGCATGAACACAGGCGTATCTGATCTACGCAAGTCTAAGCCCATTGCTTTTACTTTACCTGGCTTGCCGTCTACGTCACTTCTAAAACCTTCTACGTCATACACTAGTGCCGCATAACGTTTTTTAGTAATGTACAATCCGCTTTCTGCAACAATTTCTCTACCTGCCGCAATTACTTCAGCTCTACTTTTTGGACAATGAAATGCATCATACATAAAGTCTTCAAATGTATCGTTAGCCGCTTCCGCTACTTGATCATAAAGTGTAATTACATTTTCCTTCGACCAAGGAATAGTACCAGACTCTATGTCTTTCTTAAGAGTTGGAAAGGCACTAAAATATACAGAATCTGTATCACCATATATAACTGCTTCACCTGTGTGATCATAAGTACCTGTAATTACTTTGTTTACTTCTGCACTCATGTGTTTTACAATAGTTCTACCTGAGAGTGTTGTAGATTGTCCTATACGTTTATCAAAGAATCTGCAACCTGGATTTAGGATAGCACCATACAAACTATTTAGGTTAATCTTTTTAACAAGTTGCCTTTTATCCCAGTATTCAGTTTCTATAGCATTGCCTGCGTCTTTTGCTTTTTTTAGTTGTGCTTGTAATTCTTTTCTTTCAGCATACCAACGTTTTAGAATACCTGGAATCACACCTTCAAATTCTGTTGTAAAAATAGTACCATTAGATGAAAGCATCCAAGGATTATTACTATCAAAAATAAGTTTGTTAATCTCTGCACCGCTCAGTACTTCTGTTTGCCCATTTTCAAAGTCAATTGTAAGTGCAACATCTTTACGTTTGTCCATTACTGCTTCATATTCTTCTGTGCTGAAACGTCCTTCCCAGCTACCAGCAAATGACTTCTTTTTCAAATTTATATCTTCGTGTACTCGAGCATCACTTATATCAGGACGGATTTGTCCTACAATAGTTTCTGGAGCCATATTCAATGCACGAATTACACTTGGATATAGACTGTTTAAGTCCATAGAGCCAATCCATTTGTGTAAACCTTTTTTAGGAAATGCAACATAAGCACCTGCCGCGGCTGTACTTTCGTCGTCACGTTTTTTTCTGTTTGGAACTTGAAGTCCTCTGTGATGTGCTTCGTTAACAATCGCTTGTTCTGTAACTGCAACTGCACCCATAGTGGTCTGTAGCAAAACAGTATTTGCATGTGCAAGTTCATTGCTAAGATCAATAAATCTTAGCTTTTTGTCCAGCTTGTCCAATAGTGCGGTATCTTGTATGTTGTATTCAATGAACTTTCTAAAGTCATTGTTGTACAATTGATCCAAAGTGCCTTCATAAGGAACTTTAGTTTCGCCAATTTCAACTTCTCCGATTGCATCAAGTCTGTAACTGTGTCTTTCTTCATATGTGTATTTACGATATAAGTTTAAACTATCTAAATGCACTCTGCCTACTAGGTCATAGGTTTCAGCTGTTTTTCCATATTTTTCAAATTCACGTTTCTTTGGAAGTTGTTGCCATAAACAAAAACGTCTTGTATCATCCTTAGAAAGTACACGACTTGTTCTGTTTATGAGATATGGAATATCATAACCTTCACTGTTCCAACCCGATAGTATATCTGCATCTTCAATAAGTGTTAAGAAAGTATCAATCATTTCACTTTCTTTTTCAAACAACATTACATTTTCAATGCCTTCAAGTTCTACTTTAGCTTGCTCTATAGTGAGTGTTTTAGGAGGGACTGCTAAACATACCATTGTTTCCATCCATTGTAGATATACACTTATAGATGTCACTGGCATGAACGGATCACTTGGATCAGCAAAGCCACGCTCTGGATCAAAGTCAGTCTCAATATCGAAAAACGCAATGTTTAGTTTAGGTGCATCTTGATTGAGATAGTTTTCACTCAAACATTGGAAGATAGGATTGATATCACTTTCAAATAATTTTTTAGAATTGTTTATGGCAACTTCTTTCCTAAAGTCTTTTGTTGTTTTACAAACAACTCTAGTAAGAGGATCACCATAAACACTCTTGTATTTTCCTCTAGGATCTTCATAGTAAAATGTATACTTGATAGGATACTCTGTGAATTTTCTTTTGCCGTCTCTGCGTTCTACTGCTCTAATAATGTCAGCATCACGATCAAAAATTGCATCTACATAACTCATATCTTATCCTATAAAAAATAACTTTACTAATGCTATTGCATTCATAAGTGTAAACCAACTACACAATACAATTACAAATGCGGCTTGCCTTATTACTGCACTAATTACACCTAATATACTACCAACAAAATACATTGGTATAAAAATTTTAGTTGCAGGGTCTAATACAGTAAATGTCAAAATTGCACTTGCTGAAATTAAAAAAGTTGCTTCGGCCATCTCGCAATAGAATGCTGTCGGACTGAGACGATGGCTCTCTTTGAAAAAACTTATTATTCTGTCCAAACTTACTTGTCCTTGCCAACAGTTACAACTAGTGTTTCAAGATCATCAAACGCATCAGCATGTGCGGCCCAATCACCTTTTTGTGCAATCTTAATTGCTTTATTAATTAAACTTGGTTTAATATTTAACTCTTCAGCTACTGCTTTCACAGTATCTTTGAGTCCTTCATTTAAATCTTCAATCTCTTGAAGAACAGTAACACCTTCGTTAACAAGCCTTTCTAATTTGGCTTTTTCTTCTACGCCATAGGTACGGTCACTCATAGGTATCTCCTTAGTTATTAGTTATTGTATATTATACTAGATACTTAACAGAAAGTCAAGCATTTTATTTGGGATATGAAAATATTTTGAATTATAAGAGATTATCAGCAGTTTTCTTAAAACCGTCACGATGTTTGGCAAAAATTCTTTTTATATCACGTACAGTAATCCTGTTGTCTTTTTTGAACTGCTTTTTCATTTCATCTAACATATTTTTGCTAAATGCAAGATGTGCAGATTTACCACTTTTTGACTCAGCAAATTTTTTGTATTTTGGTTCTTGTTTGAAAAAGTACTCTTCAAATCCTTTGATTATTTTGAGCAATTCTTGTGGAGATTCAACTACATAGCCATCACGTTTGTCAGAATATGAAGTGATGCTTTTTGGATCTAAACTTTTTGCTTTTATTCCAACTAAGTGTTTATTTAAAGTTGCTATACTTTTAGGACCAAGTTCGTCTTTTATTTCTTCTATAAGATCTTCGTCATATAATTCTTTATATGATTTTTGCACAAGATCCCAATTGGTGTTAGACTTAATTGTTAATAAAATACTTAGCACTTCATCATCATCAAAATCAGCACTCCAATTGTATAATTGGGAGACACTCCATGCACCATCTAATGCATCTTCTAACCTAGCCGCAATTTGATTCGCTTCTTTGACTGAATACGGAGGAATCTCTTTGTCTATATCTGTCTGATCAACTGGGTCTGTTGGATCTTTACCAAAGTTATAATCTTGAGGTGCCGCACCTAGTATTTGTAAAAATCTTGCATAAAAATCTTTGTATGGCTCTTTAATATTTTTTACACTTGTGCCATCCGCTTGCCAAGCAGGACCAATAGTGATACCTAACACATTCTGCACTCTTCCTATTAATTCTGTAACAATATCTTCTGCACTTGAAGAAACTAATTGTAATTTAGCAAGGGCCAATGCCTGTTGTAGCCAGAATGATATAGAATAGTCTGGTTTAGGTTGCTCAACTAATTTTTTATACCAATAATCAAAATTCTTTTTTATGATTCCTATGCGTGTTTCTGCATATCTATTGCTATTAGATAATGCAAAAATTAAGAACCAAGCATCTTTACTAAATGATGTTGTTTGCCAATTTTTTGTTAGAGTAGATTTCTTTTTATAATCATCTATGTTGTCTGCAGATATTCCAAAACGTTGCAGTTTCTTAATCTCGTCATCCGTAGATTCAGGATTTTCTAATACAAGTGTTTCTTCTAGTACTTCTAGTACTCGCATCACTTACTCGCTTTTAATTTGGCTAATAATTCTTGTTTAATTGAATTTATTGTTGACTCGTTTGATGTCTTAACACTTGGTTTACTTTCCATACTCAACTTAGACATCATTTCTTTCATTTTAGATTGTGCATCTTCAATCATTGCCGATCCTTGGGATACTAAATCCATTCCTCTTTTAAGTTGTGTTTGTAAGTCAGCCATTGGATCTTTGCCTGTAGGCACAATGCTTATACCTTCTGTGCTTTCTTCATCGTTTTCTATACTGTCCCCTACAAGTCTGTCTTTCATTGGATGCGGAGTTTCGTTGCCGCCTGGCTTGGACATAGCTGGTGTTGGTTCTGAACCTCGTACTTGATCTGCGTCTTTTTGTTTTTCATTTATACCTGCTAATTTTGAAAAACTTTGTAAATCTAAGTCTATTGGTAAACTGCCTTTTTTTACAGATACACTTTCGTTAATATGATCTACTTTGACATCTTCTTTTACTGGAGCATTGGCCATAGCTGTAAGAGCAGCTCTATCTTCTTCTGCATTAGAAGGAAATAGGTCTTTCATTTTTGCACTTATATCGTAAAAATCTGACATCTTATATCCTTGCTATTTTTTCTTTTTGTTTTTTCTTGCCGCATGATGATGACCTTCGTATACTACGTCTGTCATTTTTTCAACTGGAACATTTCTAACAATATAATCTTGTCCACAACTTTTAAATGTTGCATCGTAATGTGTTACTGTACCATCTTCATATAATGTATGTTCACCTGGAATTACTTTACATTCACCATATGTAGGATGTTTAAAACTTTTCGCACAATCGTGATATATTCCATCACCTTCTTTGACTTTCTTTTTGTCTTTACCTACTGTGAGTCCTTCTGCTACACCATCTTCTGCAAATTTCATATCATAATCTAAGTGGTGATATACGCTACTCATATAATCAGATGCTTTTGTAATCTTAGCTTGTACCCAGCCTTCTAAGCCTTCTTGCTCAGTAACTGTTTTAAGCATTTCATGTAACTTAATAGAATATTTGGCTAGTTTGTATAATTGTGCTCTAGCCATTTGCACTTCGTGATCACGTTCAGCGACTTGTGCAAGGTCAGCTAACCCTTCTTTAATCGAAGAACCTTTTTTATTTTGTTTGGCCATTTTTAATTCTCCTTGATACAGTATTTATGCATTACTGTTTCGTCATTTGTTTTAGCATAGCGTCAAATTCTGCTTTTAAATTGTCTAAATCATCTTCAAGATCATTAGGAAAGTCACTATAAGGAGTATCGTATTGTAGTTTACCTTTACTGTTCATCCTCATATCTTCCATTCCAACTTCATTTCCTTTATTTTTTGCTATTCTTTCTTTAGCTTTTGCCGCATATTTTTCTAGTGTTGGAATTTGTGCTGCCATTTCATCTCTAGCTTTTTGCATTTTTGGCAAATCTTCTGCACTATATTTTCCTTGTTTTATACCAAGGTCAACTTGTTCTACAAATTTTTTAAACATATTAACAGCCATTTGCTCAAAATTTATAGACGCAATAGTATGAGCAGTCTTATTAAATAAATCAATTGTTGCTTTATCTGTGTAATTTACATCACCTGCTTGTATTTTTTTCTCAGTTGATTTTAGTTCTTTTTCTAAACTTTTTAATTTTGAAATATCGTTTTCACTTAGTTTTTTCTTCTTCTTTTTCTTCTTTGTGCTACCTAACAAGCTATCTTGATCTAATGCATTTTTAGCAGTACCATCTGGATTACGTTTTTGCATACCTCCTACGCCAACAGGAGCGACAGCTATCATACTACTGCCTATGCCGCCTATGCCCATTTCCTCTTTGTAAATTTCTCTTAATTTCATTTGATTTTCCCTGCTTTCATTGCGGCCGCTGCATCAAAAGGATTTCTAAATCCTGCCTTATTTTGAAAATCTTTTTCGGCTTCTGGTCCTACAGGTACTCCGTCTAATGTTCTGTTATCTATTTCTTTTTCTCTTTTGTTTAATATATCTAATTCTTTATTTAATTTTGCAAGTTTGGCTTTTTGTTTTTCATCTCCATGTTTAGCAACAGCTTGGTCAGGAGTCATTTTTTTGACTGCTAATATTTCATTACGCATCGCCATAACTTGTTGCACAACGTCTTTTCTTTCTGCCGGCGGTAACATAGTAGTTTTCTGAAGCATAAAGTCCAATGCTCCAGCAAAGTCTAATTTTTGCACATACTTAGCAAGGGATTTGTTTATGTAAGCTCGTGCTAGTTTACCAAATTCTTCTCCGCTTACTCTACCTTTGGCTGATATTAATGCTTTCAGATCATCGTACATATCTGGATTACGCATTTTGCCTTTAATCTTTTGATCTACAAGATCAGCAATTTTTTTATCTTCTCTCTTCTTTAAAACTTTGCTAATCATAGTATCTAGTTCAGCTTTAGACTTACCTACTGATGCATCTTTTTTTGCAACTAATTCATCTTTTTCTTTTCGATCAGCAAGTTTCATCATAGCTTTGATAGTATTTTTGCCTACTAATCCATCTACTTTCAATCCTTCTGCTTCTTGGAATGCCTTTACAGCTCTTAGTGTACCATTGCCAAAATTTCCATCATCGCTAGGGAATGATTTACCAGAACGCTTACTTGTCCATGTTGGGTCTAAATAACCTAAAGAAATAAGCATTTTTTGCATTTCTTTTACTGCTGGACCTTTAGAACCTTTGCGTTGCAGTTTGAATTTTCTGAATCTATCTTCTGCTATTATTTCACTGAATCTCATATCAATTCCCTCTCGTAATATTTAGCTGATTTTAGTATAGTTTAACCTTTTTTACGGCCGCTCTTCATGTTAGCACACCAATGATACATCTTAGCACGTTCGCCACTTGCTTTTTTAGCCTTTGCTCTAAGGCTTGTTACAGAACCTTTACAACTAGCTCCTGCACGTTTTACTCTACCTGGACGACTTTTACCTTTTTTCTTACCATCTGCAAAGTTTTCATTAACTGCTAAATTTGCAACTTCATCAGGAACTTTAAATACCCAGACCTTAGCTTGATCTTGCATGCCAATCATCGCAGTAAGACGAGTGTTACCGCCGATTAATTCTAACCAACCGTCGCTGTACATAGCAATTATAGGCAATTCATATTCGCCCTTTTTTAGTTTATCTAACACTCTTAATTGTTTTGCTAATTCTAATTTTTTAAAACTACCCATATCTCCAGCATCTGTGTTATGAATATCCCTAATATCTTTTTTTGTTAAAGTAAATATTTTTCCTTGTTTAGCTAACTCAATCCATTTTTCCTTACCAAGTTTTTCAAATTCAGGATAGCGTTGTGCTTCTCCCCATTCATAATCAAAATTTGGCATTGTTGGATTTATATCTTCTTTTAAATTTTGTAAAAGATCATCTTTATTAGCTGTAAAATTACTTTGCTTCCAAGCAGACTTGACCTTGTTAAGCGTTTGACCTAGTTCAGGCCCGCTTTTATATCCCATAGCTATTAAGTCATTACCAGTGACTGGAAATACCGGCGGATTAAAATTAAGTATATAATTTGATAGTTCTGGATCTCCTTGTAACACAGCAAGTTTTGCTAATATTTCTTTATTTTTTCCATCTACAAGTAAATCTTCTGCCGCTTTTTGTGTAAGTTTTTTGTCCTTATTGTTAACAAGAGTTAATAATGTAGTGTGTTCGTCTTTACTTAATTTCCATTTTAATGCAAGATCATCATTGTCTACTAATCTAGCTAAATTTATAATTTCATTGTCATTATCAACTAATTTTTTTGCATTGTTTGTAGGCAAATTAATTTGTTTTGCTACTCCAGTTTTATCCATGTATGAAACTATTTCTTTTACATTTCCTCCAGACAAAATTTTGGACATTTCCTGCCAAACTCTTTCAGCACTAATATTTTTCAATCCTTTTACATTTTTTTTGATAGCAGTAGTCGTGTCTTCTTCCCATTTTGGTTTATTAAGTCTACCTTGAAATCGCAAATATCTTAGAATTCTTAAATAGTCTTCCTTAATACGTTCTGAAGGATCACCTACAAACTTGCTTACCTTATTTTGTAAGTCATTCATACCATCAAAATAGTCATATATTTTACCATTAAAGTCTAAACTCATAGCATTATAAGTTAAGTCTCTTCTTTGTGCATCTGCCTTCCAATTTCTTACAAATTTTACCTTTGCTCTTCTTCCATCAGTTTCAACGTCTGCACGTAAAGTTGTAATTTCATAAGGTTCTTTATCTATTACTGCGGTTACTGTTCCATGCTCTATACCTGTAGGAATGTGTCTAATACCTGCCTTATCGAACATAGCAATCATTTCATCAGGAGTAGCATCTGTTGCTAGATCAATATCTTTAGGTTGTTTACCTAGTGCAATATCTCTAACAGCTCCGCCAATTATACGAACTTCAAATTTATTTTTGGAAAAAATGTTATGTAGTTTTTTTAGATTTGGTGTAATTAGAGCATTCAGATTTTTTTTTTGATCCAACTTTTCTAATAAACTTTCTAATGTAAATGGAACCTGTACCACCGATACTTCTTTCATTCCAATTTGTTTTATTACATCATATCTATGATGTCCATTTATTATTTTATTCTCACTATCTACAACAATAGGATTGAAAACACCTTTTTGTATATTAATTAGATGCTTTTTATAATTTTCTTTAATACGTTCTTTTTGTACAGGAATAATATTTTTCAAAGATAAAGGCACAATCTTATAAGGAAAGTTTTTTTCTTTTAATTGTTTTAATTTAAGCTGAGGTAACTCATCTCTTGAATAAGTTTCTGTTTTTTTCTTTTTTTGCATGTTTGTTGCTATTGCATATACTGCACCTTCGGGATCCATTCCCTTGTCCTTAGCCCATTTTGCAATAGACTTTTTTGCCTTAGGTTTATCTAAAATTTTATCAGCAGTTTTATGAGCAGATTTTAGGTCTTTTTTACTCATTTTTTCTTCATTTAGTTCAGGGTGAAACTTCCAATGAATATTTTTTGCATCTTTAGCAACTGATTTGCCATCAATTGTGATTTCTATAGGAACTTTTCTTGTAGGGTCATTATACCAGTAATATGAATCGTAACTTCCATCAGCATTACTTCTCACAACTAGTCCTCTGATATGATCTTTATCGTCTGCACGTAAAACTTTTTTGTCACCATTAGGTAACTTAAGATCAGTTTTTAAGTTCTTAGGTTTTTTATGTCCTAAATCAGAATATTTGTTTTCTGCAATATGCTTTTGTAATTGTTTTGCAGTTCTTTCGAACTTATGGTCTTTATATTTGAAGCCTATGCCACCTGCAGACTCCCATTGTCTTACATTCCTACCAAAATCATCAATTAGTATGTTGGGTGTGCCATCTACATTTTTAGCAAACTGTGCTTTGTCATGTGTAATATATACATTCTTAGGAGGAAAGAATCCAAGGTTATCTTTTATCCATTGTCTCTTGTGTGGTTCCGAATTTGGATCATCTGCTAGGGGACTAGAACATATATTATACTCACCTTTTATATTTTTTATTAATTGAAGTAATTCTTTTGCTTGTGGAAGCATTGGTAACTTTAACCAAAACTCGTCAGTATCTCTAATTTTTTGTAAAGCACCGGATAAGCCATCGTTATCAATTTGACTCCAATGATCTACATTCATTAGCTTTGTCCATTCTCCAAAGAAATCAGCTAACACTCCGTCCATGTCTACATAAATTTCTGTGGTTTTTCCTATTTCTCCTAACTGCTCCTGCATATTAGTAAAGTATACACTACTTTGGGTATCTTCGTCAACCGATTCGGTGAATAAAGTTGGATTTTTTTGTCCCCATCTTCTTAAAATTACTCCAGCCAATGCATTTGCTTGATTTTCGTCTGGGCTTCCATCTTCTCCATCAAGTTCTCTATTAAACATTTGGTCTTGCTTGTAATGGATTAATTCATGTGCAACAGTACGCATCACATCCATTTGATGCCTACCAGTATTTTGAACAACTATATTTTTGTTATCTTTGTCAAAATATCCAAAAGTAGTATCTTCTGTATCACTTACAAATTTTATAGGTGGACTATTTTTTAATTGTAATTGTTCTTTACAAAAATTTACAAAATCGATAAGATTATTTTTTCTATTTGTTTCTGCTAGACCAAAGTTAAAAAGAACATTAGTTTTAGATCCTTTGACCTTTTTACTTAGAGTTGGCGGCCTTCCGTCTTTACCTAATTTGAAACCAAATTTAGCAGCTTGTCTTTTAGTTTCACCAGGCTTTACATCCGCGGTAGTATTTTGTTTAGTAATTCTACCTACGCCGTATTCCTTAACTTTTATGTCTTTAAATTTCATGCCTTGGTTCCGCTAATTAATACCTTTAATTTTTCTTCAGTAATACAATAAATATTTTCAACTTCTTGGGTAGGGTATACAGATTTTGCTTTTTCAATTAAAGGACGGGTATTGATTTGAACAAATTGTAAACAATGTTGAGGTTGTTTGAAATTAGGTTCTTGTATTATATATAAATCCGTATCCTTAGAACCTGGACTAGCTATCATTGCAATTACTATTAGAAACATTTTCATTTTTTTCTTCCTCTAAATTGTACTGCCCCTGTCATGTATGGTTTACTAAACCATAATTTAAACCAATCTGGATCGCCTGGTTTAAGCCCTAGTTTCTTTTCTTTCTTTTTAATTCCTGCCGCTGTAATACTTGGATTTTCATCTATTTGGTATTCTGTGTATCCTTTAAATTCATTTACGCCAGCTAGTTTTTTAATGTATGCTAGTTCATCCATCTGTCTAGCCTTTGTTCATAATATCTAGAGCTTGTCTCATAGCTCTCTTTACGTCTACTGGTTTAATTTTAGGAAATTTTTTAACTAACAATCTTTCAGTTCTCTGAGTACCATATCTCCTAACATTTTTTATAACAAATGGAATGTATTTTTCTTCCATTTCATTTCCTGAAAAACTTATTAAATCTAACAATCCTTCTTCTACAGGATCAACTCCCATTATGCCTTGTAATTTTTTAAACATATCTTCTGCATATGGTTGTGCTATTTGTGTAACTCCTGCTTTAAATTCTTCTAAATTATTATCCATAACTGTTTGACGTAATTTACTTGCACTCATCCCACTAGCATCTGCAGCACTTGCATTTCTTGGAAGTTGTACTACTCTTATACTATTAAAATTATAATCATGTAGATCTTTCTTAACACCATTATAATCTTTAATTAGCTTTGATAAAGGAAAAGGTTTTTCCGGATCTATACCTTCTAAATAAACAATATCTCTATACCCAAGTTTGTATAATCTATCCGCAGCTATTAAAACATTTTTTGCAAGTCCAATACTTATACCATTGAAACTCTTACGAGCCCAGTCTAATTTATCTTCTGATGTTAACGGATCTTTTGGTAGCTTTGGCGCCCTATCAGTAAGGAATAAGAAAGAGTCACCTTGTTCTTTTTTTATTGCATTTACAAGAAGTTCGTGTCCGGTAGTTGCTGGATTTAATCTACCTAGTGCAAAAGAAGCTGTTTTGTTTGCGCCTGTAACTTCATAGATTTTCACGTGTAATCGCCTTTTCGAATATTTTCAGTTTCTTCATCATTTATTTTTTGAAGGAGATTTGTGCGGTCTTCAGCTGTGAAAACTTCTTCTGAATTACGTCCTACGTTGTATTTTTTAACATATGCATCGCAACCTTTTTCAATCATAGGTGTGAGATATTTTTTTGGGTCAGCATCTTTGCCTGCACGTTGGCAATCAGCAAGTTCACATACTGCTGGATAATAATATTTGCGATAGAAGACAGGATCATTACGCATGAATACAAGTGTATCATCTACTACGTCAAATGGTAATTCTTCTTTGTCTGTGAATTCGTTTAATCTCATATCGATAACCCAAGCTCGTCTTCTTTCTGCTGCAATATCTTATCCATCACTTCAATATCACCTTTAAATTGTTGCAACATTTTATTGAAGTTTTTTTCTAAATTTTGTAAAGCACCGCTTGCACCCAACGCTCCTAGAATATCACCTAATCTTTTTTTAAGTTCTTCTGGAGTAACTTCTTTAAAGTCTTGTACATCACTGCTTTTGCCTTTGAAAGTTGTTAATTTTTCAAATTCACGTAGCCCCATTGCTTTTTCTTGTTTATCTAAACTTGCCTTTAGAGCTTTCAAATTCATACCAAAATTACTTGAATACTTAACCCATGCTTTATGAGCATCGGCTTTTGGATTAACTTTTTGCATTAATTTTAAAAATCTGTCTTTTGTGTCCGTTATATCCTTTTCGGTTTTCTTAGCAAAATAATCACTTCGGGCATCCTGTTCAGACGCCCAAAGTTTATTTGTTAATTCGTGCCCGTAAACTTTACGACCGTTTTTCATTACGGTTTTCATACCTTTATATGAGAACTCATTTAAACTGCCCGTTGACCTATCTTCTGTAATTTCAAAGATTTTCATTTTTTTGATCCTTTGACTATAAATTTGCCTTTGTCATCATATGAATCTCCAAAGTTTTTAGTTGTATAACTACCACCTAATGTAACGTTTTTGCCTCTACGTTTTCCTTTACGAGGTAACATGTCTTTTGGTAGCGTGTGAGCAATACCTTTCTTTCTAAGTATAGCAAGGAAATATCTATCAAAATCTTTGCCACTACCAGTAACGCCATCATACATTTCTTTTTTCAAGTAATCAAACATGCTTAATTTTTTCTTGTTATCTTCTAGAGCTTTAAACTCTTTATCTAATGCATTGTAAATACCTACATTAGTAATTCTGTTAATTACTTTTGCAACAGCATCCTCGTCAGTGCCAGTCAAAATATCTCCAGCATCATACAGTAATTGTGCATTCTTTTGAATAGCTTTAAGCTGATTACCGCCTATTTTAGGTGTTTCAGCTTCACCATCTTTTTTATCTGTATCATCTTTTTTATCTGTGTCAGCTTTTTTCTCTGTATCATCCTGTGGGCCTGCATCGTCTGTATCAGTCTTTGTATCTTTTTTGTCAGCATCACCAGTTTGATTGGCTTGCATTTTTGGTTCTTTTTCCGTATCATCTACAGGATTATTTTTTGCATATTCTTGTTTGCTTGGTAAGTTAGGACCGCCTCCGCGACCATCGTCTACTCTGTTGCCGTCTTTGTCAAATGTTGTAAACCTTCTACCTTGACCACTTCCTGTAACAACTTTATATGCAGCTCCATCTTCTCTACCACCTGTTTGCATTCCTTGGAACTTAGGTTCAGTGCCTTCTGGATTGATTATTTCTAAAGCCTCTTTAGCTTTTTTACTTCCTGCTTCAGCTCGTCTTTGAAGTTCTTTTTCTAACTGAGCTTCCCAATGTGAACCTAGCACAGCAACTTTTTGTCCTTGCGTTAGTTTTTCATCTTTGTAAAATACCCAAGCAATATTGTTGTTAGCTTCATTTTTTTCAACTTTAGTTGTGCTTACATAATAGCTTTTGCCCTTCCAGTTAAACTTGATAGCATCTTCTAGCTTTTGTTCTTCTGGTGGAGCAACACCATTTCGTAAATCTTTCTTAGCATCTGCTTTACGTTGATCAGCAGCTGATTTTTCTTTAGATTTAGCTTTAGCATCACTTCTATTAGGATCTGTAAGATCCTGTGGATTTACACCCATCATTTTTGCTATTGTATTTGGTCCTGCATCTCCATCTACCTTAAGGCCATTTGCTTTTTGGTATGCAGATACAGCATCTCTTGTAGCTTGATCATATTTTCCTGTTACAGGAATATTTAAAAATGCTTGCAATTCATCTATTGCAAGTTGTTCATCTGGATCGTTTGCTAATCCACCTTTTCCTGATTTAGCAAAGTCTGCTAACGGATTACCTGGAATGTTTAATCTTTTTACAGGGTCGTCTGCATCTGATTTTTTATCAGTTGCTGGTTTTTCTTTGTCTTTTTTAACAGTAGCACTAGCCACAGCTTTGTGTCGTCTTACATATGGCTTTGCTTTACTAACTGCCTGTGTTGCAATACGGGCATTTGCATCACTTACTTTAGGTATTAATAATTCAATATCTGCAACAAGTTCTGCAATAGCTTTGTCTGCGGCCGCATCTTCAAAAATAAAGTTATTGTGCAGTTTACGCATTAGTATTTTTTTGTTCTCTGCTACAACACCGCGTGGTTCAGGATTATTACGTATTAATTCTCTAAGTTGTTTCAATTTGTCAAACAATAATTGACTTGCTTCTGCTCTTGATAAGTCAGCGAATTTATTTGTATCAGTGCCTGTATCAACACCTTGACCAGCGCCACTACTTCTTTCCGCATCTGTTTTACCATCACCTGGTAAATCGCCGGAAACTGTTTTGCTTGTAGCTGCCTTTTGTGCGGCAACAATAGCATTTACTTTTTCCATATTCTTGGGTTGATTGGCAAATGCTTTTTGTATTTTTTCTAATTTACTAGCTGGGACTAAGCCTACTTTAGCAAGAGTCATATAGTCCTCTAAACTTGCTCCAGCAGCCGAAGATGGTCCGCCTTGTTCGAACCCATCATCACCCTGACTGTCTTCTGCCATGTAAATAAAATTACCTTTTGAATTAAATAATCCTGGTAGTTGCATTTTTTCTGCGGCACTAGCTAAAACAAATTTTACTCTCCAATCTTTATTTCTTGCAAAACGTTTAAATCCTTGAAACGCTTTACTTAAAATATTTGCATCGTCAGGAGCTGATTTTGTTTCAGAAGCAATAGCTGCTCTTTCCATAGCGTCTACATCTGCTAAGGTCATACCTTGTTTTGCATATTGGTTAACAATAGCCATTAATGCGTCTCTACTTCCAGGTTCCGCACCTGGTGCTGACTTTTTATCTGGCACTAAATTTGGATCTTTTTTAACAGCGGCATCACCGTCTCTCTTCATACTACCATCTTTGTTGAATGTAACACCTTGTACACCGCCTTTTGCTTTAATTGGCTTTGTAATTTGTGAGCCCTTTTTTTCTAAATCAGCTTGTGCTTTTGCAAGCTGAGCAGGAGTACCATGAATTCTTCTTGGTTTTCCTGTTGGGCCTATAACTTCTATAGATGGTAAACTTTTGTCTATGTTGAAATTTACATACTCTCCTTTAGGACCAATTTGTACTATTTGTATAGGTGCTTCATCGATGGTATGCCAGTCAGTGCTTTCTAAAGTATTTTCTTCTTGCGGATCGGAACTTATTTCAATGTCGAAATCACTATAGCCTAAATTAAATAAATCTTCTGATAAGTTATGTGCTACCATATCTGAATCTTTTGCATTCATTTGATTTGGTATTTCTAACTTTAAAATGATATTTTTATCATCACCTTCAAAGATACCATAATTTGGTTCTCCTTCATGTAGATGTCCACCGGCAGATGATATCATTTTCGATAATACAGCTTTCTTTGCTGTTCTGCTTGGAATAGACACACTTATAAAATTTTCCATAGTTCCGTCCTTAATGATTTAAAAGTATACTTTGTACTGTTCCATCTGTATATGTTACTACAGCTCTGACCCATACATAATTTCCTGTAAAATTTTTAAAAAATGAGCCATTAGAGCCTGTGCTTTCTGTGCCTGCAATATCGAAATAATCAGAGTCAGTAGGATTAGTTGCAAGTGTTCCTTGCATCTTTATATTTCCACTGAACCCAGATACGTTGTACTGAACAGTATGAAATCCATCTGCTCTACCATAGTATCCATCGCCTTTAAACTTGGTTCCAGTAACAGTTTCACTTGTACTGTCTCCAGGATGAACTTGATTTGATAGTATTATTTCGCTATAACTCGGCATACTATTATTTATCCTTAACTGCTTTTGTATACTATATTGTCAATACGGGCTATTTGCGAACCTATCATTAAATTTACTAAAGTTAAAATTTTTTCATCTGTTATATACAAGTAAAATCCACGCACATATTGCCCTTTTTTTATACCTTCTAAACAAGTATCGCCAACTTTAACTTTAGTAGGATTATTGACAAGCCAATTGTAGAAATTGGGATCTACTTTGTTGTTTAAAGTGACCTTATATTTGTACTTAAAATTAACATCATTTACAAGAATAGTATTTTTTTGCAATAAATGTATGTGTTTTTGATCAGGGGAATAGAATTCAAAAAACTTTAATGGCTTGCTCATTAAGTATTTTAACCATTTTTTATCATTGGAATAAATTGACATTCTAGGACATTCTATCCTAATTTGATAATCATTTCTATTATCTAATTCGGCAAGCAAAAATTTTGCCGCAACAAATTGTTCTACTGAAACACTTTTCCTATGTTGGTTAAGTTGTAGTTTTTTGCCACTTTCATATTTTAATTGAAGAATATCTAACTGTTGTCTTGCGTATGTAAAGTTTTTATCTCTAAATATAGTGGCTAAAGGGTTGTGTAATGCTGCTTTGTATAGATATTGATTATAAAATAATTTTTTTGTTTCTTTTTGATTTATAAAATAATTTGTAGTCATAGTATGTTCTATCTAAATTGAAGGGCATATGGTTATATCTTTTACTCTGTGTGGTTGCTCTATAATCCAGTTTATAACTGAACAACAATAATCCATACTCATTTTGTTTTCTTGCACTCTTTTCACTCTTGGACTGTCAAAATATCCAAATCTAACAACAGTAGTGTCTACACCTTGATAAAAAAGTTGACTATTAGCTTTATCTAAAGCTGATTTTTCTACTGCATATATGTGCGGTTTACTTTTATCTTGATCTGGAGAATTTGAACCAATGTTTATTATTTTTTTGTTTAATTTTGCAGCTTCATACAAAAGTTCTACTTGTTTAAATCCATCGTGTTTACAGTTAATAAAAATGTCACAGTCTTCAAGTGATCCGCAGTTTCCATACTTATTTACTAATTTTGCACCAAGACCTCGACGTGTGCCAGTGATAAAATATTTCATATCAAAGGGTACTTACTTTCTTTTTCACTGGCTTGGATTTAAATACCAATTCATTCTCTTTTACATCTATATGAACAGTACCTCCGTTTTTCAAATTGCCAAAAAGTAACTCTTTTGAAAGTGGTCTTTTTATATCTTGATCAATTACTCTTTGTAAAGGCCGTGCACCTAACTTGGAGTCAAATCCTTTGTCTACTAGATAATCTAATGCTTCATCTGCAATAGTAATTTTAATGTTTTTATCTTTGACCATATCTTTTAATGCTAATAGAAACTTACCTACAATTTTCATCATTGTTTCTTTTGATAATTTAGCAAATGTAATTGTCGCATCAAGCCTGTTCCTAAATTCAGGAGCAAAGTATTTTTTCAAGTCTGCATCTTCATAAACTCTCTCTAAGTCACTACCAAAACCTAAATTGTTTTTCTCGGCATCTTTAGAACCTAAATTAGTAGTTAGAATTAATATACAGTTTCTTGCATCTGCTTCTTTACCATTTGAACCTGTAATTTTTCCGTTGTCCATAACTTGTAATAATAGCTGGGATACGTCTGGATGTGCTTTTTCAATTTCATCTAAAAGTAATACACAGTTAGGATTTTCCTGTAATTTTTCAATCAATAATCCGCCTTTTTCTTCATGACCAACATATCCAGGAGGTGAACCGATTAATTTAGCAACACTATGCCTTTCTTGATATTCACTCATATCAAATCTTACTAAATTTACTCCAAGATGTTTTGCTAGTTGTTTTGCGGTTTCTGTTTTACCTGTACCAGTAGGACCCATAAATACAAAACTACCTACTGGTTTATCGTCTGCTTTTAATCCAGCTTGAGCAATTAATATTTTGTCAACAATTGATACAATAGCTTCATCCTGTCCATAAACTTCTTTTTTAATGTTATTTTCTAAATTAACTAAATTTTCTGTTTCTCTTTCTGCCACCTGTTCTGCGGGAATTTTAACAACTTTTGAAAGTTCAAATTGAATTTGGCTTGCAGTAACTACTTTTTTATCTGGCATGCTCAAATTGAATCTTGAACAAGCAAGATCAATCAAGTCAATTGCTTTGTCTGGTAATTTTTTATCTGGTTGATATTTAACACTCAATTTGATTGCTTCATCAATTGCGTCTTCTCTAATTTCTGTACCGTGATAATCCTCGTAGTATTTTTTAATCCCTTGTAAAATATCTTTTGTGACTGAAGAAGTTGGTTCGTCAACTGCTACACGCTGAAATCTACGCATCAAAGCACGATCACTTTCAAAGTGTTTACGGTATTCTTCCCATGTGGTAGAAGCAACAACTTTAATTGTGCCTTTAGATAAGGCTGGTTTCAGCATATTAGCTAAGTCGTTAGAACCGCCTGCTCCTGCCGTGCCTGCTCCACTTACCATGTGTGCTTCATCAATAAACATAATTGTTTTACCTTTGCGTCGTAACCCAGATAAAACAAGTTTGAACCTTTCTTCGAAATCACCTCTGTATTTTGAACCAGCCAACATGGCTCCAATATCTAACATATAAACATTATATTCCTTAAGGAATTCCGGAACTGCTTTATTAACAATATTCCATGCAAGACCTTCAGCAATAGCTGTTTTTCCTACTCCAGGATCGCCTACTAATAAAACATTATTTTTTGTTCGTCTACCTAATGCAAGAGAAATAGATTCAAGTTCATCAATTCTTCCTATCACTGGGTCGATTTTATTCCTAGTCACTTCCTCATTTAAATTTGTTGTAAATGCATTTAATGCTCTTTGACTTGCACTAGCACTTTCAGCATCATCTTGTCCTAATTCTGCTGTTACATATTCTGCAAATTTATCCTTGTCAACTCCGCTTTGATCAAGGAAAAATGCCGCATGTGATTTCTTTTCAGAAAGAATACTTAATAACACATCTCCTAATGTAATATGTGGACGTCCTGCAAATAAAACTTGTGTGAATGCCCTGTTTAAAACACGTTCTACTGTTTGTGTTTTTTTAGGTTTATATTTCGAACCTTTTTCTAAAGTAATTTCAGTCAAACCAGTCTTAAGGTAATGTTCCAAATTAGTTTTCATCTCGTCAATTAAACAACCATATCCTTTTAGAAGATTGTAAAAATTTTCAGAACAAAGCATTGAAAACAATAAATGTTCTAGTGTTACATATTCATGATTTAGCTTTTTAGCGTCTTTAATCGCTTTGTCAAAAACCAATTGTAATTCTTCGTTAGGTTCTACCATTCTTTTAATTTATCCTTATCTGTGAAAAGTCTTATGTAGTACATTATATATTTAACTTAGTTGTTTGTCAAGTCTTTCTTTATTGTAGTTATTCGATCTAAAATTTCTTGATTGTTGATCTGAGGCACAGTAGTTTTCAATTTTACAAAAACAATACCTTTTTGTCCTGTACGCAAATCTGGTATGCCATATCCATGAATACTAAAAACTACAGATGGTTGGCTTCCTTTTGGAACTTTTACCGATAAATTTTTGCCTTCTGGAGTAGTTACATTTATTTCGGTACCTAAAATTAAATCAAAAACATTGACAGGCACTATTGTATGTAAATCTAATCCATTTCTTTTCCAATTATTACTATCGTGTATCCTAATTTTCGCAAATAAATCTCCACGTGGAACACCGTCGATACCATTATTTCCTAAACCCCTAAATTTTATTACATCATGCACACCAGGGGGAATAGTGATTTCGTGTGTTTGTACGCCGCCTTTTTGTAGCTCGTATGATAACCTAATTGTTTTGCCTGTGTAAATCTCATCTAAATTTAAATTTATAATAACTGTTATATCTTCATTTTTGATAGGTGGTCGATGTCCAAAAGGCATTCCTCCCATTCCAAATTGTCTCATTAAATCATTGATATCTATACCGCCCTGGAAACCGTCTGCTGTAAAATGGAAATCTTGGAAACCTCTTGGACCAGCTTGTTGTGGATCAGCTGTTCCAAATTGATCATACATCTGCCTTTTTTCTGGATTACTTAAAACTTGATAAGCTTCGTTGACTTCTTTAAACTTTTCATCACTTCCTCCTGTACGGTCAGGGTGGTGTTGCATGCTTTTTTTCTTATAAGCTGATTTAAGTTCTTTGTCAGATGCAGATTTAGATACGCCTAGTATTTCATAGTAGTCCATACTAGTACTTATTATAACTGACTATGCTATTTACGAGAGTTGGTATATAGGCCGAACCATGCAGCACCAGCACCTACTACAATTGAAATGAGTCCTGATTGCTCCATAGTTGGATTAGGTAGGTTCATATACCATATTACACATTTATACAATAAAATTATATACGTTGTAATAAAAATTCTTGGAAAAATTCTCCAAGCATCAACTGCCCTTGCCATATGTATTACTTTAGCAAACGGATTTGGTCCTAAATCTTTTACACTGGTGTCGACTTCTAAATCTAATTTTACTTTTTTAGTTGCTCCACTGCTACTTGCAGGAACTACTACTTCTGCATCTGGTTTTGGTGCAGGTTTAGAAACTTTTTTTGATTCTAAATCTTCTGGTTTCATTCTAGGCATAATATTATTTCTCCAATTTTTTTATGCGAGCTTCTAACTCGTCTATTTTTTTTGTTATACGAGGATATCTCTTACGCCAAATATCTTCAGGTTCTTGCAACCATGTCCACCCCCAACGATTTACTAGATAGTCTAATGTAGAATCAAATTTTGCATAAGCCCACAACCCCATTCGAGTGTCTTTGAACCACATTAAAAATGCTGCACCGAATAATGATCCTGCAATACCTGTATAAATCCACAATCTATCGCTTGCCATTCTTTCGATCATTTCCCACATAATTTTTCCTATTTAAAAGGGTTAAGTTTTTGCAAAGTTGATTCCTTTGGTTGCTTACTATTTAACTCTTTTACTTCATCATTTACTGCTTCAACCTGTTTATTAGCATTTTCTAATGCCTTTTCAGCATTTAAATAATACGCTTCATAGGCTGCAATAATTGTTTTTTGTTGTTGTACAAGTGCTCTAATAGCACTTAAATTTTCTCCTAAATGTGCATAACCTTTATCAGTCAAACCAAAGACTGCAAGTGGTCTTCCGTTTTTCTTTAATTGTTTAAAAACTTCTTCATAATTTTCTTCAGTGATAATTACCCAATCGACGTCTTTCATTTCAAGTTTATCAACAGCTGGTAAGATAAGTTCAGGCTTTTGTATTGGTTTTGCTGTAACTTCAATTTTCTGTACTGGAGTAGAACAACTACTCAGCAACAGTATTGCCAGGCCACAGCCAAGGACACTCACTATTGAATGCTTTACCATTTTTTGCTTCCTTTTCTTTTTGTGTTAATTCTGCACCACTTAGAATTTCAAAACATCTTCCTGCTTTGTCACTAGCATTGTTAATTATCTTTGTAACTAATCCAGGCTTGCCAGCACCTAGTACGGCAAGATCATGTTTTGCAAGTTTTTTACTTAAAACGTTATTCTGTGATCTTATGTTTGCAAATTCTTGATTTACTTTTTGCAACTCTTCATTTGCTTTGGCATAGTCTGCTCTCAAAGTCGAAATCGTTTCTTCACTTATAGCTACTGCGGACTCTAACTTTGCATTGTTTTCATGAAGTGTAGCAATTTTTTCTTGGGTATCATTATAATACCAATATCCAACGCCGCCCATGGCAAGCATGGCAACTAACATTATACCTGCAAGTTTTAATCCCACCGTACTACCTACCCTAGCAACTTTCCCAATGTCTTAGGACCAACGATACCGTCAGCTGTTAAGCCATTTTTGAGTTGCCATTCTTTTACAATTCTAGCTGTTCCAGGTCCAAAAATTCCATCAGCTGGATCAATGTCAAGTTTTTCTTGTACTTCTGCAACTAATGGTCCTCTTGATCCCTGTTTTATTGTTTGTTTATAATCTACTTCAGGTTCTTCGTAATCGCCACCTAATACATCTAATGCATGTATGTAATGTTTTTTACGATCTTCTAAACCTATTGTGCCACCGTTAATACGCTTGGTCATACCAACAATATCTTGGCGGTCACAGTAATCATTTATATTATTTTCGTCCCAAAACCAACATGCACTATCTAACGCACCTTTTTTCGTCCTGACGTATTCGACTGCTTCTTCCGCTGTTTTTTCGACTGCTTTACCGAATTGTGTATAGTTGTATCTGCCGGTAAGCTGAAGAATGCCGCCGCCTCTGAATGTCCACCCGTCACCGGATGATGCATCGCCGTTGTCCATTCTATTTGCGTAAATAACGTTCGCAATTTTTTCAGGTTGTCTATGATATTCATTAGCGTCCCTCCCAGCACGTCTAAAGTATTTAGGAAATATTGTGTTCAATGCTTTGGCGCTATAATTTAAGTTTTCGCTTAATACCCGAAAGCCGCCAGACTCATGTCCACATTGTGCAATAAAACCTGCTACTCTTTCTATTGTATCGACTCCCCACAAAGGTAGTATTTCACACATACTGTCATACCATTCTTTCCAGTCATCTCTATGGATAAGCTCTTCTGCCATCCACTCTTCAAAGTCGAATTTAAAATGTTCTTTACCCAATTTGTTTCTCCTGTTTTAGGTGTTAATACGAGTTAACACAAGAACTTTGTTTTTGTTTTCAAAAGTAAGTTTGTCTCCAAACTTTGTAATATTATAATCGCCTAAATATTTGCTAAGATATATAATTTCAGCAAAATTATTGTCATCTACAGATATAGTTTCATTTATATTATTAAGTATATAATCCTTTTCGCCTATATCTATAAATTTAAATAGTAAAGGATCTCCATGAATTTTTTTGATTGTAACGATATCATCTTGCATATAGATTGATTCTAAAAAACTTTTGTTAAAAAATTTATCATAACTTTCCATTGCAGTATTTTGTACTTTAATACCGTAGTCGTCTGGTTCGGAAGGAATATTTTCTTGTAGATTATCTATATTAGCTTCATATGATCTGAAGTTTTTATAGTAACGGAATTTAAATTTATCATGCCCTGATAATTTTCCTACACCATCTAATATTTCTACAATTTGTTCTGGTACACTATCATTTCTTTCCATTTCTATAAAAACTTTATATGTACCGTCTTTTTGTTCACCTGATGTAGCATCAGCATCTAGTATGAATGAATATCCTTTTTCTAAAAATTCTACTAAATCTTTTGCTGTTTCATTTGTTTTAGTACTAAAACTTACAGTTACAATATTTTGGTCTTCGCCCATTTTACTTTTAAAAGAATCGATCTCAAAAATGTAATCTACCATATCTTTTAAGTCTGATTTTTGTAATCCCATTATACTGCTCCCTCAGCTGGTGGTGTTTCAGCTGGCGCTTCTGCTCCTGGTGCTGGTGCTGGCGGTGCAGCAGGTGCAGCCGCAGCTTGATCAGCTTCGCCTTGTTGTAGTTCTTGTGATTGCCCTCCTGTAGCTGGTTCTTGCTCAAAGTCCATTAATTCGTCATATCCACTATAGATCGTCTGGATTAGTTTTTTTGGCATGTCAATTTGGACTAGCCAAATTGCTACCTTATCTAATTTACCTTTTTTTGTTCCAGGTCTGATATCATCAGGTTTACGAATTTTTCTAGGTTTAATTATATAATCTTTACCCATACGCACTTTGCAATCGTAGTCAAGCAATCGCTTGCCTCCCATTGGGTCAGGCATCTTTTTTAAAGGCCACATAAATGAACAAGATACCCAATGTCTAGTGATTTTTGGCCCAGATACTAATTCCCCATCTTTCCAATTATCGTACACGTAAATATCTAATTCATCTATAACTCTTTCAAAGTCCTTTAGCACCTCAAAGGCAGAGTTACTATCATAGATATTATTAACGTTTTCTATGACATCGTATATATCTTGCATGATTAAATCCTGTTCTAAATTCTACTATACTTATTTATCGTATCAAAAAGATAACAGACTATTTTTTAATTCGCACTTTAAGGTAAATACTTTGTAGGGACTAGCTTCCTATGTTATAGGACATGCGGCCTTACGTCAATATCCACAGGAGGACACTTAATGGGTGCAAAACGCAGGCGTAACAACTCAATAAACAACTACAATAATGTGGTTGAAATCAAACAATTCCAAAAACAACAAAAACAAGTAAATATCCTTCCAAGAAACAGAAATCAAGAAACATACGTGTTAAAACTACTAGATCATAAAAAAGATATAGTCTTTGGTATAGGTCCAGCAGGAACAGGCAAAACATTATTGGCTGTGCAGGTAGCAGTGAAATTATTCAAAGAAGGCAAACTTGATAAAATCATAGTCACAAGACCAGCTGTGTCAGTAGACGAAGATTTAGGCTTCTTACCAGGTACATTAGAACAAAAAATGGCACCATGGACAAGGCCAATATTTGACGTATTAAGGGAGTATTTTAATGCAAAAGAAATAGAAGGAATGATAAACGAAAGTATAATTGAGATCGCCCCACTGGCTTACATGCGTGGAAGAACATTTAAAAACAGTTTTATACTAGCAGATGAAATGCAAAATGCTACATCTAGTCAAATGAAAATGTTGCTAACACGATTAGGCGAAAACTCTAAGATGGCGGTTACCGGAGATCTAGCACAAGCAGATCGAATGCAAGATAATGGATTAATTAACTTTGTTAATCTTTTACACAATGCAGGCAATGCAACACACTTGGACATAGTCCGGTTTGAGCAAAGAGATATTGAAAGGCACAATGCAGTGAAAGAAGTATTACAAGTATACGGTGACGTATAAGTTATAAAAGAGTAGAGGATCTATTCCTCTACTTTTTCCATCTCCAATGAAGTCTAGTTAAAGCACGGCGTTTAGTTTTATCTTTATTATGTAATTTTTCATACCTTTTATCACGCCAAGAGCTTTTTGCTTCGCCTTTACGATTTAGTCGATTAACTATTTGTGGTTCGTTGATTAAACAAAAATTTAATTTTTCTGTGAAATAAAGACATTTTTCTTTTGTCCAGCAATAATAAAATGGGTCATCACTTGAATATCCACGGAAACAAATGATACCGTTTTTCCGTAGCACTCTTTTTGTTTCTAGTAATTGTTTTTCTATTAAATCTTCATCGCCAAAATTTATAGAACCGTATGCTATTATAGCATCTATACTATTGTCTTCAAAATCTAACTTTGTAAAATCACTTACTAAATCGACTCCCGGTCTATCACATATATCTATTCCAATTAGATTTTCTACTACTGGTTTATATCTATTATCGCCGCATCCTAAATCTAAAACTACATTAGGATTTAATGAGTTTATTAAGTCAATATCTTCTTTGATATTGCCCCATTTGTATAATCTATTATGTGAATCCTTTTTACGTTTCCATTCTTCTTTATCTTTATTATATGAAAAAAATTCAGTTAGATAATCTTTTAATTCTTGATTCACAATTGAATTTTCCTAGGACACGATTTTAGAAAATCATATGTTTGTTCTGTAACTTCACCAGTTATATTAAGAGTCGGTCTTGGGTCATGTCCAAAATTTGCTGTACCATGCGGAATATCTCTCCATGGCCATGTAAAACAATCTCCTTTTTTCCAAGTTAAAAAGTCATTACCTTGTTTCCAAACCTGTCCTTGTTTCTGATCGTCTAAAAAAACAATAACTCTCATTATAAGTCTTTGGTCATAATCACAATCTGCAAATTTTTTATAATCTTGTCTTTGATCTTGTAATAATCCGCCAAAATTATCTAAATGCCAATAAAACATTTGTCCGGGTATTTGTACGTCAAATTTTATATTTGGCCTTCCATTTTTCTTTCCAGCTGGATGATCAAAACAAAATAGTTTTGCTATTTTTTTAAAAATTTTAGGAAAGTCTCTTTGCATGTATCTGTTCAATACTGCATAACTATTTTCGTCAGAATCGATATCATATCCCCATTTTTTAAAATCGTTATATTCTAATTGATTGTTATTATCCATTCTAACATCTGATCGATAATTAAAAGTAGCTGGAGTTGTATTTTGTATTAAATTAGCAGTTTCTTGATCCCAATTACCTTCGAATTCGCAAATTGGAATATGTGTTGGAATATCACCAACGGTATCATCACGTGTTTCATCAAAATGGTAATTGCTTGTTGCTTTGCAAAATTCAAATAAACTATCGTAATTTTTATAGTCTACTGGTTCTTTGGTTTTTAAATTACGCCAATCCCATTCTGGTACATTATCAAATTTCATATTACCTCCTACTTTGCAAAGACATATACGCCTTCCCATTTTTCTCGACCTGCAAGTTTTTGATTACCTACTCCGGGACGAGTATTTAACATCATCTTAATTGTACTTACATGTTTGAAGCCTACTCCATGAGATATCTTGATCCAGTCATCGACGACTTTGTACTCTTTTTTTCCGTAGGTTTTGTAATCCGCAATGTTTGTAGCAAATAAACCATCTTGGTTAAGACTTTTATAAATGTTCCTAATAGTAGGCTCAGCATATCCACCAAACCATTCGTCAAGGGTGCTATAACGTACCATGCATTGTGTATCTTCATCTGAATATTTCTCCAAGTTAAAATAAGGAGGAGAGCTAAAGGCTAAGTCTACGTCAGTTGGTTGATATTCTTCACTCACCTCCTGTATTATATTGCCTTTTACACCAACTGCTTCTTCTAATAAATCATTAAAATAGTTTAAGTATTTTACTGTTTCAGTATTGGGGTCAATACCTGTATAATTATAATTCATATTACTACAACTTATACCTAATAATCTTCCACCATATCCTGCACTATAATCATAAACATTTCCCCATAGGACAGGACATAAATGCTCTACTAAAGCTCTAGCATTTTGAGGTTTAAAGTTTTGTATGTTTTCACCAGTTACTAATTCTAACGCCCTACGTAGTGCAGTAGGATATACAAGTTTATGTCCTTCACGCATTTCATAACAAATGCGTATCGCTCTTTTAAGTTTTGTGTCGTTGTAGAATCTATCTTTCAAACTGTTACTACCTCTACCTTTTGGTTCAGCAGTCATCATGTTTGGAAATAGAAATCTACTTAAAGGCTGTCCTCTATTATTTCCTAAACTTATTCTACTGTCTTTTACGGAGTTGTAACTAATGGATTTAAATTCTTTAATTGCATTGATTAGCCCTTTTTCTGTGTAATAAAGTATAGGTACAATATTAATTGATCTATATATGTCAAATACTTTGTCTACAGTTCCTTCAGGGTCTTTGTTAAATGCAGGCTTATCAAGTTTATCTAATTGGTCATAGACAGGTTCATATCCTGTAAATTCTTCACCATGGATATTGTTAGTTTTTATATTCCAAATATTGTATAAGTCTTTTATCAAAGTTCATCCATTAGCGGAAATATTTTAGCAATTACATGAGCACATTCTTTTGCTATTTCCATATGTTCTTTTTGCGTACCGTTTGCACTACGTAATTCAATATAATGTATCCAACTACGTAATGTGCCGTTCATATACAATCTAGTTTTAGTACACCCTTCAGGTAATACAACACGGGCTTGTTCTTTTGCAATTCCATTGTGTATAGCCCATTCATAGGCTATACGAGCTTGATCAATCACTTCTTGTTGTTTACGTTTCCATTCATAATGTAATTCACTTTCGTCACTTATTTCAATACTGTTTTGTCTGTTTTTTTCGTCCTGTAGTCTAGCTTCTCTTGTTTGAAATGTATCAGCCATGTCTTCAGGATTAGCATAACGCTGACTAAATTCTTGAAAACTAAAACTTCTGTGTCTAACAATTTGATGTGCAATGTCTCTTGTAGTTTCAATTTCAAGACATGCATTAACCATTTCTAATGGAGACCAGTGTGCATTCTTAACCAAATATTTTATAAGTTTTGCACTAGTCTCAGTATTCATTTGATTACTTGGATTACTTACTCTAGCACAGAAAGCAATTAAGTCTTGACAGTTTAGTGGATTATCATTACCCCAAACTGCAAATTCTGATGCTTTACTATATGAAATTAATCTAACGGCCATGGCGCTTCTCCTTTTAAATCTTGTATTCTTCTTTTTAAGAATCCTATTGTTGTATGAATATGTCCCGTGTCTTGTTCACGGAGTAAAGTTTTGTAGTATTCTATTTCTTCTTCAAGAACATCAATCCTAATAATATCATTGATTAATTTTTTGTTAACTACCTTTTCCGGGCTTATCACTAAAATGCTCCTCTAGTTTATTAGGAACTCCGTTCCATTCTTCTGCATCTTCGGGTGGCTCACCTATCTCTGTAATATTAGGCCATATGTTTGAATACTTTGTATTTAAGTCTAACCATTTTTGTAGTTCACTGCCTTCATATACACTATCTTGTACAATAGCTTCTGCAGGACATTCTGGTTCGCACACACCACAATCTATACACTCATCAGGATTAATGACAAGCATATTTTCACCTTCATAAAAACAATCTACTGGACATACTTCTACACAATCCATGTGCTTGCACTTAATGCAATTTTCGTTTACAAGATAAGTCATACTGTATTTAGATTCTAGCTAGCCTAATTAATGTAGCCGCCAAATTTATTTCTGGGTCGGCTACAAGTGTATGATCAACTAGGCCTTGTTTAATTGTTAATACTGCGGTGTCTTGTTTTTCTTCATCACCAAATAGTTCAATATTGTCATACAACCAGCGATAAATTTCTTCCATCTCTTCTGGCCTTACTGAACCACAAAGTAGTTTCCTTGCTTGTTGTATTTTTCCTGCTTTGAATAACTCAACCATTTCAAGTTTCCAATCTGTTTCACCAGTATCGCCTTCGTTAGGTTTGAGTAAACTATTGTCTTGTACATTCATTTGTACAGTATTGATACATTTACGCAAATCAGGATATGTAGCTTTTACATAAGTGTCAAGTATATCTAAATTAGGAGTAACGCCTTCTGCTAATAGAATTTCAGCAACTCTTGCAGTAAATTCAGTTTGATCTATTTTAGCAATGTGAAAACCTTGACAACGGCTATGCAAAGCAGGGATAATACGGTTGGGGTAATTACAAGTAAGAATAAACCTTGCAGTGGTGTGATATTCTTCCATAACACCTCGTAAAGCCGCTTGGGCACTAGGACTAAGATAATCAGCCTCATCAAGAAGTACAACTTTAAAATCTCCAAATGGAATCATTTGCACAAAATTAACAATTTTATCTCTTACATCGTCAACACTATTTGTACGGCTTGCATTTATTTCTAAAATGTCTAAGTCATTTGTTTCCAATTCATTAAGTAAGAGTTTAGCAAGAGTAGTCTTGCCTATACCTGCATTGCCACTAAACAACAAATGTGGAATAGTTTTATCCTTTATCCAATTGTTAACTTGACTACGTTGTGCATCATCTCTAAACACATAACCATCAACCGTCTTAGGACGATATTTTTCTACCCATAAATCTTTCATTGCTGTTCTAATTCTCCTAGTTCTTTGATCATATCGCTAAAGATCTTAAACATCTCTTGACTGCGATCAGGTTTAACTTCTTTGTACACACAGACAGCATTTAAGTCTGGCATTGCTTGTGTAAGTACACGATCTCTTGCTTCTATACAAGAATCCATATCTTTGAATGTGGCTGAACTAATAATTGCTCCTGCCAAATATGTAACTAATACTATACTGTTCATTGTTTCACTCCAAAGTGTTTATAAGATTGTTGTACACATTTTGCTTGATAATAACAATCAGCTAATGCATTATGTAGCTGTTCTTGTATAGCCTTTCGCGGATCCTGAGGCATCATTTTAAATAAAGTTCTAGAATCTCGTATTTGCCAATAGTTCCAAGGCACAGGAGTTTCTGCACTTTTATATAAGTGTTGAAGCATTACAAAATCAAATGTAGGCCCTTGACACCAAATGTAATCTAATCCTACACACCATTTATTAAGTTGCTTCAACATGCTTGCGACAGTAACTCTATCATGATCACCAAACGCCTCGTCTTGTATTTTTTGAGGTTGTTTGCTCCACCATTCTAATGTGTTGTTATCAATAGTTCGATTGTATTTTTCTGATTGCTCTTCTATATCTCCACGGATATATAATGGAGTGTGCGGTTCAGTTTCTGTAAAAGGGTCAAATTTAATAGCACCCAAAGTTACAACAACACTATCCGGCTCAACGCCTAGTGTTTCTAAATCGATCATTCCATGTGTAGCCAAAATATACTCCTCAAACTTTATAATATTATAGCTTATAATCTATAAGTTGTCAAGTTTTTTTTTCGGCTAAATTTTGCACTTGGGAATTTAGATCTTCTAATGAGGAAAATTGTATTGTTTTGTCCGAAAATTGTTTGTCATTTTGATGTATTCTATATAGTTCATTTTGGTTAGCATATTCTGTATTGTAAATTTGGTCTTTTGAATAACCTTTATGCTTATAAAATTCTACTAAAGAATTTTTTTGAGGATACAACGTAACAAATTCTTTTTGTGTCCAATATAAGTCATTTAATAATTCTTTCCGTCTTGGCAATGTATCAATATTAGTTTGTAATGGAAAGAACATTGCTGTTTCCATATGTCTATCAAAATATTGCAAACGAACATCTTCTGTTGGAAGAATTTGTATAATATAACAATTAGGATACCTTTCTCTAATATCTTTAGGACTCGTATGGCAAGTATACACTAATCTTTTGCCGTTAGAACATTTTTTAATTTCTGGTTCTATTAATTTGTAATATGCTTCCAAATCATTTAGATAAGGTTCAATTCTATCAAATAAATGAGGGAACCTTTGTCCATCAGCAAATATTTTTTGAAAATGTTTTTCTGCAATGTTTAATTTGGAAAATTTTTTTTTGTGTGACTTATTATTTTTTGGGTGGTCGTACCATCGATATTGTGGATCATTTTCAAATAAAGTTCTTGCTATTCCATGGCCGCCTGCACCACTCATGAAAGTTAAAATTGTTAAAAATTTCATTTGGTGCCTTGTCTGTCTCCGACTTTTTCCCTATGCTCGATTGATTCCATAAACCATTCATATGTTGCTTTATCTGAAATATCTAAGTCTGCTACATAATGAACTGCTTTGTCTGCAAAGCACATACTATAATGTGTTTTATTTGGATTCATAACCATCCACTGTCCTTTACGCCAATGTTGTATTTTACCATCAATTATGTATGTACAGTCTTCTGGGTGTGTATAATCAGAATGACAATTTAGTCTAATTAATCTTTCATTAGCACCGTCTTTGATATGATCTTTATGCGGAGCAAAAAAACTTCCAAGTTGGTGTTCCACTCTAATAGGCTTAGAAACTTTTCCTTTTAAGTTCCAAGATTCAGGAGCTTCTTTATATTTGTAGACTGTTTTGTTTCCCATAGAATCTACATATCTTTTTTCTATTACTAAAGATTCAATTAAAGGTTCTTCAGGTGCATACAGATCTAAAGCAAACACATCACCAAACAGATTATATATCTCTCCGGGTGTGAGCATCCCCTATATATCACCTTCTTTTCTATTTTCGGAATAATGGGCAAAGAAATTGCCCCCAGGATATCTAGATTTTAATTTGTCTATGTTCATTTGGATGACTTCATTTGGATCAATATTAAGAGCCATACAACCTTGCATCCAATACCATATTACATCACCTAGTTCTCTCTGCATATGAAAAATGTTGTCTTTATCTAATGGCTTGCCTTGTAAGACAATCTTTTTTACTATTTCGGTAAATTCACCTGCTTCTGCACCTAAACCAAAAGCGGCCGTAAGCAGTCTGGGCATGTTAGCATCTCTTTGATTTTCTAATGTATTCCAACGAGTTTGGAAAGCATCGTTGTTTTTACTTTCATTAGATGTTACAGCATCTACAAATTCTTTGTATTTGTTTAGATCAATATCAGACACTAATTCCTCCTATCAATTATTGAAACTATTCATTTGTTCGATTGGGCCTCTATATTCGCCGAAGCCTGTATCAGCGGCTTCTGCACCGCTAAATTCTTTACCAATTTCAAAACCAGTTGGTTTTTCATCTTGATAGGCAAGTACACTTTCTGATTCAACCATACGCAATTCAACTTTTTGATCATCAAATTCGACTTGCATTCCTCTAGTCCAACGACCGTGTTCGATTAAAATCCAATCGCCTTCATTATAGTCATCTTTGTTTCTAGGACCCTTAGAAAATACTTTACCCCATCTTGGACGGATACCATGTACCTTTCCATCATCACTGTTGATAATTAATCCACCAGCAGTCCTTTGTTCACCAAAATACATATCACTAACAAGAACACGGTTGCCAACTGCTCGTGGCTTTCCTTTATAAGTCTTTAAGTGTACAGCCATTTTTAATCTTCCTTTTTAGCTAAATCTTCAGGTTTTACAAAATTTCCATCTGCATCTTCTACCCAGTCGTCAGTCAAGTCTTTGCCTTCTGGAATCTTTACAGATGAAGTATTAGATTTTGATTTTTTTGTTGCAGGTTTTTCTTGTGCTATTTCTACTTTTTGGTCACGTCTTACTGCAACTTCTTCAGGCATACTTGAAGAATTTTCATAGTATTCTCTAAGTACATCTTCTTTTTTTCGAATAATTTTACCACCTGGCCCTAGTTCGTCACCACGTGCATTAACTTTTGCATTACCTACTGCTGGAGTAAGCTCGTTGCGTTGACGCAATAGGTCCATATCAATTTGCTTACCTTGCATGGTTTTATAAATTGTTCGACCTGTTTGTTTCATTGGCATAATAATACCTCCTTAGTTATATACTTACTTATCTCAGGAACTCTCTCCAATCCAGGTCAAACTGGATTGAATTTACCCTATGTACTCCAATTAAGTACAATATATAGCTGGCTACACTAGATCCACGTCCTACTCCCCATACTATATTATTCTTTTTCATAAAATCTACTAGATATACCATATATCTTAATAGAGGTAGCATTCCTCTTTTGTTGAACTCTGCATATTCTTCAAAATAACGTGTAAGTTCTTCTTGTGTGTTACACTTGTCTTGTAAATATTTTGAAATATCCATGTTCTTATATTCTTCAGGCATAAACCATTCACTTTGGCATACGCCGTCAAAAGTCTTCTGATCTACATCTAGTGGAATATATGTTGAGAGTTCAGTAAGTCCTTCTTCTCTCATAGCTTTATTAAACTTATCAATTTCGTCATCCTTGTCACATAATACAACATGGCATTTGTCCACATGGCCGCTATAGATCATATCTACTAGATCTTTTGTTGAGAATCTGGGTATACCAAGAGAATCTGTCTTCATAAGCATCTTTATATATTAACTGATATTAATCAAATTGTCAAGACTATTTTCGCCGTTTTCTGATTTATTTTGATCAAAAGTTTCTTTTGCTTGTCTTGATATAGCTTCGGCTTTATACATATCCAAAACTGATCTAATTTGATTTTGTACTTCAGGGTTATTAGTCATGAAATACTTTTTAGAAAGGTCGGCTATTTTTTCAGATAATTCTGTTGTAGAAATATCTTGCAAATTATCTACAAAAGGATTAAGAGGTAAATTGCCCATGGTACTGTCCGTATACAGTTAATCCACCATCGCTTGACCATAAGTCAATAAAAATTGGATCTGTAGTACTAACAGCTAGAAAACTTGCAGGCCAGTTTGAGTCTTTTTTAAACACGTTATTAGGACCTGCGGAAAATTCAACTAATCTTGAAGTTCCATCACCTTTTACTGCACAACGTATTTTACCTAATTTTCCTGTTGCAGGCCAATCTGTCAATGTCAATGTTACATCAGCACCAACTGTAATAATTTGGTAATTTCCGTTAACAAATCTTATATTTTGACTTGCTACAATTTCGTCTGTAACATATACTTCTTCAGAGTTAGCAATAAAGTTTGCTTCTCTTATAACGTTCCCGTTGAAGTCGTTACTTCCGTTTAACTTTGCGGTAGTAGTTTGCAAAGCGGTTATTTCTGTAGCCGCTGTTGCTAATCCTGTTTTAACTAGACGGAAGTTATCTCTAAATCCCTGACTATCGTTATCAGCGCCGGCGACTGGATATAATTCATCTATATCACTTGTAAGTATGTTACTAGCCATTAATGATCTCTCCTATCTTTATTTATATAGTATTTATTGCTTTTATATGTTAAACTGATAATTCGCGAATAGTAAATATTGCTCATTTGTATTTCCTGTTGTATTATCTATAATATAGCGATCTATATCAAAATCTAGCTGTGTAAAGTTAAAATTTTGGAAATCTATTGCATTTTTTATGATTTTGCTTTTCCCTTTAATAGTGTAACACAAAGGAATTGCCGCTACATACCCTAATTCTTGTAATTGACCTTCTTGAGCTGTACGCATCCAAAGAGGTAAAAAGTTCCGTACAGTTGAACCACTTTCTGCAATATTATCTCTCATGTTTTTTATATTTGATATATATTTTTTAGTATCATTTCTTTGATCAGCGCCAATAGCATTTGTGTCTACTTTAATGGTATTAGTGTTAACTGATTCTAAATACCAAGGACTTGTTGCAGTTTCGTCTGCTATGTATGAACTTATAGTTGCTGGAAATGTTACTGTTGATAAGTCACGTAAACCTACAAATATTTCGTTATTTTGTCCTGCATTAACTTCAACTCCTGATCTTTGTAAAACACTTATATTTCCTTGGCTAGGAACAACATTGACTACGCCCTCTGTGCTGTCTCCTAATGTTCTTGATTGTAAACTAAAACTGATAAATGGTGCAGGTTTATCTCCAAATTGTGATTCACTTGCTAAAATTTTTGTTTTATTATCTATTTTTATATGTTTTTTTACGTTACCTTTTGCAGGAAGATATGGGTCTAAGACTTCTAGATACACTACTTCATATACAATATTTTGTGTCCCAGGAAGTTTAGCTACTGCTGTTTTTACTTCTCCTAATTTAAAACTTTTACGTTTATGGTTTTTTGCTATTGCGGCCATGTAGTGGTCTACAGTTTTTGTTTCTATTCCAGAATATACAAGCATGTTTATTTTCTTTTGTATTCCGAAGTTTGGATCATCGGGTCTATAAATATATTCTGGATTAAATATTTCTGTATCACTTATGAAGGTATTGAATAATGTTCTCTGTGATTGTTTTAACATTGGTCTAGCAAATATGTTACTATATGTTTTATTATCTGGATCGCCTACAGTTATGTTAAATTCTTTTTTAGTAACACTATACTTAAATTGGTCTTGGACTGACACTTCAAAAATAAATTTTCTATCAATCGTAGAAGTATTACCATCTAAGATAAAAGAACCTTTATCAAATTGTGTAAGTGCATTGCTACCAAATGTTGTGATTTTTCCGGATATAGAACCATCTAGTAAAAGATTGAGTCCTGGCGGTAACTTACCTTTAGATAATGTGTAAATTAATTTTGCATTTGGTACATTACTTGACGCCACGACAGATAAATTAGAAATGTAATTTGCACTTATGCTTTCAAATGTAGCAGGGGTATTCCAAGTGATAGTTGAATCAACTTCACCTAATGTGCTTACGGTGAACGTTTTGTTAGCTTCTGCTTTTTCATTTTCTAATGCATTGTATAAATTAAATTCAAAAGGTTCACCCTTCTTTACAATACGTGTAGTATATAAAGGGATAAGTTCTATAGGAGTTAATGCTCCAGCATAAACTGTAGTAGCGATATCTGTTGTCACAGTGATTTTTTCAAAGTTTGTATTATTAAATTTAACTTGTTGATCTACTACGTAATCTTCTTCAGTGTTCCAAGAAGTGATTCCTGTCGTTGATGCTCCTACTACTTCTTCCCAACGCACCTTGTTAAAGTCAGAAGCAAAAGTACTTGATGTATGATTTATTTTACATCTATAGACTTTTTCATTTAAATCTACAGTATCAACAGTATAATTAAAGTCACCAAAGGTCAGTTGCTTTCCAATTATATTTGATAGATAGGGGTCACCTAATTTAGTAATTGAAATTTCTTTTTGATTAGGTAAGGCATTTTCATGGACAGTAACCGTTATATTTTGTCCTAGATGGATAATATCATAATCTGCATTAGTTGTATCTACTTTTGTAATAGTAAAAGAACGTTCATCTATTTCTATCTGACGACCTACTAACAATGAAATATCTTGATTCTTTACAATCTTTAATGTGCTTGATCCTAATGCTGTATCTTCAAAAACAGATAAGTTTACATATTGTTTATTCGTTGCCGGACCAAATCTACTTGCTTTGACTGTAAATTTGTATTCTTTAGTTACATTAGGTTGATAAGGTACTCTACCAGCAATTTCTCCAGTTGTACCATCTAAGTATAAACCCTCCGGAAGTGTGCTTGTGCTACCGTCGTCATTAACTTCTTGTAGAGTATAGGTAATTACACCTAACAATTCATTTGTATCAAGCACATCTAGGAAAAGTGTAACATAATTATTTGCTCTACGGTAGCCAAAATTTCTTGGAGTTAACCATAATGGAACTCTAATATGAGTGTTATCTGCTGTAAATACACCAGTGTCAACTTGCATGATAGTATTATCAGATCTAACAAAGTCATCTCCTACAACAAATATTTTAAATTTTCTTCTTGCAATAGTATCGCCGTCGTTGACTGATACAACAAATTCATAATTTCTATTTAATTTTCTAGGCGATCTTGTTGGGACAGCTAAATCATAAATTGTAGTATCATAAAAGAAACTATCAAAACCATTATTACTTCTTACACCAAAATCATATCCTACAGTATCATATTGTATACCATCGTAATTACCTGAGTCTAATCTTTTTTCAATAGCTAAAATAGGATCAACTATACCTACAAGTTTTCCATCTGTAGTCAATGTAATGCCAGGTGGTAACTCTCCATCTCCTGAACCTATAAAATACTCAAGTTTTTGTCCTGCCGCTGTATCAGAATCCTCTGCTACAAGTTGAAAATCAATTGGAGTATTATCCAATATGAAGAACATATCATTTTGACCAACTGGCAATAACCCTTCTGCTGTTTTCCAAGTAGGTGTATCAGGACCAACAACTTTTATAATATAAGTCCTGTCGCTTATTTGATTGTTATACTCTGCTCTTAAAACAAATTTATACTCAGTATCTCGTGCTACTTCTCTAGGGGTTCCTGTAATGGCATTATCTTGCAGGACCATACCTAAAGGAAGGTCACCGCTAATGTGTGTGACAGTATATAGTGTTGAATCATCAGAGACTACACTTAAATCTAATGGCAAATCTACAGTCGTAGATACACCCTCAGTTAATGTTTGTAATGTTTGTCCAGAAAATTGTGTCCAAAAAACTGCCATACTAATTCCTTACTTTTAAGTATTTATCGGAATTTATGATGCTATTGAACCTAAGTCTACTATTGCACTTGAAACACCGGGATTAATGAATTTTCCAAAATCTACGTCTGTTTCTCTTTGTAGAAAATCCAATAAATTTGTATACTGCTGGCTTAGCCTGCCAAAATCAAATGAATTTTCGCCAGCCGCTGCCTGTAAGTTCCTAACGTCTATTCCATATACCAGTCCGTCGATAGGACCGTTAAATTGGCTGGCTGTAATTGTGCCACCATTAATAATATCATTATTATTTGCATTTAATTGTGCTGACAACGCAGGAGAACCATCACCTGATAAAGCACCATTTGAAGTTGATATTATTAAATTTTGTCCACTAACAGATGTTGTTATTCCTGTGCCACCTTGTATTGACATAGTCTGCCCACGCTGGACTGTAACAGTTCCGTTATCTGAAACTGCTATCAATTGATCTAAACTGTGAGGAGCAGTTATCGTTATGCCAGTGACAGTTGAAGTTAAAGTAATATTATCGCCGCCTATAATTTTCTTAAAACTTAGTTTAGAATTAGTAGAACTTTCGAAAATTCCTTCACCAGTAGGCCCTAAATTTTCTCCACTTGCGGCTTCAGGAAATCTAGTATTTAAATCTTCAAAATTATCATTGACTTTATCAAATGCGGTTCTAATATCATCACCTGTACCGTCATTTGCTAATTGTCCTATATTAATTTTTTTTACTGGCATATTAATTCCTTACTATGTATTTATTTGTTTCCTACACTAACCGTACCAGCACCTGTAAAATTGCCTACTGTTAAAGTGTCCTTTTGATTAAATGGTGTATATAAAACTCTGTTTGTATTTTGTACGGGAATATATCCTGAAGGACCACTAACAGCAAACATTGCATCTAATGTGGCTTGTGTTGGCTTTGAAATTATTTTACTGATAAAATTGTTATACAATGCATATCCTAATGGATTATTTGCTAGTACGCCTGCTTGTGTTCTTGAATTGTCATTCCATTCTGGTGATAAACTTCCTCCTGAAATATAAACTGTAATATATTCCCACATTGCAAAAATTAACAAGTACGAATATTCTCTTGCAATAGCGGCATAATATCCATTATATGTTAATGGTGTAATAATGGTATCCGTAATGTAAGCATTTGGGTTTCCATTTTTAAATGATAGGAATCCCATAACATCGTCGATATCAATATCCCCATCATTATTAATATCACCTCTCTTGCGTCCACTAACAACTTCATTTAGATATTCCTTATATTTGTGTGAGGTACCGCTAGACGCGGCTTGCATACCATCCATTAGTTCATCTAAATCTGGTTGTGAATCTGGTGTATACAATCCTGAATATGACGATACATCAAATACATTGTTGTCTATAGCTTCTTGCATTGCAGTCATTAACGGACTTCCTATCTGTCCATTTAGAATATTTAATTCATAAGGATAAGCATATGGTAATCCGTATTGGCAAATTGTATGCAATACGTGTTCAATTACTTCTGTAACTTGTCCACCAACTGTGTATCCATTCCAATTTTCTACACCAGCTCCATTAGAATTATTATCAGGGTATTCCCAAACATAGTCAACTGCTCTATAAGAATATGATGTCTCATTATAGCCTGGATAATAATTTTCAGGATTGTTCAATATAGATCTAGTGTATTGATCACCATTTATGTAACCAATTCTCTGAGCCACAGGGCCTTTACCCCATGTGTTATCGCCTAGAGTTTCATCAGCCATGGCATCTATTACAATCATTTGTTTAGATTTGTCAATGCCTGCTGATTCAGGGTCTAACATTAATTCTATTGTCCTTGCTGTTTTTTCCATAAATGTATCACTAATACCTTGAGATGCTACATCATAGGCCCCATGTCCTAAAAGTTTAATACCTCTCACATTTAATTCTTTTGCAAAAGGTGGACGGTCATTAATTGTTGTTACAGATCCAGATGAATAATTAACCGAGTTTCCTGTAAGGTGTATACTATCGGTATCATCCCAATCGTCTTTGGTACCGTTATTTAATTTGTTTTTTGTAGAATTATTTTCTACCCATTTTTTAGCTTCAGCAGGTGTCCATTGTGGATTTTGTTCTAGAGCAGTAGCTAATAATCCAGCTACATTAGGAGAAGCCATACTTGTACCAGATATTTTAAAAATGTATTGAGTAGCATCAAGCAAATGATTTTGCCTGTTTCCATAAAAAGCCGCTAGGTCGTTTGTACCACTTGGGTTATCATTTGAACTAGCACTCATTATTTGTGTACCAGGAGCGTATATATTAACACCTGGGCCACAACAACTGCTTCCAGCTTTGTTTTCTAAATTTCCTGTATAGTCAAGATCCATATTACCTACTATAAATGCTTCTTCATCAAACGGACTAGACCCACGATGATAATATCTGTCACTTCCAAAGAATGTTACGTAGTTATTATAATCTTGACCGTTTGCATTATCTATATAGTAATAACTATTACCTGATGCTATACAAATATGTATGCCTGCATCAAGCATTTCTTGAACATCTGTATCAACACTTGAGAGTCTTGAGTTAAGTCTATATTTGCCGTTAACCTTTTGCACTATACCTGCTGATTGCCACATCTGTGAATCACTTGCATAACCAGAGTCTCCGTATGACCATGATGCTCCTCTGTAGAATCCTCCAGATGGCGTTGAACTTGTTGAATATCCATAACCCCAGCTCATATTTACAACTGTTGGCCTTTTGTATCCTGTGTTAGGATCTATAGGTTTATTGTTATGCCAACCTTTTATCACATCAAAACAGTTTGATACACTTATACCTGTACCACTGTCACCGCTTCCTTCTAAGCCTGAAACTTTAAGAGCATATATTCTTGCGTCTTTTGCCCAACCCATTGTGCGACCTGCAACTGTGCCTGCAACATGACTTCCATGACCATCATAGTCTCGATAATGATTTGCACTCTGTGTTCCTGATACACCACTTTCTGTAAACCAGTCTATTTGTTGAACTCTTGATACACCGTTACTGTCTGTAAATTCTATATGGCCAACGTCAATACCTGTATCTTGAATAACAACATCAACACCTTTACCAGTAAGATTGTAGTTGAAAGGTAGTGTGGTCTCAATCACACTAGGACCCCATACATCGTCTCGATGTATACCTCGCATCATACCCCAATTCAAATCATATTGAGAATCTGCAGAAGTCTTTCGCCAAGATCCAAACTGCTGTGCATCGTAACCTATTTCAACATCGTCTCTATCCTCTGGTCTTAATTCCACGCCATACACTCTACTGTCATTTTTTAACGCTTCTGCTTCTTCATCAGTAAGCATGTAATGAGTGTTACGCTGGCTTAAAGGTCTTGCGTTTTCTACTGTAACTGTTCTATTGGGAATGTCACCTGCACCTGTTGATGCAATCATTTCTGTATTAAAGGCGTCATAATCAACACCTCTTTTAAGACTTACAATGTATTCTTTTTCTGCCATCTATTATGTCCATGGTCTACCTTGTTGTAGAGTACCAGCATTATCTACAAGGGCACCTGTGTTACTCGATGCGTTGTACCTTGTTGGAAGAAGTGATGCATCTAAAGTGTTTGCAGATCTGTAGTAAGGTTTGCTAGGATCAGCTGAACCAGAGATTGTTCCATCTGTAGCTACAACTTTACCTTGCCTTTTAGCTTCAGCTTTAGCAAGTTTTGTATCTTGTCTTGTTCTTTTTAAAGCTAGTGTAGATATTCCGTTCGCGGCCATATATATCTCCTAAACTATGTTAATGGTATTACCCATGCCTGAATGTGCAGTACATTGATAATATAATGTTGCTGGAGCTTCCATAGGTACTACAAATGTAATTGTTCCTACAGCCTGCGTATTATTTGTAACGCCTGTATTATATGCAGACCCTCCGTTAGATACTCTAATTTCAAATGGATGACCACTTGCACTTACGTTGAAGACATACTTTTCCCCTCTTCTTAGATAAAGTATAGGATCATTTTTATTACTTGTAAAAAATTTACTGTCCGCGGCAAAAACATAATCTGCTGCTCCGTTATTAGTTACTGTAAATGTGTGTTGTATATCTCCTCCAAATGTTCCTGCGATTGTACCAGTGAATGTTGGATCGGTAAACATTGTAGCTTTGGATTGATTATCAACATTACTCAGTCCAACCATCGATTTCGAAATACCAGTTACTGTTCCTGAAAAAGCAGGATCAGTGAACATAGAAGTCTTGGATTCATTTGTTACATTGCCTAGGCCAACCATTGATGCTGTTATTCCGTTAACTGTACCAGTGAATGTTGGACTGTTTAGTGTAGCAAAACCTGCACCGTTAGTAAGTTGGTTTGTATCTGTAGGAATATCTGTAGTCAAAGCCTGATTCACCCAAGAGCTACCGTTGTAAACTTGTGGTTTATTTACATTTGTATTGTATATCACATCACCTACTGATGCTGATAATGTATCTCTTACTGTTGACGTTGCACCATAAAGTCTCAAAGTACCATTTTTTATAACTACTGCACCGGCCGCATGTAAATCTAAATTAGTTGCTGATCTTATTTCTGGTAAGCCTGCTGATGTACTTATAAACTCTGTTGCTGTAATAGTATTAGCAACAACCAAATCATTTTCTACTGTAAGATCAGATTGAACTGTTAATGACGGAATTATTGTAATACCACTTGAATCGTCTGTGTCTATGTTACTAGAAGCAAACGTAAAATTACCAGTAGATCCACCGCCACCGCCGCCTGCATTTGAAACCCAATCATAATCTGTGCCGGTCCAGCTTAATACTTCACCGGTGTTTGCCGTGCTTGTGTTTATATGTGTGTCGATAGCCGTATTCAAACCTGCTGTGGTTTGATAATCGCTTAGAGCACTTTCATTAGCAAGAGGTAGCCATACACCGCCATGAGCAAAATATGCTTTACCTGTTGCATGTACATGTGCAAACATACCATGATATGTTGTTGCATTTGGTAAATCAACTAGATTATTATACATGTTTGCAAACAAAATTTTACCAGTAGTGGTAATATTAAATGCTTGCCCATCTAGGTCACCGCCTAGTTGTGGAGTGGTATCGTTAACTATATCTGTGATGCCACTAGCTGTAATTGTTAGTGTATCTCCTGATACTGCTGTTGTGATTCCAGCACCGCCTGCTATTTTAAATGTTTCGCTTCCGTCAACTGTTGTACCTGAAGAATCATCACCTACAAAGGTAATTGATCCGCCGCCACCAGTGTCATTTGCATTGGTCCATTTTGCCCCGTCATATTTTAATACTTGTCCTACTTGTGGATTTGCGTATGTGACATCGCCTGAATTGTTTAATGAAGTAATGTTAAGATTGTATAAAACAATACCATCTAAGCTAGGTAATTTACCATTAGCGTCTAATTGAACAATTTGATTAGCGCCTGTTCCTGTGTCTACATTTAGTGTACCTGCACCTGTAATAGTTCCACCAGTTAGTCCTGTACCAGCAGTAATACTCGTTACTGTACCAGTACCACTTGCTGTAATCGGTTTCCAATAATTATTAGAATCATCCCAACCTAGTAGTTGACCACCAGTAGGAGTTGCATTATTTACGTTAGCTAAATCTCCTATGTTAGATGCTGTACTCAATGCATCAGATATTCCATAACCTGCAACGGTTGTAGGCTTTGTTGTTAAACTATCAAAAGTTCCTGCTGTGGCAACTGGAGCAAAATTTGGAATTAAAGTTAAACTTGTATACTTTCCATCAAATCCATCAGTGATACCATAACCTGAAAGCGTTGTTGGTTTGTTAGTAATACTAGCAAAGTTAGTGCCAGTAAGTAAATTTTGTGTGTCAGTTAATTCACTTACATCCGATGGAATATTTGGTTTGCTTGTTAAATCATTATACGAACCACTAAATGGCGTTAGTGCAGTTCCAGCTAAAATTAATTGTGTTGTTTCTACAAAAGTTGCGTTTCTAATACCACCATTAGCTAAATCTATGCTATCACCATTAGGCAATTCTTTTAGACGGTTGTTATCATTTGTATCAAGTATTATTGGAAATCTATTCGCCATTTTTTTGTCCTATTTGTATTATTTATCCTGTTGGTGCTGTGTTCTTGTATGGGTGACTTACGGGTAAAAGCGACTCCGCACCCCATTTGTGTGCTACATATCCTTCTGCTTGTTCTATGTAGGTCATATCCGTGCCGCCTGTGCCTGGTAATCCCTTCACGCTCAAAAATTCAAACAGTGAGCCACCAAACGTTTGACTGCCTCTGTTACGGAATATTCGCAACAGTTGGTTGTTTTTTAAGTTGTTGTCATAGTCTGTTTCAGGAGTAAATGCGTTGGTGCCGTTTATTCTTACACCTATTTGACTGCCTGTCTTGTTGAAGAAAGTTACTACAATAACATTGGTTGATGAGGCAATAGGTGTCTGGGCAGTAAACTCTATCAAGTTACCTGCGTTACTGCTGATCCTCTGTGAACTCAAACCATCTAAATCCAACTCACCATCGAAAGCACTTGAACTACTGGCACTGACAGCATAATCTCTTTTCGGTGATTGATTTGTTTCAAAACTCCATATACTATCTTTAGTGTTGTTGGGTGTGGCTATCTGTCCGATGAACAATGCCCAGTGATTGCCTGAAACCACTTGTGCGGTAGTATCCGACTGTAGGTATTCATTCTGTGATTGATCGAATACTACGTGTTCCAATCCATTAGTCGTGCCTTTACCGGGCGTATTAATGGCTGACATTGTTGCTGTGCCAGTTTTGTCTGTGATTGATAAAAGGGTTGTGCCACTGTAAGTTGTTGTTGAAGTGTCACTTGGATCAAGCCAAAGACTGAGATTGGGTATGTTTACTG